AAACATCGGTCTCCAAAACCGCAGTTGGGAGTTCGAGTCTCTCTGCCCCTGTTACTTAGAATAACATTTCAAAACCCTTATAAATGGCTTAAAATGGTCGTTTGTGAGGGTTTTGTTTTTGTAAATATTGAATTAACATACAAATATTCTATGTATCAATAATACTGTTTAGTATCGAATAATACAGGTTAATGCAGATTGGTTTGATATAAAAAGTGATATAAAATTACTGAGAAGTGATATACATACCATCGGTCTTATGTTATAATGTCCTCAAGAAATTGAAGACGCATATATTTAAAAAGATAGGGTGAAAACCAAAATGGCAAATCAGAAAAAGATACCACAAACAGAAATTAATAAGATACCACAACTTCCGAGAGGAGAAGGAAGTATCACTGTTGTTGATGATGGAACAAGATTAAAATTTCAGAAGTCTATCAACGGCACTCGCAAAGCAGTATATGGAGTAACTGTAGCCGAAGTCTTTAAAAAGATGAAAGAAAAGGAAAAAGATAAGGCAAAAATTCAACAAAAGAGAAAAGCACAGATTCTTCAGGATGAAATGTTGATTTATCTTGAGAATATTAAAAAACCAGTGCTAAAGCCGAAAAGTTATGATCGTCTAGTTACAACTTACGAACATCAGATTAAAGATAAACCACTTGGTATAATGAGGATTTCTACAATCACTGATCAAGATATACGTGATCATTTAGATGATTTAAATGCCAGCGGATATTCTTTTTCTACGATTAAGAAAGTGTATGATATGTTAAATCCATTCTTTAAATGGTATACAAAAACGCTTGGATATAATCCTATGGAAGAAGTCAAGATGATCAACAAAACAAACATCAAGGCAAATACAAAGGAAATATATTTCTTTTCAGATGATATTATCCAAGGGTTCACGGACAATTATACTCATTTAACATTAAAAAACATAGATGGAGAATATCTAAATCAACCAACATTTTACCTTGCAGCAGTTTATGTCCTTGATATGTATACAGGATTACGTGCTGGCGAATTAATGGCATTAAGATGGCGCAATGTCGATCTAAAGCGAAAATACATTTATGTAAAATCTACCCTTGAAGACATTAATAATCCAGAATATGACGCAAACAATCCTGCACTAATGAAACAAAAAGGAATTACTAAAAAAATATATGTCGAATATGACACAAAAAATTATTCTTATAGATCCGTTCCATTATGTGAGCAAGCCATTACTGCATTAAATTTTATCAAACAATATTCTGATTATACACAACCAAATGATTATGTGGCAGTAACAAAGAATGGAACTCATCATAATGTTTCTAATCTAAATACAACTCTTAAAAGAGTGTATACTTTTGTTATAAAACAGATGGAGCATGATAAGCATATCGAAGTAGACACAAAGAAAATATCTATGCAGGTATTAAGACATACATGTGCAAGTTTATTGTTTCGTCATACAAGTCTGCGTTTAGAAGAGATCGCTAGTATTTTAGGACATTCACCAGAGGTCTGCCGAAAAACATACATTCATCTGGTTGAAGAACGCAAAGCAATGGGTATGAAACAAATGTCAAAGATTGATTTTGATTATGACTTCCAAACAGTGCAGTTGCCAAGTTAACCTTTACACCAAACACATGTTCGTGTTATAATACTCAAGAGGTGAAATAAAATGTACAATACAACAAACATTCCAAAAGCTACTAAGAGGGTCAACATTTCAGGAGACGCACCTCCAGACATCTGGATGTCTATGTTAGATTCTTATGGTAAGCTTCAAAAATTCCACATCAGAGAACTACTTCTACAGGGTACTAGAAAAGAAACCAACTCAGCAAGACAAGAACGTGAAGTAGAATATTACAAAAGCAGAATAGAAGTGTTAGAACGATTCAACATCTCTACTAAGACAAAGATACTAAAATACATTCCATCGTCAGGCACATGGTATATTTGCGGAGAATATGCAGACTTATTAAAATCACAAAGTTTTTAAATAGATAGGAGGTGTTCTAATGAACAAGTTATTCGGAGTAGAAATCGGCTCATTCTCAATTAGACACAATAAAAAAGATAATACTTACCGCCCAGTAATTAATTACAAAAATAAATTATATATATTAAGGAAATTTAATAATCGTGATGATGCAATGAAGGCGCTGACAGAAGCTCAAAAGAAACTTTACGGTCATGTGCGGTCAGAAGTAGAAGAAGCATATATACAACAAAAAAGGAAATTGAAAATACAATGAGAATATACGAATACAACGAAAGTGACAAGACACTCAATACAGAGTGCGGTTTATTCTACATAGGAGATACAGTACAACTCACAGAAATCGACTCTCATACACCTATTAAAACAACCATATATGGCGCTAGAATGGATTCTACAGAGTACGTCCTAACCTTCTTCGATGAGAAGTGTGGAATGCCTTTATACTTGTCTGAGCATGAAATAGATGATATGTGTAAAGTATCAAAATCGTAAAAAAATAGGGTACACCAGAAATTAATCTGATGTACCCTTTGAATTTTTATTCTGCTCATATTTACCTTCTCCGCAGCAGAGAATAACACTTCTTTATCACCAACAAACAAAACTAATAAAGAAAATAACGACTGATCGTCAAATCAATCATAACTGTTTCTTATTTCTTTTCATACTCTTTAGCATTTCTTTGTATAAGACAGTTTAATCCAACCATCTTTAGTTTTACCCCAACAATTCTTAACAGCTTTAATTGTAACTGTTGTGCCTTTCTTATAAGCATCTCTGGCAATAGCAGCTGTTGTAGATGGAGACTTACGTACATTAAGAGCAGAAGCAGTTACTTTCACTTTGTAAGATTTGAACTTAGAAGATGCTTTTGGTTTTACTACTGTAGAACCAGAAATGTCTGCTTTGAATTTAGCAAACCCTTTGCTATTTGGAGAAGCCCAAGGTTCAGGACAAATTTTCCCACAAGTCCGAAAATGCGTGGTAATATGAGAAACAGGGACTCCGTATTTCTTCATATAATATTTTGTCAATTCAACTGTTTGCTTATACACATCATCAGGCACTTTACCAACAGAATTGCACATCTCAATATTTAAACTGTTTGCATTTGTGCATTTACCCCAATCAACAGCATACTTTCTTTCATATAATTTACCAACGCTCCATGCTACATTAGACAATGGAACAGATTTATATACATATTTACCGCCATCAACAAATACATGTGCGCTTGCATTTCTATTTGGAGACTGGAAGTATTTACAATTTGCTTCACTGGTATCTCCTTTGTTGCCTGTGTAATGAATTACGATCCATTTAATATCTTTTAAGCTTCTCTTGGCACCATAGTTGTCAGAGTTGCATTTTAAAGTTTTAAATTTTAATGCCATATTGATTCCTCCTATTTTCATGCAATAAAAAAGAGAGACTCAAATGCCTCTCGTTCTGTACAATTGTTTATTTCTATATATTCTGATAAATACATCCAATGATGGTTTGCGACTCTTCGTTTCTTATCTTTTCGTGAACACAAATAACTAATAGAGCACGGATTCTTGATTTGATATTTGTTGGCAGCCTGCTTAGAAGAAGAAAACAATTCATGATTATCAGTATTTATGACTGCATTCTTTCCACCCTTTTTAGCTAAATACAATTTATATTTCAAATCGTTCGGAGATATATTATTAAAGTCTTTTTCAAACATCCAGAGAAGATTATTTCCATCAGTGTCTTGTCCACCGTGAGTGGTATGATTATTGCAACACCTAGAAATAGCGTCTCTTGAGATGTTATATTTTTTCATCGCATAGATCATACAACCAAATTTTTCTCCTGTGTTTACACATACTATTGGACGAGCATTATGATTTTCTGCTTCATATAATGATTCTCCTTTTCTGCCATAACACCAATGATTTTCTCCACTATGTGCTGCTCTATAACCAGGATCTTCCCATAAAAGTTTATTTTTTTCAGAAATTCGTTTGACGTAATCTGGATCATTCATGCGCTGCTTTGAGAAGTTGATCATTTTTTCTCTGTATTGTGGATCTCTCCATGCCTTTTTCATCCGCTCAGATGTTACTTTCTTTTGTAATTTAGACGATGGGCAACCACTTGCTCCACCTTCTCCTCCAGACGAGATGTTGTATCCAAAGTGATAGTCGTTACTTTTCAATTCTTTAATTAGTTTCTTTTCCATTTGGCAAGCCTCATCTTTGGTTAAATGATCTGCAATTATTTCATGATCAAAATTACTCCATCCATATTTTTGAATAGCTCTATAAAAATGATCGTTCTTAATATATCCCTTGCCATTATTTGCTCTAAGCGCAATTGTTCTACTTGTTATCCCCACATACATCTTTCCACTAGGACTGGTATGTACATAAACTTTCCACTTAGTTTCATCACGGAAATCCACTTTTGTATCCCAAAAATTATCCTCGATAATATTTCCTCCAATCTAAAAAGAGCAGTCACCATAACAGCGACTGCCCAATAACTAATTATTCAATTACTAATTACTCACTTAGCAAATTATCCAACAATGTCGTCAGATTCTTTACCTTCAGTAGCATCATCTAATTCTTTTTCAAATAAATCCTTATCAACTTTTACGATCACATCTTTTTGACCAATCTTATTCTTGATTTCCTCAGCCTCTTCAAGAGTTAATCTACCGTCTCTCAGAGCGTAAGCAATTTCATCTGCAAACTGAGCTGTCCATGTAAAACTATGATTTTTCCAATCTCCATACAGAGATGTTCCAACTACAAAAGCAATACCAACTACTTGGTTAATCACATCTTCATGTACGTCAATCACAGGTTTACCTGCCGCAGTTAATCCCATATTGATCCACGCTAACATCTGTAAAATCAGACTTACAACAGTATGTGGTTTAACTTCACTCCAGTTAATGCTTGCTAAAAATTCTTTAAATTTGTTCATAATGCAATCCTCCTTTGCAATAAAAAAGACCTACAAGAATGACTCTTCATCCTTAATAGGCAATGCTTTAATTTCGTTATACATTTTTTCTCCAACGCCATTTTGATGTAATTGGTCATGGTATACCTTATAAATAGCATTAATGTTTTCAAGCCCCGTAGGGGAAATACAACCTTTTTGCTTGTAATACCTGTGGGCTTGTTTGATTCTATCTCTTAACATTGCAGCAACACCTTCAGATAAAGCAACGTCCATTACGCACGCATCATCTAATTTTTTAGCCAGTTCAGCTGTATGTGCAAATAGTCGTTCCATGCCTACTTTTTGGTCTGTTAATAATGCGGCTTGCTCTCTCATCATGTCTTTGATAACTTGAATATCTTTATTCTGATTGCTCAAAATCTGTGTTAGTTTATCCAAAGTTTCTGTATGCTTATCGATCATTAAGCGTTGTTGTTCAATCACTTCTTTTTGATGTTTCTTTTCTAATGAGGCTCGTGTCTCAAAACCAAACTTTTCGTTTAATTTGGAAGTGACATCAAAAATTTTATCTGCAAACAAAAGAACCGCAAAGACAAACACTATCAATGCAGCCCCATGTTGAGATAAAAAATTAATTATAATATTCCAATTTTCTATCATGTAATTACCTCGATTATTTTATAAAAATCACTCCTTTAAGTCTTTACCAAACATATTCTGGTTTTTCTTCTCCAAATAATAAATATCTCAACCAATCATCTACAACAATGCATACTGCACTTAGCAAAATCCATAACATTGTATAAGGTAAGCAAATCTGCCCACACAGATGAAACGGCATGTGAGAATAATCCCAAATGCCTAAGCCTAACCATAAATTTAAAATACAACCTGCTATGAATTCCATTACAGTAACAATCAATCCTCCGAGAACCATCTGCTCACGAAAGGGCATAAGATGGTAGAAGAAGTGACTGTTATTTATCAGACCAATAAGAATGAAGCAAGTACCACCTAACACTCCCATTGTCCAATGTGTATATCCTCGCCAGATGATTTCAATTTCACAATAAGCAAATGCTCCAATAAGGAATAAGATAAGATATTTACATGATTTCTTTACATGTAGCATTTATTCACCTTCTTTTTGATCTTCGTCTTTGCAGATAAGTTGTAATGTCATAATGTCCCCAGAGAGACTTCCCTCGTAGTTCTCAAGAACATCACACAACTCATCAAACGTCATTCTGATCTTATGTAATTTCACACCAGAATCTTCTACGCTAAGAGGAGTAAACTCTGCTAAGAACTTCTGACCATTCTCAGTTCCATTAATCTGGGCATCGGAAGTGATTTCATATTTCTGTAAGAGCTTCTGTTTTTCTTCAAAATACTCTTTGAGTTCGCCCTGCATTTTTCTAATATTCTTGGCAAGTCCCACTGTAAGCACACATGGAGCTGGTTCATTATTCTTTGTTAACGATACATAAATTGTATTTAACTGTCCTAAGATCATATCTGCCTGCATATTTGTCATTTCCATATTAAAATTCTCCTTTTCTCTGTTAAACTAATTATTCTTCAGTCGTAACTGAATCTTTTCCTGTTTCATTTGTCTTATCAGTCGTAGTTGAATCTTTTCCATCTGAAGGAGTAGTAGATTCTGATGACTGCACAGGAATTACTTCATATTTAATTTCAATCTTGTCCAATTCTTCTCTGCTAGTAGAACTAAAGATTTGCGCTTTGATTACGTTCATCTGCTGAAAATAAGGATAGATGAAAGCCTTAATCTTTGCTGTTAGCTGCACAAATTCCTCAGCAGTGAATGTTTCGCACGCACTCTTTTTGCTATGCCACTCAAGAGTTACTTGCTGACCAGCAGTAGTAAGAGCTTGATACTGCATAAAGTTCAGAGCCATTTCATTCTGATCTTCTTCAGATACCCCATAAGGTTTACCATTGAATTCCACACTCTGACTTGCTAAGAACTCAGCGAGAGCAGTTTTGTTTTTCTCCTGTAAATAGTTCTTGTATTCATCAAGAGTCAGTGTGTTAATATCAACAACCTGATTAACTTTTTCATCAAGTCGTTGCACTTGTTCTACAATATTTGCTCTTGTAAGAGATACAATCAGTGCATCTTCCCATTCTCCATTTGTGTTGTTATATAATCCCTGTTGTAAAGAGATTTCTTTATAATTGTTAAAGCATGTATAAGTTGCAATCTGCACATCATCTCTGTAGATGTCTAGTTCTTTGAAGTTTGTAAATGCTGATTTAACTGCTTTAAGATCATCTGTGCAAACGACAAGTTTACATTCCATGTCAAAAGTCATGCTATTAAACTGCATAAGATTAAATACTTTGTCATCAGAGTTATCTAATTTAACTGTGTATACCATATGTATTTCACCTTTCTTTCTGTTTTTGGGCATACAAAAAGAGCAGTCCGAAAACTGCTCTATGTATCAAATTTATGTTTTATTTAGTTGTTTATCCGTTCTTAAAGCCCAAGTTTTGCTTCGATTGCTTGTAATCGAGCTTCTAGGTCTGCTTTTTCTTGTTTGACTTTGGTAAGTTCTCTTCGTGTCTTTTGAATCATATGGGTATTTAATGCAATAAATTCCGTATAGGAAATACCATATTCTGTTTCAATATCGACCTCAACATCTTTGCCAAAACGCTTTTCAATATCTTCCTGTACAAGCGGTCTATGTGTTACTACAGCGAATTTATCAGAATCATAGCCCTCGGATTCTAAGATGTCTTCTGTTTTATGAGCACCAAATCCAAAATGAGTTTTCTTACCGTCGTAATCTCCGATGTAATTGAATCCTATTGGATTTAAATTCATATAGAAATCTTCATATTGATCAAGAGTTGTAAAGTTTTCTTTAAGATTTTCGTCCGAAGTAGATATACCGTGAGATGCCCAGATTGAAGTTCCATAAAGACGTAATCCTTGGCTATCATCACCGATACATACACCTCCCCACGATGTTCCTCTAGCAATTTGGTACCCATGCGCCCAATAAAAAGATTCACTATCTGAAGCAATTACAACTGCACCTGACGAATGAACTTCGCCTGCGTATAGCCATCCACTTGCCTTTAAATCCGTTGCATATAAATTTCGATAACATTTGACACCATCAGAAACAGATTCTAAATAATAGTCCCCATCAATACCAAATTTAAATCCAGTTGAATAAATTTCAACATTATTTGACGTACCTTGTATTCCTATATGTCCGTTTATTATAGAGACAGTATCTCCTTCATCTCCTAAATTTCCAGTTTCGATACTTCCTCTTATGGCGGCATTTTCTGCCCACAAAACTCCATCATACCCAACTCTAAAAGGAGCAGAATTGCTATCTTCAGCACCAGCCCAAAAAGCTTGATCGCCACCAATACCAGATGCATTGCTTCCGCTGTTTGTCATCAGATATGTTGACGTAATATCATAGCGACCAATCTTGCCATTCGTAGCAGTAATTTTTCCGGAGATGTCTGCATTGCTAGATGTAAAGCTTCCATCGTATCCAACTCTAAATGGCGCAACTGTACTATTTGCAGCCCCTGCCCAAAAAGCTTGATCGCTTCCACCCAATCCTGCACATGTGCTACCAGAACCAGTGACTAGCCATTGATCTGTGATTTTAAATTTACCAATGCTACCATCTGTAGCCGTAATCTTTCCACTCAAGTTAGCATTCTTGGCAATCAAATTACCATTTGCATCCCAACTTAAATTAGGACTCTGAAAACTACCATCGCTCAGATTCAAAAATGACCCTTGTGTACCACCAGAAGAGATGTAGTTACGAGATTTAATGGCATCTGTTGCAATTTTGTCTGCTGTGATAGAGCCATCTACAATAAGTGTTCCGCCATACATTCTACGAACAGATAGGTTTCTAATCTTTGTTGTGCCTTCAAAATAGTATCCGTTTGATTGTAAAAATATTCGGAATTGTTTTGTAGCTGTAGAAGTAGTAATTGTAGTTTTTACGTGTGTTACTGCAGCAGCTTCAGATCCAGTTACTCTAGTCGCATACCAAATATTTGTTGCTTTGTTTGGAAGTCCATTAGAGCCAACAGTTCCTGTATATCCATAAACACCAATGGCTACACCAATATAATTTTTAGTGTCGGTTGAATTGTTTGCTCCCTTTGCATTGGTGGAAATATCATATTCGATAAGATAACTTTCACCGCCATTGCAAGGGAATATTTCAGAAATAAACTGATCTCGCCTAATGCCTTGCGTACTAAACCATGTACCATCTGTATCATCAGTCACTGCAAATCCATATGTAGCTGCTGTATCTCTGGTTAGCTGAGAATAGTTTGTAAAGTCAGCTAATGCTATCTTACTAGCAGTAATAGTATTTGCTTTAATCCATCCACCATTGATCTGCGTTGTATCGCTTACTGCCCCATCTGTCCATTTTTTGACCATTGAATTAAGACTCGTTGTTGATGAACCATTGCTAGTTACCCAGTTAACTGCATTAGAAGAGTAGTTTTTGGCATCTGTTAAAGCTTGACTTGCTTTATTAGTTGCATCCTGAGATACATCTTCAGGAGCTGGAGTCCAATCTGTAGGTTTGTTGCCCAATTCACCTTTTACATGTCTGATTTGCCATGTAACAGCAGAAGTACAATCTTTAGTTACTAATCCAATACTAGAATTATCATATAAATCAACCTTATTTGTATTCTTAGTATTAGTGTTTGCCCATCTGACCCATACTTTTGTCCATGTGTTTGCAGGAATACTATAAGAAGACTGACCTCTCGCAGAACCAGCATCATTATCATTTCCTGCCCAGGAACTTCCGGAAACAGCATAGTTGTTTATATCAATATTGATAGATAATGCCTGTGGCACTTTAACTTCAAAAGATAATATGTATGTTTTCCCATATGGTATTAATACTTTATGGTTATCGTCATATTTTACGGCAGCCCCAATTCCCCATACTGTTGAGACAACGGGTGATACTATGGTGTATGTGTCTGTTGTTTTATCGTAAGAAAAAGAAGTTGCACCATTACCTGATAGCCCGCCTAACCTTACCAAGTTCCTACCACCAATTTCTAATCTATCAACACTGCTCTGAGCCTTATCAGCGGCAGCTTTTGCATTGTTCGCAGATGCTTGTGCGGTGCTTGCAGCAGTAGATGCGTTTCCCGCTTTCGTATCAATGTCATTAATTTTCTTTTGCGCAGCACTATCAAAACTATTAAAAGTAACTTTCCCAGTCAGATTAATATTATTAGCAACGATATTCAAAAAATCATCTGTAAGCACCATGCTAGATGATTTATCTCCGCCCTTAACAATCCACTCAAACTTCTTAGCGGTCTGATTAGCAATAGTTTCTACATTTACAATTTTTCCGTTCACATCTTCAGGTGCTAATGTGAATGGTGTAGCAGAAGTACCACGTTCGATTTTTAAGCAGATTTTTGAGATGTCGGAAGGTGTGATTGCTGATTCATCATTATATCTTAATATAATGGCTAAATATTTGGCGTCTTTCATGTCAACAGTGGCAGGGAAGTTTGTCCATGCTGTACTTACATAGTCTTTCCCTAACCATTTTTTGTTAACGTCAAAAGCTGTGATCCAATATTGAATAGGTTTTTGTGAATTTGCATAAGCGTTTGATATTGTAACTTGACCAGACACTGGAATCAATTCTGCACATCGAATACGAGTTGTCATGCTTGTCTTATTTGTTGCATAATCACATCCAATATTTGTCTTTCCGTCATCGAAGCCGCCCTGTTCCCAATTATCAGGTAAGTTACTCACTAAATTCTGCCCGTTGATCTCATTGTCTTCAGGTGCTGGAGTCCAGTCTGTTGCTTTGTTGCCTTTTTCAAGCTTCCATTTATTAAACTCAAAACTTAATCCAGTCTGGTTATCATCTATGCAACCGCCATTAATTACAATATAAAGCGTATCGACAGCGGCAGTAAAAGTGATCATACCACGTTTGATGTTCGTAACCGTATTTTCTATAACATATTGTCCATTTGTAATAATGTTTGCAGGTGCTGCGTTTGTTGGCACAGACGTTGATAAATATACACCATATTTTTGTCCACTTAGGTAGTTGTAGGCTTTATTAATCTTATAATCAAAAGACAAAATATATTTTTGTCCTTTCGTAACTGAGATTTTCGTATAAACAATTTCCCATTCGTTGCCAGTAGGAACATAATCTACATGATTTAAGTAATCATTGCTTGTAATTTTACAATGGGCTGGATATAAATTTTGCCATTTAGACATATTACAATCGTCTTTTGTTAATAGATTCCTACCACCAATTTCCAATCCATTGAACTTCTCATTAGTAACATACTTTTCTCCAACACGAGTCTCAATCTTATCTACACTTTGTTTCCACTTACTATAATTGTTTTTAAATTCAGTAATATTTCCAGAATTTCCAACCGCGGTCATAACATCTTGTACAGTTGATGTAACTCCATTCAAATTCTTAGTAACATCAACCAACTGATTTGTAATTCTACTTTGTCTTGCAACAGGTGTACCATAATAACAGTTCATCATCTGACATTCGGACAACTTAGAAAGAGTAGTAGAGAAGCGGAATCCTTCATCACCACCGCCCTCATTAACAACAACCTCAATACAATTCCAACCTTGTGCAAGAGTGAATGTAATTTCTTCTCCATTAGTGTACTCACTTGGACGAGTAATAATCAATCCCCCATTAACATACAAAGAAGCTCCATCATCATTAAACATCTTTGTTGTAACATCTTTCTTAGCACTCATTTTCACAAAAGTTAATGCATAAGCAATGTGATTATCTCCATAACCCATACCTGTGCTCAAACTAGCATCATCTAACAACACGGTCTGGCTAGGCACTAAGTTCAAATTCTTTGCAAAAATATCAATCGTACTTTTCCCCTGATCCGCACTATCAAACAAACTCTTAGGATAAATCTCATATCTCCACTTATTTAACCCCTCATTTGCTTTAGATAAATCGCCTTTAACAAGTGTTAACTCTCTTTCATAAGTAGTCTTGGAAACTTTGTCCTGAATTGATTTTGTGTTGGTATCTACCTTACTGCTAACAGAATCTATACTGTTTTTTGTAGATAAAATCGCTGTTTGAACGTCCTCTGGGGCAGGAGTCCAACCAGTAGGAGAAGACCCCTTTTCTACTTGAATATCTTTAATAACACAACCAGTTGGAAGATGATACAAGACTAACCCAGCTGCATCACAAGAAGTATCTACAGTAATTGTTTGGCTAACAATATTCTCACCTGTAACTAATTTTACACCATATCCACCATAATTTTTAACACCTGTGCTATTTAACGCAGTGCAAAAATACCACAGAGCATTGCCTACCTCAGATGGAGAACTGATTACGAATGAAATTGTATACTTAGTTCCAGTCTGTAATGCAATAGTGTTTGTACCCACTGAAGCAGCATCGGCTCCAATGCAAACAGATGAAGTACCAGTCGTTGTATATATATATTTATCTTTTTCACAAGCTTGTAATGTAATATTATCTCTAGTAATCCATAAATTCCTACCATCACCAATATCACTCACGTCATAAATCTTAGCAACGCTACAAGTATCATAAAAACTACTATCGTTAGCAACCGCTCTGAAAGTAACCATAGTAACAGCATCACTGTATAAACTACTGTCCTTACTAATACTCAACACATTATTACTAATCGTCAAGCCTTTCTGTCCACTCACAACATCAACAAAGCTAACGCCACCATCAATGCTATATTGCCATTTGCCAAAGCTGATTTCTCCTTGAATAGTAGGTTTGATTGTGATTGTATTTGGTGCAAATGTTTTGCCACCATCTGTGCTTTTGAAATATTGAGATGAAGGTGTGATAGAGAGGTTTTTGGCATCAGTTCCACTTTCAGCAATAACATGATTAATACATTCTCCTGCTAAATCTCCGCTATCAGTTGCGCTCTTATAATAGACCGTATGCGAATTACCCTCTGTGGACGTTCCCATAACTGTAAAAATATCTCCAACTCTACAATTGTTACGAGTATTAGATGAATCATCAAATGTATCTTTATGACCTACTGCACCAACTTGGCTCCACCAAAATTCGGTCTTATTAGGTCTTTGGACACTTGCCACGATACCATTTCCCTTATCCCCGTATACACCAATAACTTTGGGTGTGCTAATAGGTTCACTCGTACCGTCTGAATATTTAGTCTGATAACAATTCCATAAATATTTTTTGTCCGCAGTTAGTTTTTGAGTTGTAATATCTGTACTCCATCCAGAAGTAAAAGAAGTTACTCCAGAGGCTTGAGATGTTGCTAGGTAGTATTGAACTGTTTCAGAGACTCCACGACCTTCAAGATCTTCTGGATGAGGTGCCCAAGGTGTGTCTACTATACCTTCTGTAAGTTTGAGATTTTTGATGATTGAATAACCAACTTTTGAAAGGGCGTTATCAAACATATATATTACCTGTCTATCTAAGTTTGGCAATGTTGTACCGCTTGTCATTTTTAATGAAACGTGCTCCCATGTTTCATTCCCTAAAACTTTACAACTAATATCATTCGCAAAGAACGGTTTTTGTCCACCACCAGTTTTGATATTGTGTGAAATTTTCCCTGATCTATTTGTTTTAATATCGTAAGATAAAGTATAAGCAGTTGATGCTTTTAAACTCTTAAGCATCTCATAATCTGAAAACTCGCAAAATTGCCATTCATTAGACGCAATTGGTTCTGTACATATTAATTTTACAGCATTTATACTGTCCTCCGTAGTAATAGATTCTACAGAATATTTTCCAGATGCTCCCATATTAACCCAATGCTTACTGCCTTGATTAGTTTCTCTCAGCATATTAAATGCAAACTTCTCACCATCAACCCCCTTATAACTCACACTATAAGAAGTAGTATCTTTCCCATCTGAATACTTAACATAAGTCTTAGTCCATAAATACTGTCCTTGATCGCAACTTGGCATTGTCGTACTCCATGTACCTGTAGGAGCAGTAGTACCGCTTGTACTAACTTGATAAGTAACTTCCGTCTTGCTTACAGTCACAGAAGTTCCGTTCGTACCATTCGTACCTTTGTAAGATACAGAATATGCTTCAGTTTTATTACCATCTGAGTATTGTACTGTAGTTTTAGTCCAAAGGTATTGCCCATTATTAATTGTAGGAACAGTAGTTACCCACGTTCCTGTAGGCGCTATTGTGCCAGAAGTTGACGTTTGATATGTGACTGATTTAGATGTGATTTTTACGGATGTACCATCTTGACCCTTTTGCCCAGTGTCACCTTTATCACCTTTATCGCCTTTAACTTTTACCCAGTTATATTTCTTAACATCAGTAGAATCAGCCTCAGTATAATCAGTGTAACTTCCCATGTAAGTTCCAGTATCTTCTCCAGAATTACCAGTGAAAGTTTTTCCACCATCATTACTATATTTCACATGGAAGTAACTTGTTTTACCATCTTTACCAGCTGCACCAGGTGTTCCGTTTGTTCCATCTTTGACGGTCTGTGTATGAGTTCCTGTTGCATCTACAATAGAGATTGTTGTTGTATCGCCTGATTTTAAAAGAGATACCTTTGGAGAGATACCGTCTTGACCGTCTTCACCATTCTGTGCCATCACAACAACATCACTCCATTCAGAACTTAAAATGGTATCTGTTGCTGTATTAGAAGATGCAGTTGCTAAAGTAACATATAATGGATTAGTGCCATTTGGAATCTTCTGACTCCACCCATTATTAAGCCCACTTGCCACACCTGTACTAAATGTATAAGTTACACTCGCAGAAGGCTTACTTGGTTTGCTTGTGTTTCTTTGATATAAATAAATCGTTGCAACATTTAACCCTGCCTTACCATCACTACCAGTCTTACCATTCTGCGCCAATACTACAGGTGCAGACCAAACAGAAGTAGCAATAGTAGCCGTATCGTTTTTGCTAGAGACAGAAGCAACAGTAACATATACTGCATCGGTACCTGTTGGAATTGTTGTAGACCAACCATTATTTAGAGTACCAGTGATTTTTGTTGTAGAAAACGTATATGTCAATGTATTACTAGGTTTGCTAGGAGTAGAAGTTGCTCTTTGATATAAATAAATCGTGGCAGTGTTCATTCCATTTACTCCATTGCTACCATCAATTCCTCTATAAGATACGCTGTATGATTCAGTTGAATTTCCATCTGAATAATTAACAATCGTCTGTGTCCACAAATATTTCCCTTGTGCAACAGTAGGTACATTACTTTGCCATGTTCCAGTAGGTTTTGTTGTTCCGCTGTCTCCAACTTGATATTTCACAGAAGTGCCAGTTGTTTTCACAGAAGTACCGTCATTACCATTTTTACCATGATAGGAAATAGAGTAAGATTCTGTTTTGTTTCCATCACTATAAGTTACAGATGTTTTTGTCCACTGATATTGACCTTCTGGGATTGTCTGAGGGCTTGTCTGCCAAGTACCTTTTGGGATAACAGTTCCACTTGTAGATAATTGATATGTAATACTTTTGTTTATAATTGTAACGGAAGTACCGTCTTTACCGTTCTCACCTTTTTCACCTTGATCACCTTTTTTTGCGCAAGTCCAAGTAAGAATCTTTTTAAAAACAGTACCGCCAACAGTAATAGGAATCTCAATTTCTCCGTTATCATTTGGTAAAGGATTCCCATTAACAACAGAAATCGCAATGGCTGTATCTGTTTTAGCCACTGCAATTCCTTGTGTTTTTGCTATGTCTCCAATTGTAAAATCTGTAACAGGTTTTGCCCCTTTCATAATAGTAATTCCAGAGGTGTACGCCTGTTCAGAAAGTGGGTTTCTATTCTTATCTGTAGCAAAAGAAATATTTTCATTCTCTAAGAAGATAGTATAAGCATCTTCGCCTTTTTTACCATCCGCACCTTGTATTTTAGTCCATGCATAATGTGTAGGATCATTTGATTCTATAGAGCTTTCATTATTGTAAGAAATACCAATATAAATCGCACCATTGGGATCGTCAGTTATTCCTGTACCACTTGCATCTTTGGCATATTTAATCCAAGTGTAGAGAATCTTACCGTCTTCTCCTTGCTGTCCATCTTTTACAAATAAGACATCTAATGTATTACTTTCTAATACCATTTATAGTTTTCACCTCCAAAATTAGTTGTTATGCGTTTTGTTTTCTCTATCTAACTCAGATTTCTACTGAGCATTTAATTTTTTGATTTTGCTTGTCTTTTAATGAAACTGTTAACCTTGCACCAGTTCCAATTTGTTTCCATTGTGTTGATCCGTTTGATTGCTTGTACCAAACGTAGCTTTTGGCAGTAACTTCCTTACTTCCTTTCAGAACTTTGCAAGTACAAATCGTTTCCGTATAAATAGTATTGTTGTACTCAAAAGTAGTTCCGTTGCTACTATTTGCGACAACAGTGTAAGCAGAAGCTCCGTCTGTAACTTTATATAAGGTCATAACATCATACTTAGACGTATCGGTACATTCCACTTTAATAACCACTGTTTTTCTGTTCGTCATATAAGAACTTGGGATTGTAATTTGTAATTTATCTGAAGAAACATAAGAAGTGTTTTCGGTTCCATTAACATACCATTTGCTGATTTCTGCACCATTATTTACCGTTGCAGTTAGAGTAATAGAAGTAGGAGAAATACCTGTGTCGGTTTCGGTAAAGACTTGTTGCCCTGTAAGAGATACAGAGTCAATTGCAGTGTTAAGATTTGCAATGTCTTCTGTTAGTTGGTCTAAACTACTGTTGATAGATGTCATAGTTTCCGTATACTCAACTCCCCACAAACCGCCTTTACCATCATAAATCTGTGTAATATCAACTCCGCCTTGTGCGTTCGCTTCAACGATAGGAAAATTTAATTTATCTTTTGAAACAGACTTATCTCCAAGCATATTATTTACAATCAATCCATCAGCAATCGCATCCTTAGTGATACCTTGACTTGTCATAACTGTTACGCCTTTATTGTCTTTAATGATGATGCTAGGATTTTCATCTGCACCATATCCAATCTGGATGCCTACATTACCTTCTTTGTCCAAGAATTGCATGGCATTGCCGTTCATTATAAAGTTGCCGTTCTCAGATAGGATACGCATTGTATCAGAGATTGTAATATCGCCTGCGGCTAAATCACCGATCGTCATTTTGCCTGCAATACCATTAATGATCCATGCACTGTCAAACTTTGCATTGGCTGAGGATAAGTTAAATACGATACCTGTCTCTGTTGAAGAAGTACCGATGATTGCAGAATTAATATTAGCAACATCTGTATTTAACTTTTTAATGTCAGCTGAATTAGTAGCAATATATTCCGAGTTGATATATTTGCTAAATAATTCATTAAACTCAGCTTTATCTCCTGTGATATTACCAACATTGATAACTTTATATTGCAAGTAATCTCCAAACAATTTGTTAATTGTTCCTTGATCGCTTAATACATTTTGAACACTATTGTTCACTGCATTTCCAAACAAAGCACTATTTGTCATTCTCTGAAGCATATTAGTCATATACTCAACAGAATCTTTAGAGTCTCCTGTTCCGACAGAAATACTATTTTTCTGCGAAGCAGCAGTATCGTCAAATAGATAAGAGAAATCATCCCTACCTGTTAGACTCGTGATCATGTTAGTATACGTCACACTAATTTCCGAACTTTTTGTGCAAGGGTTATATGCAATTGTCAATAATCTTAATTTGACTGCATAATCATCACGCACTCCAACTCGAATAAAGTTACCGACCGTAAACTGATTATGCCAACCTTGTTTATTATATGAATCTACATCTGCATATTCATTTAATGAAAGAATGTTATCGAGAGAAGTCTCAATCTGATATTGTGGTTGAGAAGTTTCAGAGATACGTTTTAATCCATCTTGATATAATTCTTCGCAATGCTCATAAGATGTGATTGCGTCGTCAAGAGAAGTAGTAAAGATATTATTGTTTGTATAATCTCCCATACGAACAATATTCATGATAGCAGTATATTCTTTATCTGTTAAGCCAAATTGCGGATCATTGAGTCCAGAATGAGTATTCATATCTGTCATTACATCGTCATATGGTTTCTTCTGAGTTTCAAGTTCGTCTACCTGTGCATTTAACTCTTTTAATTTATGTAAAAGTGAACCTTCTGTATTTTCATCACCAAGCCAATTTTTGTACTTAATAAAATTCTTATGGAATACATTATAGGTTTTTTCATCCTTTACACCAGCTTTACTAATCTCTTCATCAGTAAGGTCTTTCCAATCTTTTTGATATGCAGCGAGAATATCCATAATCTGTTTCTTATATTCATCACGCTTACCTTCAAGTTCTTTGATTCCATATAAATCCCAATTTGATTCAAATTCATCATTATAATCAATCTTCTTATCATCGGCTAAATGCAAGTTTTGAATTGCCACCTTAATATTTGGAATAATATAATCTCTTAATTCTTGATATGTATAATATCCTTTATTGCTTTCTTTTAACAAAGCAAGATATTTCTCGTGATCAACTTCACCAGAAGAAGTAGTCCAAGGTTTATAGACACGATTCTGAATATCATCTGGTTTATCCCATTTTGTATAATTTCCGTTTGAATCTTTCTCATGATCATCTCTTGTATCAACACTTACTTGGATTGTAGTAAGCATCTGCTCATACATTTTTAGAGTTTTCTCAAGAGTTTCTTGATCCATTGTTTTATATTGAGCAATCTGAATACCATCATTTGGTACACGATAGTAAATTTCATCTATCTTTGCCTGATATTCCGCAGACTTCTTTCCGTTCTCAATATATTTAGCGTGGTTATCAATTTGCCACTTTTGCCATGTTTTGATCTTATCAATAGTTTCTTGAGGAAAATAGTTTGTAGTCAAATAATAATCAAGATTATAAATCTGACTTCGACCATAATTGACTCTCGTAATATCTAACTCTTCATCACCTTGAATTGTCAGAGCATTATACATTGTATCTGTCTGCGGAGTCATTTTGAGCATATTAAGTGCATTACGCCATCCAATGAAGATATTCGTGTCTTTTCCTATGTTTTCTTTTGCATACGCACTTACCGTTCTATTGATTGTATCGAAATAAAATACGCATTTTACAACATTCGCTACAGTCGTGTTAAGGAACGCATAGGCATTGGTATTATCTGCCTCAAACGAATATTTTTCGTTCTTTATTGCAGGATCAATATAACCAACACTCCATCCTGGAACTCTGTCTAGTACTAAATGCATCAATGATAATTCATGGTTTCTATCGTTGCAAAACGTGATATATTCTTTTGCATAACCCATATCGTCTACGTTATTTGTAGCCAACATTTCCATAGAGTCTGTTGTACCTTTGTTAAAAGACAAACCTTTCATATCTTTATCTTCAAAAGTTTTCTCATCAGAATACGCTTCACATGCCTTGTATTCATATCTACCATTATCATTTTGCAGAGAAGGTTCTTGAAGTTGAAAATAATCAAGTCCTTCAAGATAAATTGTCATATGATCTTTTAGTTTCTCGTAGCCAGCAGATTCAACGTATTCGCCATCAACATCTATATATCTGTCTACATTAAATGTAAGATGGTTAAAATCTTTTAATTGCTGTTCGTATTCAACGCTCTTAATCTGCACTCCATTTAAGGCACAGATAACAGTTCTGTCAGGACGGCATAAATAAATTTTTGCATTGTGTTTAATCATAACAGATCACCGATCCGTTTCTGTGGCACATCAAACTCGATTTTATAAGTACACGCACCTGTAATATTTATCACATTATATCCGTCATGCAGTTTAAGCCACGAAATATTTCCAACATCAGCCCATCCGATATCTTCAAAATTAGTCAATCCTGTTACAGTTCCATCTGTTACCATACAATGTTTGCAATCAATACATACTGGTAAAGTAGGTCTGCATAGCACTGACATAGAGTTTTCATCACGAACTTCGATTGTTACTGTTTGACTTGTCTGCGAAGTGATCGTTACCTTTGGATAAATCTCATACTCCGTATCGTCACTATCTACGAAGATATTTGTTGAGAATTTATTACTTGTTGCGACTTCACCAGAAATCTCATAATGTTTCCATATAAAAGGGGTGTCACAAACGAAACTACATTGAACAGCGTCAAGTTGCCCAAGTTTGCATGTGATCATTTTCCATCCGATATTCTGAAAGATTCCTTTGTAAATAACAGTCTCTTTATCATCTGCAATTCCCGTCAATGGTTTTACAAGAGTAGGAGAGGTCAACCACTTATTAATTTTTCTTTGTTCTGAATTTGTGAACCCATGCCCATTTTCTTTTACAAGGTAAAATTCATATGTGCTCTCATCAGAATACATTGCACCATAATGATTTGTCTCCTGACGTAACATTGTTTTTTCACCTTTGACAATCTCTCGTGAAAATCCTGTGATGTCATTTGTCACATCAAACTGCACGACTATTAGAGGTGTATCTAAGATTGTTTTTGTAGATTGTCCATTATATTCAAATGACAACATATATGTAATCTCCTTTCCGTATAAAATTTGCATAAAAATAACAGGCAAGAGTGCGTATCTCTACGCACCACTCAACCTGTTTCTTCCTTATAATATAAGGTTTTAAACTGGACGTTTACGACCAACGATTTTAGCCATGTCACGAGTAACTTTCTGAGAAGTATATTTATATGATTCAGTAACGATTCTTTGAAGTTCTTCAGCAGATACTCCAGAAGGAACATTAATTGCACCAATAGCTTCTCCAAAGTTGACATTGATTTCCGTTGTGCCAATTCCATCCATAGTCATTCCGTTCAGTGTATGTCCATTTGCTAAGGCATTTAATACCTTGTCTTGTCTTACTTTGTTTGCCAGATTAACAACATCGACAGTTGCGACTTCCTCACCTACTGCAAGAGAAGCAAGACCATCATCTCCGTTCTTATGTACGGATTTAACTAATCCGCCTTGAGCGTAACCTGTCACTTTACTGTCTGTCAGTCCAAGATCGCTTGGTTTAACACCATAATGTCCCAAGATAGTAGTAATTGTACTATCAATTTTTGCACCCTCTGAACTGATTGTTCCAGATAAAGATGTAAATGTTTCTTCAATCTTGTCAACAGAAGAAGACAACTCTTTACAGTATTTCTCATAATCATCATTCAGGTGCGTGGTTAACTTATCAAGTCCGTCAATCTGAAGATTATAAATATGATCTTTTACTGTATCATCAAGTGCATCTTGCTTTTCTTGGAGTTCTGCTTCAAGACGTGCTCTCTTCGCCTTACTGGCTGCATCGCTCACCCCGTTAAGTGCATTGATCTGTGATTTTAGTATCTGAATATCCTTGTTAGAGGATTTCAATTGCTTGTCATATGTATAGTAGTCATGAGAAGTTTGTATAGCTTCTTTATAAGCATCTATAGTTTTGTTAATCGCATCTAGTTTCTGCTTTGCGTTATTCTTCAGAATAGTTGTCACATTATCTTCAGCAGACTTAATACTCTTAACTGCGTCTGCAATATCTTGATCGCTCTTCTGAATTGCATCAGCCCATTCTGTATCAGAATATTCATCACGATGCTCAGCCATTTTGGCACGTTCTTGCATCAATTGATTCAATTCTTCTTTTTCAGATTTGACATTAGCAATATTTGTTGCAATGGCAGCAGTACCATAATCAGTTAGATTTCCGTCATCATCAAACATTGCATCTTCATCAATCAGAGAAGATATCGTTGTAAGTGAATTTTGTAAATTCTGAGCCGCTTTAATAGCACGTTCAAAGCCACGATAATAAATATCGTCACGCATACTATTTTTAAGTTCTTCGTTAGAAGTTCTTAAATCATCTGCGCTACCTTTACAAGCATTGATTTCATTTTGCATCTGCATCCATTCTTGAGAACCATATTTAATAGAACCATCGTTCAATTTGTTATTTAGGTTCTCTTGCATTTTTGCAGCTTCTTCATCAATGATCTGTGCTTGTCTCTCATTGGCATCGATCTGATTCTGGTAATCAGCACTATCAAGGTCTTGACCTTTTGATTGTTTCAACTTGGCGGCAGAAGAAGCATTGCTACTATTTGTGGCTTCCATATTAGCTTTCGCATCATAATATGCTTTAATATTAGCCTGAGATTGCACAGCAGCATTTGTCTGTTCAGCAGCCCAATCCGCAGCAGCATCATTTGCATTTTTGTTTGCTGTCGCCAAAGCATTTGTAGCGTCCGCCTCTTTTTGTTTAGCTTGCGCCAATTTATTAGAAGCGTCTTTTGCTTTTTTGACTTGCGCATTATATGCTTTGAGCTGTTTTAATAAAGTCTTATCTTTGATTCCTTTTAAAGAAACCTCTTTTCCAGACTTAATTGCGTTTTTCTGAGAGTTAGATAATTTCTTAGCCCGTTTGGTCTTAAGAATATTATTACCCTTGGTCTTAACTGCACTATCAGCTTTATTCTTATTAGCTTCGGCATTTTCACGTTCTTTCTGATATTTGGCTTGATTCTTACCAGCTTCTTTGACAGCAGTCTGACTATTTTCATACTGTTTTCGCTTATTATCAACCTGACTTTTCAACAAATCATTCTGATATGCATAAACAGGTTGACCTGCATAATTACTCGCAATTGCTTGAGAATCTTGCACATTTTTCAGATATACCTGCGCATCATATAATGCACTGTTAGCATTTGATAGATTTGCACTTGTCTTAGCAGCAGAAGATTTCGCAAACTTTGTACTCTTAACGGCTTTATTATAAGCAATAGCTTTTTTCTTCGCAGACCCTTTGAGTCCCTTAGTAGAAATCGTCTTACCTGCTTTAATGCTCTTATTAAGAGACGCTTTCTTTTTCTTAGATAACCCAGACTTCTTGACCGCTTTGGTAGCAGATTTCGCTTTAGATTTCTGACTCTTTGTCGCTTTTGAAACCTTCTTTTGTGCTGTTTTGTTAGAAGAAGAAGCACGACTCTGAGTAGATTTTGCAGAAGAAACATTAGATTGTGCTTCGGACAACTGATCGTTTGAAGTTTGAACTAATCGTGCAACACCAGACTCTCCCGTAGATGCAGCAGAAGAACGATTAGATAATGTATCATAGGAGTTTTGTAAGTTTTCAATTGCTTTCTGCGCTTTTTCAGTAGGCATATTCAACCATTGATTGAATAAATCACGCTGAGTATTCTTTAACTGTTGGGCAGCAGAATTGCATTTAATGTAATTCTCCCATAAATTCTGATATGACTCCACAGCAGAACGCATGTTATCATTTTTGATAGTATTGATATTCATACTACCGTTACGTACACGTTCAAAGTATGTCCGTAATCGTTTCTGATTCTTTTTCTTAGAACTGTTCTTTGTCTTAGGAACTGTCTTAATTGCCTTACTTGCAAAAGAACTTGCCTCAGATTTATATTTCTTAGCTGCTTGCTGATTTACAGAAATTTCTTTGCCTGTTGATTTATATTGATTCCAAAGTGCGCTTTGCTTAACCTCTGGTTTCACATAATCATTGATCATATTAGCAAATTTTTCTGTAGCAGTAGCAGCTCGATCAATCGCAATTGCAATAAAGTCAAATTGTTTACCCATATTGTCAAGCAATGTAGCAAATTTTGACTTTTTCTTTGTACTCTTATCTATGGCTTTGCTGTCCTTCTTCTTAGAATCCGTATTCTTTTTCGTTGCTTCCGTATTCTTTTTAGTGGATTCTGTATGCTTTTTGGTAGAGGAAAAACCTGATGAATGTTTTTTATATCCAGAAGCAGCACCACCCTGGAACGCACCACTACCAGTAACACGATGTCCAGAAGCAAAAGCAGTACCATGAGCAAATGCTGACATACCGCCTTTAATAGAAGCACGACTATTTGTAGATCCTTTTGAAAGTAAATCCGCTGTCTGCTGATGATTAAAAACTATATCGCCTCTACGTATATCAGTGAACTCCGCACCGTTATCTCCCGTAGTAAACCATTTGTTGCCACGGACGACTAATTCTGGCGCAACCTCCCCTGTTAAAGATAATCCAGAGAATTTAGCGCCTAATGTTCCACTCGCTAACGCACGTCTGCTATTTGTGATTCTTGGTATAGTACCATGAGCAAAAGCAGCAGTACCGTGGGCAACACCACCACCTTTAGATGGTTTGCCACTCTGGCTATAATTTACAGACACATTAACAGATTTATCATGTAAGCCATTGATTGCTGATTTTGCAGCTTCAACGGCTGGTAATCCACTTGTATTGATAGTAACTTTTGGAGTTGGATGCATCTTACCTAATGCATTTAGTTTTCCTTTAATGCTACTAATTTTAGATGAAGCACTGTCTTTTACTTTGACAGTAATTTTCTTGTTTTTCAGTTTCTTTAAAGCACTAGCAATCTTTTTAATAACAGAAGACGCATTACCTTTTGCTTTAATAGAAATACTCTTAGATTTTAATTTCTTGAGAGATTTAGAGATAGAAGAAATGGTTTTCTTTGCATTTCCCTTAACCTTAATATAAATGCTTTTGGATTTCATGCTAGATAAAGATTTCTTGATAGAATCAATCGTCTTTTTAGCATTGCCTTTTGCATTTACTTTTACAGTAGTAGTATCTGACTTACTTGAAGTAGTGTCGGTCTTGCTTTGTTTGCTAGTTTTACCACTTGAAGTGCTTGATTGTTTAGGTGCTGTATATGCTCCTCGTCCTGTTTGATCAATTGCATTACCAAGGTAATTATTCTTGACCATATTGCTTGTAGATTTTTGAGAAACTTTACCGTTTTTACCAATACCATATTGTGTCTTAATTTGCGTTACATGCTCATCTTCGACACTATTCACTGCTTTTTGTGCTTCCTCTGCACCTTTTTTAGCGCCAGAAGCATCAGCTGTATATGTAGTCTTCTTTTCTTTTGGAACTTTATCTGCCTCAGATTTAGTTTCTTTCGCTTTCTTTTTAGCGTCAGAATTATCACCAAGAATTTTAAGTGTCTCAGGATCAAGATAATCTTGAAGCATATCCAATAAATCTTCACGTTTTTGCTCAATCTGTAAACCAATTTTGATCTTTTCTTCACCGGAAGCAGAGTTATATTGCTTTACAAGATTTTGGATTTCATTCTGAATCCCATTTGCTTGCGTTTCAATACTAACAGGAATTTTAATTCCTTTGGTTAATCCTTGCTGACCAATATCTTTACCACCAGTAAGTTTAGCTTGGATTTCAGCAGAAGCTTCTAACTGTGTCTTAACAGCTTTTTGTTTTGCTTCGGTATCTCCATTTAAATCAGCAGCCTTGTACTGGTCTTTTGCTTCTTTGATTTGTGATTGCAGGGAAGAAATATTGACCTCAAAATCAATAACCTTTGTCCACGTATCAGGAATTTCCTTACCAGCTTCTTTTGCTTGATCAATTTGTTGACGCCAAGCCTCAATACGCTGTCCTTCTTCGTCCCCTGCGGTTCCACCATTTTTCTGCCATGTTTCAGCCCAACCATCAAGTTTACTCTGAGCTTCTTCATACTGTTTCGTAAGAGAACTGAAGTTGACATCAAATCCATATGTTTTCAGATTATTAAGTAAAGCTTCAAATGGTTCTACGCCCATACCAAATTTCTTGGCAGCAGAAGCAGTAGAATCAATATTAATTTTCCATTTCTGAGTTTTCTTATCAAAGTCAGCTAAAGCTTTGCCAGAATCATTTGTTTTTGCTTTCAGATCGTCAAAGAAAGTGTATACACCAGAATTATCTTCTGTGAAATATTTCTTCAGATTATCATAATTCTCTTTAAAATTCTTTGCATCCGTTTTGCCAGTTGGTGACATCATTCCAGCAAATGTCTTAAACTGATCTGTACCAACTTTACCTTGATCGTACTCTTCTTTAGTTTGCTTCATTCCAGAAACAAGAGTATTATAAGAAGAATCATCGTCGTCTGTATCAAGTGCTGCTTTATATCCTTCTACAGTATAAGAAGCAGAAGCAGCAGAACTATTTAACATTTTCAGACGTTCTTTTAACTGATCTACAGAACCAGTAAATATATTTGTCTTATCCGTAACAATATCAAATGCATTTGACAAGTCATTTAAGTTCAAAGAATTTGTAAACTTAGAGATGTCTTGATTCTTAAATGTGTCATTTAATGTTTCCTGCATTTTAGCAATATCTTTACCAGTAGAGGATAAGACGTTATCTTTATCATCAAGTTTAATGCCAAGAGTTAAAGCCAATGTATCTTTATCAATACCAGTAGATTTTTGCAACGCAGTAAACTGATCATTTACATTTTGTTGCCATTTATTGGCATTCATTTTCCCATTGGCTTGTGTTTTTTGGAAGTCTTTGATTTGGTCTTGTACGTCTTTATTCTGAGTAAGCTTTTTAGTAAGATTTTCAACAGTCTTTTCTTGTTTATCAAGATAATTTGTGTCTAATATTTTAGATGGATCAATATCCATATTTGAAATAAAATTAGACGCAAATGTTTTTGTTGTTTGATCCAATTTATCATAACCATCAACTGCCTGAGAGATATTAGATAAAGTGTTTTTCCTAAAGCTATCAGAGTATTTCTGTAATTGATCGTAATTTGTCTTTGAGGCTTCCAATAATTTCTTGAGATTCTTTGTGTCATTCTTTCCGATAAATCCTTCAGAATTAAAAGTGTCTGAATTATTAGCAAGCTCTTGAATTTGTTTAGACGTTAATTTACTTACGTCAATCTTATCTTTGCCAAGAATTTTAGCAGCCTGTTTCTGAAAATCTGCATTAGAATACAGAGATTGTCTAACAGACGCTTCGTTTACGGTTAATCCGTCTTTAGCAAGATTTTTTGCAGATCTAAAAGTATATGGTAAAGAACGTTTTAAGTTTGTGCCAAGACTTTCATCAGCGAATGTACTTCCGTATAATGATTTCTGTGCCTTTAATGCCATAGAATCATTCTGGATACTTACATTCTTTTTACTGGCAATATCTTTCTTGCTTTGATCTGCTAATTTTTGATATTTGTCAATCGTATCTTGAATAGCAGTATTGTTATTGATTAAGGCTTCGCCCTCTGAATTATATCCAGTAACAAGATCGCCATTTAGATTCACTAATTCTTTTTTGATTGCTAAATATCTTTCATATTGGCTTGTTGACAATCCGATATTTTCATTCGTATTAGAGTCAACGCCAGAAGATAAAGTATTGAATTCTTCCTGTAATTTCTTAGCCTGCTTAACCTTGTTATTATTTTTATCAATTTTCTTATTGTATTTATCAAGATTTTTCTGACCTGCATTTAATTCATCTTTACGCTGGCTCTGTATATTGGAGTGAATTGCTTTAATTCCTTCAAATGCAGCAAATACTGCTAGAAGAGGAAGATAGGATTTAAGTGTTGCACTAAGACCAGATAACACAGATTTTATGTTTGATCCTAATGATTTAATGCCAGATTTGGCTTTTTCAACACCGTTTGTTACACCAGTTCTAAATGTTTCTCCAAGTTTAGATGCGCTCGAATTTACATTATCAAGATTGACCTGTCCAAGATCTGAGAGGACTTCTTTTGTAGCTTGGGCTTCTGATGAAACTTTAGAGAGATCAGAGGTGTCTACTTTATTAGAAGAAGATATTTTTTTCTTTTGTTTTTGAATCTCGTCATATGCCTGTTGTTTATTGATATCTTCCACTTTGTCAGAGAGTCCAATTGATTGCAGAATGTTTTCTGCTAGTGAATAGTCTCCGCCGTTTTTTAAGATTTTATCGTAAACTTGACTTGCGTTTAAACCTGAATTTGCAAAAGAATCTACGAAGTTTTTATACAATTCATTTTGCATATTAAGATCAGATGGGTTTAGTTTTTTCAAACTTTTAACTTGATTAACGAAATTACCTAATTCTTTAAATGACAAAAGTGTTATAGGTATATTGATTGCGTTTCAATATTTATAATGATATAATCAAATTAAATAAGTTTATAAAAGGAGTATGAAGAATGAGTTTGATAAAATGTACTGAATGCGGTAAAGAATTTTCTGTTAAAGCTGATCATTGTCCAAATTGTGGTTGTCCAACATGGGATATAATCAACGAATTATATAAGGCAGACCAAAGTATTAATATTAATCACGAGGTTTATGACATCTCTGAAATACTATCAAATATAGAAACTGGTGTAGATGATCAAATTAGTATAGATGCTATAGCAAATTCTGCTGAAATTTCAGCAAGTGCAGCGTATTGTATACTACAAGAAATTAAAGATGGTAATTTTTTACCTTGGAGCGATGGTAGCTATGGCAATCTTACAAATCCAAAATACCAAGAGAAAATCAATCGTAGAAATGAACAAATTGCCAAGCAGAGAGAAAATCTTCCTCATTGCCCAAACTGCAACAGTACCAATATCAAAAGAATTACCACTGGCTCCCGTATGTTAAGCGGTTTAACATTTGGTATTCTAAGTTCTAATATTGGTAAAACATACCAATGTAATAAATGCAAATATAAATGGTAGGAGTACGCAAATGAATTTAAACAAAGGACATGCCCTGATTGCTGTTCTATCAATTTGTTTATCATTTAGTGTTGGAACTAATATCAAAACTAGCGAAGAACATAAAAAAATAAGGTCAAAATACGAAGATGTAAAAGGTTCTTATGATGATATTTATTCACGTTATTATGATCTTTCCAAAGAGAATGATAAAATACAAGAAGATTTGAGTCGTTCCAGTGGAGAATATAATGATCTATGGTATAAATATACGACACTAATTGACAAATACGATAAGTTAAAAGCAAAATATAAAAAGGTAGCAAAACCGAAAAAATCTACATCAAAGAAATCATCTAGCTCAAACAATACCAGTTCATCATCAAATAATTCGTCTTCTTCAGACTCCGATAATTCTTCATCCGCAAGTTATACAGTTTACATAACAGATTATGGACAAAAGTATCATGCGGCTGGTTGTAGATATCTTAAAAAGAGTTCGATATCAATCTCTAAATCTGAAGCAGAACAACGTGGATACACAGCTTGCTCGCACTGTCACCCGTAGTGCAAGAAATACCTATCAATGTAACAACTGTGGATATAAGTGGTAGGGTAAAAATACAAAAGAGAATATTAAAGAAGGGAGGATTGAGAGTCCTCTCTTCTTTACTTATTAAAATCTAAATAATATTTTTCTAATAGTCTTTATAAAATTATATAGATTATCTGTTTGAAAACGCATGTTCTATTAAAATATTATAATTAATAGAATTATATAATAAAAGACCCTAACCATTAAGATTAGGGTCGCTTATTGATGGGTTCGGTTGAATACTTTAACACAAAATATTGCTATTTTGTAAACGACTTTCTACTGGAGTACACCAGCGCCTTCATATTCTCGATCCCATTGATTTTATTATAACTACTTATATATAACATGTCAAGTAATTTTTAAAAAATTTATGATAATAGTTTAAAACCGAACTTACGTTTGTCACAATTAGCTTTATATAATGTTCTTCTAACATTAGATGAGAAATTTACGTTTTTAGGTCTAAAATTTGCGACATATCTACCTAAAGTATTAGGTACAAAATCTGCTAATTGTAATCCTGTATAGTTAGACGCTTTCGGAATAAATACTATTTCTTTAATATGTTGTTGTATAGTATTAGGAGAATAATACATTGTACCTAAAGCTTTTAATTCAAAAATACGTTGTTGTATAGCTATATTCTGGCACGGTTGCATTGATTCATAACAGATAGACCCTATTGCGTTATTCTCAATTAAAAACATACAATAATGCTCAATTAATAATTGAATAGCAATTGTAAATTGATTATTTATATGATCTTCGCCATAATCATTAGTTAATTGTTTTTTATCCAAACAGACTCCTAATGTAGTAATATTTGACTTCTTAAATATTACAGAAAGTTTGTTATATAATGAAATAGTATTTCTTTTTGATTTAAATATTTTATAATGTTCTGGAATATCTGGATTTCTACGTTGAGCGGCAGTAATATCTTTTTCATGCAATATATATTGTTCTGCCTCGTCGTTCTTCCACATATCGACTTTAATTTGTTTTAATTTTTTGTCTATATCATCATATTCATTATCTTGTATAATGACACCACTCATAATAAAATATCTTCTCGATTTATCAAGTTGTGAAAATGTTTCACTTTCATCAACGTATAGAGTGTATTTATCCATTTTATTTATACCGCCTTATTTTGTAATCATTTATTATTGTAACATTTATGACAAATTTCAACAATAATAATTTACAAAATACTGTATAAATTTGGTATAAAACACACTATTTCAGATTATATTTACCAATTATAACTTTTTTAAATCCATTGATCACTTCATCAGACCATTGCATCGAAATTACATTTTTCAGTGCTTCGACGCTTGATGCGATCCTACAATTCTTATGCTCTAAAATTTCTTTATCTAATTTCTTATATTCCATATATACCTCTCAATATCGTAGAAATAACCATTGCTACCATAAATCAACTTTTCACGACTAATTATTGACAAAATAATATCTCTGTATTAATATAAAAATATCCCATATAACTTATTTATCGTCAAGTTATACGGTTAAGTTTACAAGAAATGCAACGAGTTATCTTCCAAGTTCGTCATTGCATTTCCAAAGGATTTGCAGTCTATTAGTTGCCATAAGTGGTTTCTAATAGACTGTTTTTTTGTTATGGATATTAACTAATTTTCTTTTTTAATTCGTCAATCTGTAAATCTTTTTCTTTTAATTTTGCTTCTTTATAAGCAAGTTTCTTTCCTATACTGCGATGAGTTGTCTCAATATATCTGCGTTTCAGATTGTTTAAAACATATTCCGCAGTTGTGCGATACATAGGATTCATTGATTTCGGAGAAGAAATAATTGCTTCTAGTTTATCATCGATCATCGTAACGATTTTCTGTTTATAATCCGTAGCATTTAATCTTCTGTGATATTCATATCTATCTTTTTTCTTCAGATGGGTATGTACATCAATGATTTTTTCGACATTTGCCTCAAGATTTGTATAATCTGATTCTGCCAGAATACGATCAATATTGCGAACTGCATATTTGACTTTATCTGCATCATACTGTCTCTGAAGCTGACATTCTTCTGATACCGCAATATCATACAATTTATTTGTTTCATCTTTTAACTGTGCAATCAGCTCAATCATTCTTTCAAAAGCATCAGTATATTTTGCAGTAAAGATCAGAGCTTTGTCACCAGTAAATTTATTGACAAGCATTGCAAACCCTTTGCGATCCATACGGTACATTGGGCGCATTTCACCTTTTCCATCCTTATATTCAACGAGCGCAAAATTTCCCCCGTTAAGTTCTGGTATAATTTCGATGAAATGTCTAATCTTTTTCATAACATCCTTATGATCTTTACCATAGACTTCTGCAACCTTTAGAGAAGTAGTAGTCACTGTACCGTTTTCTTCTTCTAATCCAAACTCTTCGTTGATTGTTGTAATTTCGTTTTCTAAATTTTCTTTAGTATTAATCATTTAAAACCTCAAATCTCTCGCTTCATTAATATTTACAGTTTAATAGAAGTAGAGTGATAAGTGTGACTGAAGCGAGGTTAGACAAATATCACACGACAGTTAATTACTCTGTCTACTTATCACTCAATATAATAAAGAACGGTCATGAGTCGTTCTCATTACCAAAATAAGTTCCTTACATTGGTTAGTATAGAAATAAACTTGATTTTAGCAACCTTGTATAAAATAAAATACAATTTGCCAAAATGCCAATCTTCAAAAACCCTTATAAAATAAGGACTTTTTGATGGTCGTTTTTTACATAAAATTTGAATTTGAATTCCCTGCTTAGAGATGAAATATCTCTGTACGCAAACGATGATAGCAGGTAAAACATCGACATTAATTTACACTTTTGGGCTATACATTACCAGACAATGATCATAAGGTCGTCATTATCTGTCAGGATCGGTAGTCTCTGAACATCCATTCTTATTAAAACATCTTAGCTGCTGTGCCTTATCCCGAAGCACGTTTCTTATATGGCAGTTTACCGATATTTTTCCTATACGGCAAGAATGTGTGCGGCTGATTAGATACAATCGTATAATACGATATGAATATCAAATTCTTCAACTATTCCGTCTATTGTTGCCAATTCCGTTTCAGTTTCGATATTCTTTTTCGTTCCAGCAATTACTCCTGATACGTGTATTTTAAAACCCCGTATCCTATATATTTGTTCGAAACACCATTTCTGTTTCTTCCTTATATATAGTAGGCTCACTGTCACCCTAATGATTTTGAGATAGGGTCAACCTAGGTTTTTAAAAAGTTTAATGCCGGCAAAGCCAGCGGCAGCAGTTTGCAATAATCCAAAACTACTTACTAATTTATTAACTACATTAAGAACATTTGATAGTAAAGTAATTCCTCCACCAAGAAGGTTTTTATCAGCAAATGTTGTTGAGATAGATTGGAATGAGTTTTTAAGATCTTCTGTTCGTCCTTCCAAACTATTCTCATAAACTTTGTACTTTTTGTCTGTAGATCCAGCAGAATTTTCGGATACTTTCTCGTATTCTTGAGCTTTCTTATAGTTGCCCATTAGGACTAGAAATTGCTCCATATGATTCGTACCAGCCATCGCTTTTGCAATTGCTCTTTGAGATACATCACTGTAGCTAGTCCATTTTCCAGCGACTTCATCAAGCACATCACCGAAATTTCTGAATTTATCTTGTTTGTCTCTTAGGTTAATTCCTTCACCTTTTAAGACTGTTTCTACATCACTCCATGCTGTTACTTTGTCCTGTAGAATGAGACAATATGACTTCTATATAATAAGAATAAACTCATTACATAGAAGCGGTTGCGGTACTTCCAAAAGTGTCTTTACACTTGACCGCAACTCCACTTCTTAAGGAATTATGGGAAATATAGAAGTGTGTTCAGACTGTCGCATAGTCATCGAAATGACCTTCTTTCGCTCAGTCGTTCAAGGCAGATATATCGTTAAATTTAATCGAACTATGTTTTGTTTTAATCTTTTGTTCATCTATAAGAACTTGTATATTGTGTCCGCCATTTTGAAGATATGTATAGCAATAGTTATAAATATCTTTAATATTGTGCGGAACTTTGTCTTTGTGTGTAATAAATCTAATTATTTTCCAATCATCATTAAATAAAGAAATATTTCTAAAATTTTCATTGCGTATAAATTTTTCTTTTGTTATGTGTCCAAGTCTCACTGACAAATCATGTCCACTACCATCCCATTCAATTGCAATCTTTTCATCTGGGAAAGCAATATCAATTACAAAATTTTTAAATGGGTAATTTAGTTCTCCGCCAATTATTGTATAAACTTCAAATTGTTGTTTTGAGCATGTAAAATTACCATGTTTATATCTTGATTCTATTGATTTCTTTAATATGTCTGGGTTCTGCGTAGGACTTACAACACCATATCTTTCTAACATGGTTTTCCGCTGTTTGTCTTTAACGACTTGACTTTGAGTAAAATGCTCAACTCCATATTTCTTTAACGAAGTCTCTTTTATCCTTTTCTGAAATTCTTCGGTCTGCATAGGATATTCTACTCCAAATCGTTCAAGATTGGTTTGAATCACTTTGTCTTTAACAGACTGTAATTTTGAAGTATTCGTAACTCCGTATTTTTTAAAATTATTTTGAGCTTTTACTTTTTGGATTGCATCAGATTTTGATACGTTCTCAACTCCATATTTCTTTAGACAGGTTTCTTTAGATTTCTTTTTGATGTTTTCAGTACAGAATACATTTTCAACCCCATATTTTTCCATACAAGTTGCTTTTACTTTTAACGGGGAGCATTTTTTACATGCATTTGTACCATTTTTAGATGTTTTAAGATATGTACTATATTTAGTTTGATACGTTTTGCCACAATAATCGCAACGTACATCCACCATGACGTCGCTACCATGTGTAACATCATTTATATTAGCCGTAAATGTATCGCCTATTTTTGTGAAATTATACCCTTTATCAATATAATGATATTTGGTACGGCTACACCATTTAACGGTTACTTGCTTTGTCAATAAAATTTCAATCATCTCCTTTTCATAAGACGATTAAAAGAGATATATCCTTCCTCCTTATTGACCGTTCCCTCGGCTTTTAAGCACATATGAAAATTCATATGATCATAAGAAAGAATTGCCACAGTGGTTTATGTATTATGCCACTGCGCCCCAAATGTCTAGGTCTTCGCCATTATTTTGATAATCTTTAAGTCGTGCTAGTTTGATATTTCCCATACGGGAGAAAATGGCGTTCAAACCAGTTCCGACTGAACTCATGCCTTCCTGAGTTGTTTCACCGATAGTTGCTAAATAGCCCAAGAGTTTGTCAATACTAACTCCAGCTAAATTTGCATTCGTCGCAACTTCTGACATACCTTCTGCCAAACCACCAACATCAGTAGCAGAAGCCATATCTACAGAACTTAATTTATCTACGATTTTTAAGGTATCTTCGGCACTTGTAACACCATAACCTTTTCTCGCAGAAGTTAAATACTTTGTAGCATCTTCAGATGATAGTCCGCCAACCTTGCTCAGTTTAATAGAACTTTCAGCAAGTTTATTAGACTTTTCAACACTTTGTCCCTGTTTCATCCACTCAGTAGAAGAAGCAGCAACATCTGTACCAGTAGCCTTTAATTGATGCCCCATATTTGAATATGTTTTCATCAAATCTTTGGCTTTATCATTGGATACACCAGTAGCCATCTGAAGCTGAGTCATAGCACTATCTACATCATATGTGTTTTGCACCATTTCTTGTGCTTTGTTCATACCAGATTGCAAGATACCATATGTTCCTACGAACTGAGAAATCTGACTAAATCCACGTTTAACTTCTGAAAACATTGAATTTCCAGTAAGTCCTTTCGCAGAAATTTCAGCCTGCATTTGCTTAAACTGTTGGTTAAGACTTTGTGCTTCGCCTTTAGTTGTGGCATTCTCGGATTGTTTCGCAAGATTCTCTAATGCAGCTCCATATTCCTTAGCAGCTTTAGTATTATTCGTCATATAAGTTCTAATCTTATTTGCTTGAATACTACCTTCACCAGGATTAAGTGCCTTGCTCTGAGTTGCGTCGAGAATTTTTATCTCATTGTTTAATTTTTTATATGATTGGATTACTTTCTCATTCTGCTTAATGATCGCATCCTGATTAGCAGTTGAAGGATTTGCTTGGTATTGAGTATGTAATTCCTGCAAACCTTTTACATTTTGTTTATATTCTTCAAAAGACTTATTCGCATTTTTGTATTCTTCACTACCACTGTAATACTTACTAAGTTTCTTTTGTTGTGCTGCTAAATTAGCATCATATGATTTATTTCCAAGAGTCCTAGAAACATTTTGCACATAAGAATCTTTTTGTTCTTGTTCTTTAAGAGCTTGATTAAACCAATTGTCATATTGTTTTTCTTGCTCTTTATGTTGTTTTTGTACTTGTTTCTCTATATCACTCTTTAATACTTTATTAGGTGAAGAGTTTAATAAAGATAAACTATTTGTAGCATTTTTATCATATTGTTCAAGTTTTGCATATGCGTCAATTAAAAGATCTCGATTTTCTGTAGTTCGATTCTTTTTAAAATTCCCATACATTCTATTGACTTCTTTACGTTGTTTTTCATAGTCAAGAACATCACTACCAAAGGCATTGTATTCTTTGCTATTATTATCGACATACCCAGAAAATTGTTTTTGATATCTTCCAGATTTAGAAGCAAATCTCTTCGCTTGAATGTCAGATTCAATCTTGGTAGCTTTCTCATTTAGTTTTTTCTGTTCTGCTTGATATTTTTTATCGGCTTTAGCTTGATCCTTTAATGCTTTATTTTTTGCTTTCTCTTGTTCTTTAAGAGCTTGATTTGCATATTGATAAGCAGTAGATGTTGAAACATCTTCTTCTTTTGTGATCTGCTTTGTAACATTAGTCATTTCTTTGGCTTGGGCTTTTGCACGTTTAACAAGACCTTTATCAATAGATGTTTCTCCACTCGTATAGAATGTCCCAGAACTATGTTTCATCTGTTTTTGAATTGCAGATTTGCTATATTGTACATATGATTTTGCTTGAGCATTTGCTTGTCTTTTAATTTGGTTATTAAGTGTTGTATTTGTTGATCCGTTCGTACCAACAATAGGGTTAATATGCACATCCCTATCTTGTACAAGATTATTCAATTGAGACTCAGCAGTACTCTTATCCAATATCGCCTTAATGACAGCTTGAAAATCCATTCACTCACCTCTTTCATGATTTTGTGCATAATAAAAAAGAGCCTATATAAAAATAGACTCTTTACATTTCAGTATATAATTAACAGACGGTCAGGGAATCGAACCCCGATCTCTGGTTTTGGAGACCAGTATAATTCCATTATACCAACCGCCTGTAAGAGCAATGATCAATTACTTGTTACTTATTGTTTAACTAATTGCTGTCAAACATGGCTTCAGTACCCATGTACCAGTAGGGAAGTCATAAAGATGTGATAAAACATATTCATGTGCTTCGATGACTGAACCAACATTTACCTCTGTATGTATAACTATTCCTCCGCCATACATACTCCATTCAGCACAAATAAGTGTATAGTAATTTTTTCTATTCTCTATCATCATAACATCATCTCCTACTATATAAGTGGTGTTACATCATAGATTTTGTCGTGTAATTGATCATTGCGAGTTTGAGTATATCATAGAAATATATTGTATGTATACAGGGATCTTTTTCCAATATTATAAATCAGACAAAGAACCTTGTTTTCCTTCTTTAATACCGTCTTTTGTAAAGTATTTTCCGAAGTCATCTTCTGCGGATGAATCGTTGTAAATACCAACCAATTCCGTAGAAGACCATCCAAAGAATTCTTTGATAACATCAATCGGAATATTCTTCTTTGCGAAAGCAGTACAAGTATAATGTCTCATACAATGGTAGTAGAAGTCTACGTCTAACATCTCTGAGAATTCAGCTGTCCATTTATCAAGATTGGATCTACGATGCCAACCATTTTTATCTTTCGTTACAAAGATATCGTCAATGTCAACGCCAAGTTCTTTACGTTGTTTATCCCATAGATCAATGTATTTTTTAACATCAACAAGGATAAATTTGTTTAACTGCTTACCTAATTTACCACGACCCTTGGTACGAATCTTTGGTGTTTTATATAAAGCACCATCAAATTCAAGAGCATCTTCGGTAAAATAAGACATCTTCATCTGGATAATTTCGGACTTTCTCATTCCAGAATAAGCAGCAATAGCGATAGCACACGCTTTTTCATACTTCTCTTGTTTAACAAGAGTTTTTAATAAGTCATCAACTTTTTCATCTGGCAGAATAGTTTTTTCACGTACTGCCTCATTTGCAGGATTCTCAATCTTATTTACAATCTTTCTGAATCCTTCAAATTCTTCTTCCTCGTCTAACATATTTTCGATATAATCAGATAAAGAAGAAAGACATGATTTAACACGTCTTGTTCGTTTAGGACTCCATCCCCATACATTAATTGCATGATTTTGAAACTTAGCAATATCACGTTTGGTTAATTTTGCGAAATCCTTATTTTTATTATGTTCCAGATTCCAACACCAGAAAATATCTAAGTCATTGCGATAACCTTTGATTGTACTCTGCGCACGATCAACAGAAGCAAGGTAATCTAACCACTCATTGCCTAAATCTTTGTTATCTTTATTGACCAATGCTAGTTTTTCTGGAGATGTAATCTTGTTATATACCGTAAATCTAGCCAACGGTAAACCTCCTATGTGTAAAATAAATACAACCACAATATATAGTTGTATTCGTAAAAATAAATCATATATATTGTGGTTGATAAGCATATAAAATCTTGGTTTTATTTTTGTGGAATTTACATCAAATTTGATGTGAAAAGAAATTATTGTTTAAATCTTTTTGCAAATGCCTGTTCAGCATATTGTTGAGCTTTTTGCTCTGTACGTTGCCAGAATCCAGAAGTTAATACAATACCAGATCCCCCAGATTCCGCTTCTGAAAAGACGTGAGGAGTAGAATAAGTTCCAGTGTTATAATTGTATCCCTGATCAAGATACACGGTGGCACTAACAGAATCTCCGCCACCAACAACGCCAGTTGTTCTTGCAGAGTTTTTCATCTGATATGTTCTTACATATCCACCTTGCTCTGGCGGTATTGGCTCTCCACCTGCATAAGAAGCAGTAAGCTCTTGGTTAGCAGTTAAGAATGTCTTACTCTCAGCTTCACTTACAGCATCACGCATTTCATTCTGGATTTGTCTCCATAACCCAGCCATTGCGCCCATGTTCCCCATGAGATCACCTTACTTTCTGTCAATAGAAACTACATTATTATTGACTGCATCAGCGGCACCCTGTTTAATTGCTTCAAGTGCATCAATTCTATTTTTCTGGAAATCATCAGATTCAACAACAGCTTTTGTAATGTCTTCGGCAGTAAAGTCAAAACCATGTTCTGCAAAATACTGCATCATCTTCTGAGTTACCTCTGGATCAGCCTTTGCAAACACTTCGTTGATATATTCAAGAGCAGGTGCTACAGCCACGACAGATTCTACTAAATCGTCAACACCTTCAACCTTGAAATTCACATCTTTGCCGTCAAGTTTAATATCAACTGCACTTGCAATTAACTGCTGTTTAATGTAATCGCATTTCTCATCAATTGCAGTTAACATATCTTGAAACTGCACTTTATTAATATCATTTTCATCAACAAATGCGTCAACATCAATATCTGATGCAAGTTCGTATAATTCATCAATACCAATGCTTTCTAAATCCACGTTTCCATAAAATTTGATAATATTCATCTTGATTCCCATAAGTTTACTCAGTGGATCATAGTCCATACTAGATATTCCGTTTTCGTCCTTAGTTACTGGGAAAGCAGAAGCGACAACCGCCTCAACGAAATCATTTGCCTCAAATCTATTTAAAGACCCATCTTCATAATGTCTTGTTTCAAAAGCGATTTTACCCATAAAATTATCTCTCCATTTCTCTATTTAACTTCTCAATCAATTCAGATACATAATATCTGTAATTGACTTTCAATTTTCGACTATTAACAATGATTGGATTGAATTTTTTTAAATCCTTTTCGTTGAATGATTTTTTATCTATAGAAGCAATCATTCTGTCAAAATCATTGATATGCTGAAAATATGTAGTTTCTGTGTTATCTTTCTTTCTAAAATTAAATAAAAACCCTGCGATCATATTTCTGTAACCAACAAATTCTCTTAAACCTTTAATCTGATGATAATGAATTACACCTTTCTCTTCTTTGGTACGTTCAAAAGAAATAGAAGAAGTGCCAACACTTTTCAATTCCAATGCATACATATAAGGAGAGGAAAATAAGAAACAATCGCAAGGATTCTTACTTGAAAATCTTAAATTACTACAACCACCAAAAGACTGTGCTTGATCTTTTAAACGATAGTAGAATACGTCTGAAGGAATACTGGCTTTCCAATTTTCTTCAAATCTCTTACCAACATTCTTTGCCAACCTATTCACCTACCTGATATTTATCGTTAATATATTTTCTATAATCAACATACAATCTATATGTATCTTTCTTTGGATACCAGAACGCCATGATATCTGCACGTTCAGATGGATAGACCAGAAGTGGTTGCACACCATGTTCTACATAGAACTTAACCTGTGCTAAACTTGTAACAGGAATGAGTTTTGTATCTTTATAGGCTTCCTGCAACTGCTCAGGTGTTGTAATTTCTGAATTCAATAAATACACCCTTTCTTTTAAAATCGTAAAAAATAGGGAAGAAAACAAAAAATCATATAATCCAATTTGTGAACCATATTAAAGTTTTGTTCTCTTCCCTATCTTCTAATTAAAATGTAAAACTATAATATGATTACTGCAATATTTTTTCATGTTCAATATTCCAAGTTAATACACTACTGATTAGTATAAACTAACCAGTAGTGATAAATAATGTCCTTAAATTAAGCTAAAGACTTGATCTGATAAATATCTACAAATTCATCATCTGCATCTGTCATCAGGTCAAATGTGATCTTCAGTGTAATAGGATCTCCCTCAGCTGCGAAAGCTAATTCGATATTTCTCTGAGGAGTAGCTTTGTAGCAAGTGATATGTAATGGTGTTACAACTCCCTGCTCAGATTTCTGATTGATTTCTGCGTCAACTCTGAAATCAGCTAATTCCTGATTATCGTTAATCTTAACTAACTGAAGTGTAGAATCATTTACGATATAAGATACATCGTATTTCTTACCAACAGCAATTTCGCTATCTGTTGTAGCTGTGAATACTTTTGTTGCTACACTTCCTTCGATCTGTGTTCCACCAACATCACCTTTTTCGTAAACGAATAAAGCTCCTGCTTTTGGATCGTCTGGTAATGTAAGTTTTCCTGCTTCTGTAGCAGTGATCGTCTTCATTTCTGTACGATCTCCACCTTCTGTAATTGTACCGTTACCAAAGATAGAGAATAACTCAAATGGATATACCTGAATTTCTGCTTCAAGTGTTCCTTCCATTGGGTTAGCAAATGTTACAGCATCTCTACCTCTCTTTTTAGCTTTTACAGAATCTGCTGTAATATTTAATGTTACTGTATTTGCATAATCAACTCTTAAAGCCTTTTTGCTTGTAGCTAAGTTAGTTAACTCAAATACACCGCAGTCACGGCTTGCATATTTCTTACTAGCTGCCATTTTGTCACATCCTTTCATTAGAATTTTTAAATTTTAGTATTAAAATAAGACCTATAAAGATAGGTCTTATTTTTCCTCGTTAAGGTTTTTCAAATATGAATCTTCTTTAAAGTCACTACCTTCAGTTCCCCAGACACTGGCATTAAGAGCCATGATTTGATAATTTCTATCAATTAAAATTCTTTGAAAGTTATCATATAATTGAGGAATTGTTAATTGCCCTACGTTAGTAAAATTAATACTTGGGTGATACGCACATACAACAGAGATAATATTTCCGATATCATATTTAGGATCTTGTTTATCTAAGTTTTTGCCACGAGTACGTTTAGCTTTTGCCTTATCACGTCTACGTTGCATTTGGATAACAACAGGATCTTTTTGTTTTGATAATTCTTCGGACACTGTGCGTTCATTGTTAATATTTGAAATTTGCATCAGAATATGTAATACATCATCAAAGATTTCTCGATCAATAACCCCGACAATCTGTGATTCAACCTCTCCAGTTTCTTCGTCCTCATGTGTTTTTAAGATCTCAAATCTTTTTTCTCTTAATCTATACACAACATCTTCGACAAAATAAAAACAAAATGCTCTCACATAAATCCGTATAACATCTGTGTTTTCTGATACCAAATCAAATAATTTAACATCTGTTCGTTCTTCATAAGGTAATGCCAAAAAAGCATCATATTTATCTGGCAGGAGAGCAGAGTAGTAGCTATCTACTGTCAATGTCATATAACTAGCATATTGCATCCATAGCCCTTCACCAATTCTCCTACGATCACTGATTTTAGGTGGCTGAATATGCCCGATTCCAACAGGTATTGGTTCGCTTGACAGTAGCTGTGAATAAGTAAGTTTTACGTCACTCACTTACAAAGCAACTCCATATTTATATCATCAATCCGATACACCATTGTCCTGCCATAAAAGTTAGTGTTCGGCTTAAAAGACTGTAATTGGCTTGTACGAGTATCTAATCTCATAGCCCCGATACCAAATGAGTCTTTTATTGATTCGTCAGTTAAGGCAAGATTGATTGCTTGGCAAATCATATCTAAACGATTGCCAGCGTATCCTTTTTCACGCCATTCTGACCTTTCATCATCATCTAGTTTGATAACATCCCTATGACATACGACATTGATAACCAATGTGTAATCAATAATAGATGTTGATGTACTAGGATATGTTTCCATTAAGATAATAGATCGTGTATCTGTAATGGTTTCATCCATATATGGGACATCTTTGCAATGTCCTAATAAACGATTGTCTTTCACTTGCCCATGTATATTTTCGCCAATTTTGCATCCAAACCAATTATCCTCGAAAGAATAATCCTCATCATCAAGATATGGCATAGCAAGAGTGTTGACATCGTCATTTGTCATTAAAATATTTCCTACGGCTTCTTTGATCAATCCAAGTGAAACCAGAGGATTTTCCATCATTTTTTCTGTTTTCGTCATTGAATTTCACCTATGTAAGACTTTCTATAGTTATTTCAATAGAAGCAGTAGAAGAAGTTCTATCTTTTGCAGATAATTTCAAGATGATTTTCTGACCAACTAATGCAGAATTTGACACAGAGATTCCAATGTTTGAACCAGTTTCTTCTATATTAATGGAGTCTTTTAATTCACATTCAAGATCCCATTGAGGATCTTTTGTAACTATGTTTCCATCTAAGTCTTTAAAAGAAGCGGTAAATGTAGATTTCTTTCCTACAAAAACTTTCTTGTATCTATACTTAATAGTAGCAGTACATGTCTGTTCTACAGTTGGAACATCTGGCTGTTCTGGTTTCTCTGGCTGCGTTGGTTCAGGATCTTTTTTAGGCTCAAAGTAATCACATAATCGCAAGTCTTTTCTGTCTTTCGCTGGGTTAAATTCATCTTTATCAACGATAAAAGATAATACACCACCATGTTCAGTACCAAAATGATATAAAACATTATCATCACGAGTGAATGTAAATACGTCATTTGGAACTTCACGAATATCAAGAAATACTCTTTTTCCATCAAGCCCAAGAGTATCATCGTCTTGCGGTACAATTACCGTATAGTTATTTGACCCAACAAATATAATATTGTTACCTGTTTTACCAACATCATATTTAGATGCCGATTGATAATAAGCCCATCTTTCATGGATATTACCGTCTGCATCTTGCCATTTTACAGTAGACTGACACAACTTCATTGTTGTTTTTTCAAATACACCACATTGTCCAGGTCTTCCGTCTATGATCCAGTAATTATTCTCAAAATATACATACATTCCTGCTTTGGAAGTATTACATGGGAATAGTACAGTTCTCTGCATAGTTTTTAATGCGGTATCAGAATCATTATCTTGAACCACACATCGGATAGTCGTTCTTTCTGATAAATCAGAGTTACATAATTCAACCGTAGAAGCAATGTCTGTATCTAAGATCTCTGCAAATTCATCATCTTTATAATCGTTATATGCATCATTTTCATAACCGCCTGTTAAGTTAGGTCGTGTATTAGGTGTTATTAAATACCAATCTTGCATTTATCACACCTCCTATGTATAAGCGGTAGGTTTTTGATTGTTTGTCATTTTGTCAGCATTATATTTAATAGCATCAAGCTCGTTCTTTGCCGAAGTTTTTGACCCATTATTTCCATCAATACTTAATTCTTTTGTTACGATACTCACTCGTTTATTTACAAGTGAGTAGTAACGCTCCTGATAATATTGATGCATATATTCTGCCATTGTATCTATGACATATTGGTCAAGATCCTCTGAAAATTCTTTTGTCTCTACATCGTATGTAAGATCATCAATTTCCATAGAGTATCTTGCAATTGCCTTTTTTAGCCATTGAAAAACTAAAGAATCTGGCAGAGGTGTTTTATCTGCAAACGTAGATTCAAAACTTTGAATTACATCATCTGCGGTTGTCATTATAATCACCTACATCCTATTTCATTTTGTGTCCTGTATAGTTTTCAATGAATCGAATTTTTTCGTAATCGTTATAATTACCTTTTTTAATCATCATCATGACAGCTGATTTTTCAGCACTTGTGACAATATACTCAGAAACTTTGTCCTTAAATGTTTTTGACATCCCTTTATAGGCAAATAATTTTGCTACTAATGCAGGCGTTAAAATTTTCTGAACTTTCTTTTCTTTTTTATTGTCAAAGTCTAACTCTTCACGAGTATCAGCGTCTTCAATATATAATGTTGCATGAGAGCCAACACCATCAATTCCAGTAAAAAGCATATTCCCGTTCTGCACCTGTGAGATTACTTCTCCACGAGATAAACGAGTAGTACCATTTGGTGTAATTGTTACATCTCCTGTGGATTCAATTCTCTGAAATCCTGTTGTCCAATTGGCAAGGCTGCGTACTGTAATTTTTGTTTCCATGCTTAACTCTTTTACAACTTCTGTATTTTCCATCTCTTTCAATTATTTATCCTTTCACAACTAATTATCGTTTACTTGAATTTGTATTTTACAGAATTATACAATTCAATCTTTTCATCTAAATCTTTCGACTTTTGGAATGTCCAATAACGCACACCAGTATTTTTGTTGATATTAGAAGAAATATAACTTTCGCCTAACCCCATTAAAAAATAGTGTAGTTTTTTGGAATAGCAAAAGTAAATATCGTTCATGATCTATGTCCTCTATTTAACTAATTAATTGCAAAGATATACAGAATTACCATATATCTTTGCAAATAAAAAAGACCCATAAGGTCTACATTTCTTCAACTATTTACGAATTCTAGTAAGTACCAAGTTCTGTTGACAGTTTCTTGTCTCCAAGTAAGCCAATCATATATTCTCTTCCTGGAGCAACTAAAGCACCAACTTCAAGGTCATATCTTGTGATTAACTGACCTGTTGATACGTCTGTTCCAGAAATAGATGTTAATCCACCTCTTGTTACTGTATAGATTGGAGACTGTCCACCAGCAGGAATTACATATCCGAGTCCCTGTGGTAATACTGTCTGGAAGTCTGTTCCAGCTGCATTCATCAGAGAAGTATCATATGGATTTGGTAATTCAGAAACAACTGCACCATTGTACATTCCCATTAATCCTGTATCGTGGATTTCTTTCATAACGGCTTCAGAGATACCTGTAACAGCAGGTGTTGTTCCCTGATATCCTGCGAATGCATTAAACTGGGAAACTAAAGCATAATCACCAGTGATAGTTGGTTTTCCAAAACGTCTTACAGGTGTGATAACTCCATCAACACCAGTTTTTGTTAATCCGTCTCCCTCGAAGAAGTATTTAACTCCATCTGCATGTTTGATTGCTTTGTAGATTGTTTCTACAACATAAGCAGCAGCTTTGTTTCTGATCTGAATAGCGATCTGATTCTTTAACTCGTTTTCATCGCTCATGTCACCAATAGCAGCTTTTCTATAATCTACTGCATAACCAGCAGAAATAGCTACTGTAGCGATAGGTGTTCTTTTCTTTCTGATTACTGGGAAGTTAACATCCTGACCTAAAGCCTGTTTGTTTGCTGGGTTTCCAACAAATTCTGGGATTTCAACTTCGCAAGAATCGTTATATCCGATTGCTTTGTAATTTCCATAGATGCTTAATAATTTAGCTTCCTGAAGAATCTGAGGTTCCATTGAGAAACGTCTGATTTCATTTAATTCAGAAACTGCTGATAAATCACCAGCGGAAGCTTTGCTATTTAACTCTTTAATATAGTTAGCAGCCTGATCTGCTTTTTTCCCGAAACGTGCTAAGTCTTTTCCATCTCTCATTGCAGAGAAAATTTCTACTACAGGAGATTTTGTAGACACACGACCGCTTGCAAAGTTTGCATCCTTACGTTCGTTGTTTAATTCAAATGTATACATTTATACTATCCTCCTTTTTAAATTAACTATTTTGATACTGACTGTGTAGCTGGAGCAGAAGCAGCAACTCTTACAACAATACCTTTGTGATTTCCAATGATTTCAGTTACTTCTACATATGGTGCAGCAGTAGCTCCCTTAACAAGATCACCCGTTGCTGTAGATTTTAACTTATCACCTTTAGCCACCCCAGTAGGAATCTGTTTTCCATAAATTTCAAGTTCTTTTCCGTCTAATTTATCAAGATCTAAAACTCTTAAATCTGATCCTTTTGCGATAAAGTATCTGTCTAAACCTTCGTCGTCACCAACTTCAATATTCATTACTACCTGTTTAGCGTTAGCGGCTAAAGCAAATGTACCTTCTGTTACTGTTCCAAAATCGCCATTATAAACATCTGTTCCTGCAACAGCTTTTACATATGGGTATAATTTCTCGATTTCAGAGATATTGCGGAATTTAATCATTTTTATCTATCCTCCTTATTAAAAAATACTTACATCTTCGTCATCATCAACAACTTCGATAGATTCACATACCTCAGAAAAGATATCTTCAACTTTTTCTGAATTTGTTTCTGCTGTAGGCTCTGCGGCAGATGCCTGCTTCTCAGCTGCTTTCTGCTGTGCTACAATATTCATGCAAATCTTAGATTTGATAGAGTTAACTTCAGAAGCAATTTCATTTAATTCGTCAATATTTTCGCAAGAGTTAATATCAGATTTTAATTTGTCGATATCTTCTTTTGCGACAGCTTTTTCGTCTTCATTGAACTCGCTTAAAGCTTCGTCAACTTCACCTAATTTTTCTGCAACTTTAGCTTTTGCAATTTCTTTTCTAAGAATTTCGATCTGTTCCCATGCTGTCTCATTCTCTGTCTTTGTGTCTTCAAGAGCTTTCTGTAATTTTTCGACACTTGCATTAAGTTCGGAAATCTTTACATCCTTTTCTGCGATAACAGAATCTTTCTGCTCAATCACGGAATTCTGCTCAGAAATTTTCTCTTCTAATGCAGATTCTTTAGAATTGATTTCAGAAATTGTTTCTTTGATAGCAGAAGTGATTTCTTTCATATCAATTGTTCCGTCCATTTTCTGTTTGTCCTCCTTGTTTTGATTTTCGTTTAATTCCAATACAATAGAAGAGGTATCAGCTGGGTTCATTACCATATCCCAACCAGAGTGAATGAATTCAACAGGAATTCTCCCTGTTTCTCTCCATCCATTCATATAAACAATTCCTGTATTACCTTTTGCTTTGAAAATTTCTACGCTACCTTCTACGGCAACGCCATTGTTAAGATCTTCTTCAAGATTTGCAACGAATTCTGGATAACACATTTCATCAAGATATCCTTCACCGCATACACATCTCTTTGTTTCACCTTCGTAATCAATGTCGTCAATATATCCTCTTGTAAAATGTCCAACAACACTTGCATTTCTAAATGTTATTAAGCCATCTTCGTTGACACCAGTTTCTCCGTGACCGCAGATTATTGTTCTGTTTTCATCTAAAAATTCAACACGAACACTCATATCTGTGATACTGCCGAGCTGTGGCGCACAATATTCCTCTAAAAAGGTAATTCCATTTTTGTTGTATTTTGTTCCGATACCATTTTCTACTGATTCAGGAGGCTGTAATTCGTACAATACGGCTTTAAATGGTCTACGCCCATTCTTGTATTTCTTTTCAGATAACTCTACGATTGCCATGTTGTATCCTCCTTTAAAAAGTTTTGTATAACAAAAAAGCCGATTAAATAAAATCGACCTTTCATTATTAATATTTATTTAGAGTCACTTGGACTTGGGATATTGTTCCCATTATTATTTCTACTTCGAATTGTATTTTCGGTAGGGTTGTCCGTAGTTGGACGACCGCCAACCTGATCATCTTTTGAAACATTGCTTGATGTTAAGTGTGGTAAATAGCGTTCATATATACCATCTTCAATTTCTTCATCTAACACATTAAAATATGCTTCTGGATTTATTCCTGCACTAGCGACAAGATAAGATAAGGAACCGCTTGCCTCTGAATATAATGTTTTACACATATCAAAGAATGCTTTGCGGTTTACAAAAGAAGTAGGGAAGTAGTAAACTTCCACTGGATTGTTTTGATCTTTAATGACATTTTTGTTAATGACATAATTTAATTCTTTTTGCCATTCATAAACCCATGTATATACTTGGGCTGTGATCATTTCGAGGTTATTCGCTCCAGCTCCAAAATTACCTGATTCCATTGCTCCAAGTAAAGAAGCACAAATACCTAGATCCAAAGAGATTTGATTACTAAGATTTGATTCATTTTTATCATTAAAAATATCTGTAGAAACATCTAAAGAATTGATTTTTGTTCCTGCGGCAACGCTAAAGAAACTTAGCCCACCTTTGTTATTTTTGTTAACTACAGCGGTTTTAACGTCATTATGTTGAGATTGCTGTTGCTTTTTGGTTAAAGCACAAAGTCCTTTTTCTTTTCCTTCTGGGAATGTCTGGTAGACAACTTTATTGTTCAATTCATCCAAAACATTTCGTTTTGTGTCTGTAAAATAGTCTTTATATAATACATCTTCAAGCGCAGCAATAACCAGTGATCTTCCCCAAGGTTCTGAATCTTTACACTTGATTTTTCTGCACATTGTTTTATCCGAATTTAATATTAACCAATTGCCGTTTATGCCATTATTTTTCTTGCGATCGTGATATCCTTTTCTGATTTCTTCTGGATACTTTTTGAGCTTTCTTTCTAAAGTATCATCTGCAAAATCATCAAAATATCTCAAGTCAAAACCAACAACAAATCGCCCGTTTTTCTTACCAACAATTTTACAATACTGCCAGGGCAAAGAAATGATAGAGACGTTGACACCAATGTCATTGATTTCCATAATACGTTCAACATCAAAATCATTCATATATTTTGTGTTATCAATGTCGGATGGTCTTACTTTAGTTTCAAAATAAAAAAATGCAATTCCGTCTAACATCTCAGTATGTAATGCATCTCTGATAAAATGCTTATCGTCAATTGTCTCAAGAGTAGAGCGCATTAAGCGTTTATTATTTTTCGCTTTGTTGTTGTTTTTCTTTTTTGCTTTTGATTTATTGATTAATATACTATCCAAACATGGCAACGCAACCATATAGTCAATAGAGTTTGCAACAACTCCGTTTTTTGTATACACAAAATTTGATAACTTAATGGCGGTTTCATGGTTCTCAATTGGATTTCTCAAAACATTCGATATATCTTTTTTGTTAAAATAATCATAAACACCACACTGAAAAATAGCATTAAATATATCATTTGCTGTATATTGATAACTGTTGTATTCATATGTAGTGTCTTGTTTTACATTTTCTTCCATCATACCTCCTTCCATTAATTGATAAATGTTGCGTATCCGTATTCTTCATCTGTAGTTGCCATGTCTAATTCCAGCTGGTCTATAAAATATGATCCGTAGCTACATGAAGAATATCTATCTTTTCGGTTGTTTCCACGTTCCTTAATTCGGATACCACCTGTAGTTAATTTTTCATATTGTAATTCTGCACATTCGCTTACAAGTGCCTGGGTTTCCAAGAATGGTCGCTCAAAATCAAACACATCATCAACTTCGATAGCCTGTCTATATTCCTTATTTTTAGAAAGAATTTCTTCTTTTGCAGTTTCAAAGTTAACAAGGAAATCAATTTTTCCTTCAACCAAATTCTTTCTGAAATTCATCGCAATATCACTATTCAGATTTTGTGTACCATTGATAGCATAAACGCATGGTTTTGCGTCTGGATCTTGACACAATCTGCCGTATTCATCATTATTCATACATTTTAATGGTGCATATTCAACGCTACGATCTTCATCGTATAGAACTTTTTGTAAAGAATACAAAATTTGCAAACCTCCGTTACGCACATCAATTACTATATAATCAGCGTTAAAATCTTCATATAATTGACGTATCCTAATTGCCTGTTTTGTTGTGTCGCCTATCTGGTTTGATTCTATATAAGGGAATTGTCTACGATATCCTTGTTCCATTTGCTTATCGCCATACGTCATTGTTTCTGGAATAGCACGAATACAAGAATAAACTGAATTGTCGTTCTGAGAACCTGCTACGAATGCAATATCGCCTGCGACAACTCTTATTTCATTATCACGTTTAGGAATTGCATAGCGGTTTTTCTTATTGATTTGAACATCCAAATTATTTCTTGGATAAAAGACTTGTTTTGAAATTTGCCGATTCATCAGCATAGAATATGTAAAATATGCAGAATCAGATTCCTTGATTCTAAGATTTAAGAACTCTACCTTCCAACTGGTAGGATCTTGTTTTTTCTTTTCTTTGATCAACTGTTGTTTTGTTTTAAATCCATGTTTTAGACATATACTTTCATCAAATGCTAAAAGCATACCTTTTCCGTGTTTCAGCATTAATTCATAGTTCATGTCTACAATTGTCCACATCCAATGTGTAGGGTCTTGCCAAGATGAGCTAATATAGATATCAACAGGGTCTTCTTGTAAGATTTTCGCTAAAACTGGATTATCTTTATATTGCGGAAGTTGTATATAACCTGGCTGACGTACCATCTGAAATGGGGAAATGACATTATCTTCAATATTTTTCTTGATCTGCCTAAACTCTTCCCTAATAGCAACATTTGAACGAATACCACGGGCGTTATCATTTGCTGTAAACACTTTAATTGTAGATCCGTTATGAAATTTTACAACAACGTCTTGTCCATTAGTCTTAACATATTCAATTTCTGCTCTTAAAACAGCCGATTTTACCATTAATTCGCCTTGAATTTTTTCGGTAATAATCAATTTACTCTGTCCACGAGTAGCAGAACCAATAACAACTTTTGATCCTGGATAAAGAATAGCTCTAGAACATGCATATAGGGCAATTAAGAATGATTTTGCATCATTACGTGCTGCAACAATACAAATTGAGTTAGAAACACCCATATAATATAGTGCCAATTGTTGATATGTATATATTGGAATTTCTAAGTAATCTTGCACAAATCTGTGTAAATTTTTCCTAAAAAACGTACACCATGCCAATGTATGCATAACATTTGTTGGATTGCTTAAATAATGCGTAGATGGGAATTTTTTATACAAATCCTTTTGATATTTATCGGCAGGGAACTGTTCAATCATTTTACTAAGACGTTTGGCAGCTGTTTTTTTACTTACTTGTTTATTCATCGTCTAAATCCTCGTCATCAGGAATGAAATATTCCTTATCTCGATCAGAAGATCCATATTGTAAATTTCTTAATGGACGTAGCATAAATCTGTCCACATAGTCTGCCAAATCATCATAATCTTCATATAATGGTTTATCTTTATAAAATTCTTCAGGCGTATATTTTGATATAGTAGCCAATGTTACTCCAAGAGTGGTGTTCTGACTTTCATCTTTTTCTTCGACTGTTTTGAGACCTGCGTCGTTGAATGTTTTAGAATACTGACTACTAAGGTCAATATATTTTTTTGAATCACCTGCCTGTAGAGCACGTATTTGTAGCATGTATAAATTACATAACGATTTTACGAAGATTTCTTGATTCTGGTCAATGTTTGGATTGTTGTCTTTTAGCATATTATAATGCTCGTCAAGATTTTTATAATCCGCCTGTGTAAATCCAGCGCCCCATCTTTTAGTAGCTGAACCAGAAATAGATATACTATCATCATTTACGGCTTGTTCTGCACTCATAACATGATCATATCCATCTTCGTAAAATTTCGTCTTCATTCCATCAAGATATGTATTACCAACCTTTGTTGTTTGATGAAGATTACGCTTTGAAAGATATTGTGAAAATGTGATTGGTTGATTTTCAACCTTTGCATTTTTGTATGCATCAACATGAAACACTACATCAAATTGTTGACACACATGCTTAATTGCGTGGACTTCATTTCCATTGTAGTAATTGATCAACTTCTGTAGATATAAGTCCATACAATCATTACAGATGTTGATATATCCATCATTACTCTGGTATAAAGGAGAAGGAGATTTAGCAAAATGGTTTCTTTGATTATCCCAACTCTTACCACAACATGTGCATTTGTATTTTTTATCTACTTTAGTAGATCGCCTTGGCATCTCAAATTGTACGTCTCTATTGATGTACATTGGGGATTTTACCAATTCTTCTGGCGTTAATTCTCTTGCCATAAGTCCCTCCTTTCCTTATATAATAGAAGAGCAGTAGATGATATCGTTCATCTACTGCATATAGTTCGTAATATTAGAATCTCCAAAGGTCCTTTAACAGATACTCGAAAGGCAACATAGTTGACAAGACCTCAAAATGTTTATCTTCCATAATTCTAGCAACGATATCTAAGTCAGATACATCTTCTTTGCTGATCGGAATATTGTCTTCATCATCATATCCAAAAAGCCAGATATCAGAATCAGAATAGAAGTTCAACACAAAATCTATAATATCCTGAGTAACCTCTTCTTGATATAAATAAATGGAACTTCCCTGCAAAGAATCATTATATTTTTCATATAAGAAAACTCTCAGACTTCCATCATCAAACATTTCAAGACAATATGTGGCATCGTCTTTTTCCATATTAATCTTATGTGGAGTATAGTCAAGTTCTGACATTGCAATGGATAACATATAACGAATTGTCTCAGCGCTTGCAATGATGTCTACACAATTATCTCCATCGACCAACTGATCGTTAACTGTAAATAAAAGCTCAATTTGGTCTTCGAAATCTGTAATATTCAGATCCTCATATTTGTTATATTTATCTTTATAAGAAATAACAATCACTCCAATCTTATTTGTTTACTGCATCTTTTAATGAAGCAGAGATTTTGAATTTTGGAGCTTTCTTAGCAGGGACATTGATTGTTTCACCTGTTCTTGGATTTCTTGCAACATGAGCTGGTTTATCTTCAACAGTAAATGTGCCAAGTCCCATTAAACGAACACCTTCTCCAGATGTAATTGCATCAACGATGCACTCAACAACTCTATCTAATTCTTCTTTTGCTTCGATCTGAGTTACTTTACGTCCTTCTGTTTCTGTTTTCTTTGTTGCGATTGATTTTACTAATTCTTTTGTTGTAATCATAGTTCGATTCTCCTTTTTGTAATTAATGTTTTATTTTTAACTAATTTCTACGACTACTCACTTTTGAGTACCCGTAAATATTTATAGAAATGGAGCAGAAGAAGTAATATCCTCTGCTCATAATAAGCAGTCTGTCCGACCTGTTTTGAGAGATTGATCCTAAAAAAATGACTGCCGAATTGCTAATTTAACTGTATCTTGAATGATGCTGTATGTCCTTCACGTTCTGTAAACTCAAATAACTTGCAAGCACTCTTTGCCCCTTTAAAAATACTGTCTGCATAAGGATCACTACCTACAAAGCTTGGACACACTAAAATTTCTTTATCGCATGTAATACCTTCACTTAGAGATTTTTCAAGCATTCCGTGGTAATGACCAACCAATAAGAAATCAATATCTTCGTTATAGATAGACTCCATATTTTGAATGGCGCTATCAATTCCTCTTAAAGTATGTCCATGCATTGCAACCACATTAAAGCAAGCGACAGGAATGTGGATACAATCAGATTCCAGATCAAGATGTACTTCAACACGATCATTATTTGCCAAACATTCATTGATGTAATTACCAATAATATACTCAAAGTCTTCCGCACATAACTCAGAAGCCCTTGTTCCTATCAGTCGTGTTTGGCTATGATTGCTTCGACCTACGCAATAATATTCAATTTCAACATATTTGGATAATTCATTTAAGAAATGTGAAATGATTTTTGAAATATCAACAACTGCCTTAACAACGGCAGAATCGTTTAATTTAACGTCAGTAAGACGTAAGATGCCCTGAATATCATCACCTAATGTGACGACTTTGAGCTTAGAAATACCAAGCCTATGTACCAGTGCGATAGTTTGAGATAATAATTTCTGAAATCTTTCAATGCAAATCTCTGGAGAATATTTATTATTAATACTTTCAAATACTGCATTGTAATGGATATCTGCGATAGAAAGCACATATCCTTTAGATTTATCTTCAACTCTCAGAGGTTTGAAGTCTGGGTTTGGTAGCATCTGAATTGCTTCAGCCACATATTCATTGAACAACTCAAAACGACTTTCTTGGCGAGAAATACGATTTCTCTCTAAATTAACTGTCTGTAATTTCTGTCGTTCCTTACGAATTCTTTCATATAATAACTGATCTTCAGACTTTTCATCATTACCAGATTTTTGCTTGCTGCGAAAATAAGCATCTCTGAATCTACCACCAAATGGAGTAGAAGAGGACTTGCGAATTGTATCGCTTGCACATTGTACATGATGTTTTTCTTTAATTTCCTGCCAGTCGATATCAACTACACCGTCAAGTTTTGAATCAATATCTGCACAGACAGCCTCATATGTTTCTGGAGTTAATCCGATTTTTGCTAATTCTTGTTCAAAGTTAATACTGATAAATCTTCACTCCAATCTATTCTTCGTCAGAAGGTACGTTTAATTCCAGATCTTCATCAGTCTTTTCTTTCATCTGAAACTCACCATATTTTCCATCAAAGTCTTTTAATAAATCTTTGAAAGATACATTTCCTTCTTCTGTTTCAATAACTCCTTTTTCGATATCTACATAACCTGCCGCCTTAACTGTGACAGTAGTAGATTTTTTATAAGATAAAGCTTTTGCCATATTCATTCTCCTTTAAACTAATGTGAATTTTTTAATTATTTGTAAAATACCCCTACACACTTGATTAAAAATGTGGTATAGTGTAAATAGAGAGATTTTAAGTATTTTTATGAAATAAAAAATTAATCTAATAAATCTGCAAGGGCAGCAGTCTTGCTTCGTTCTGTAGTCTGTAACTGAACGTATCCAAATTTATTATGCCCTGCTAATTTTTGAACAGTAGATAATAAACCATTATTCATTCTAAATAATGTAGAATCTGTTTGTTTAAAATCTCCATTCATCCATAAAGCAGATCCTTCACCGACTCGTCCAATCAATAGTTGTACGTGTTCTTTTGTTAAATTCTCTGCTTCACTAACATAAATGATTGAGTTTTTTATATCTCTACCACGCATATATCCAAGATATTCAATCTCAACATTTCCTTGAGCAATTTGAAATTCTAATCCTGTTTCTCCTCCAAGATGATCTGCTAACGGAGCAGCAAACGGTAATAATTTTTCAAATTTTGTTCCTGGTATAAATCCGATTTCACTTGCATCTTTAACACCAATAGCATTACGAACATAAATTAATTTATCAAATTTTCCAGATTCAATTAATTTTAAGGCATTGGACAACATAATGTAGTCTTTGCCACTTCCAAATTTTCCTGAGACCATATTGATCGTGATATCTTTGTTCTGTAACATATCGAATGTCAAAGTCTGTTGTGGATTGACAGGTTTCACTTTCCCCATAAATGAACTGTTAACAGTTTTATATGAAATTGCATGATATTCTTCGCCATTCCATTTTCTATAATCCACAATTTCTCCATCAGATTTACGAATAATTAAATACTCATTTACTAACGAATCATAGATATTTTCATTGGTATGAAGATAGAAATAACTCATTTCTTCGTCTGAAAGCGTAACGTCTTTATATCCTGTGTATTCTTCAATATTTTTTACAAGATTAATATCGTTTACACCTTTTGTTGTTAATGCGAAAATATTTCTTGCCAAAAATTTGCAATTTAAATCATCTGTACAGAATATAATTGGAGCAGTGTCTTTATTATATAAGTAAGCTGATGCCAGAATAATATTATCTGGTGTTTCTTCTAAATCACATGACTCAATCACATGTTTGGTAGAAGAAGTAGTTCTAACAACTTCATATTTCCCAAAATTTTCATCAAGTAAATGTGCGATCAATCTTGCTTTATACTTTACTTCTCCATCTTTTTTACCAGATGTTTTGATATTTTCGATTTCTTCAAGAGTCTTTTGTGAAATTACAAATGGCTCTTTAAATGCTGCCTGCTGTAGATTGAGCAGAGCATTGGTATCTAAGAATAATTTATATTCCAAATAAAGTTGATACCACCTTTCTTAAATTTTGTAAGATTATCTTTCTCTATATTTCTTTAGAACTTTCATTACGCTTCTTTTCTCACTTGCATAGTAAGTAGGATGTCCAGAATACGTCTGATGAATATCAGATTTGTCCTTGAATCCTTTTGAGCGAAGATAGAAAGCTTCATTTTTGGTGATCTTAATTATAGAAGATCCCTCCATTCTTAAAATATTTCCAGTGATGCTTGACGCTGCATATAGCAGTCGTCGTACATATTTACTGGATAAGAAAGCCTCAGACTGGATTTGAACCAGCTGTCCTTCAGGTCATGTCCTGTGCCTTTACCTGACTTAATGCTACCGAGGCATAATGGCTTGGAACGGATTTGAACCGCTTCACAATATTAAAAGTATTGCGTTCTACCAATGAACTACCAAGCCAGAAATGAGTGGCAGACGAATATTAATCCATCTGCCTGTACTAACAATGAAAAAATCTTTGTTGAAAAAAGAACTGACCACAAAACAGCTCTTTGATTGTACAGGTAGGATTTGAACCTACGATCAATAGTGACATTACGCTTCTTTTACATACTGCCATTTATATCCATATGCAGTTTTTCTATTTCCTCTTGCACAAGCAGCTACATTTTCGTGCCTGAATCCTAATGATCGTTCAATTTCTCTGGTACTATTCCATATTTTTACTAATTCATTATTTTTATTGTATTGAGCAGTTTTCTTTGAAAATGTTTTCCTCATTGTATCGGAATATAATTTACTATAACCTAAAACAAATGACGCATGTTGTATTTGTTCATATACTGTAGCCCATTCTAAATTTTCAACATGGTTATTTGCCTTATCCCCGTCTATATGGTTAACTGTGCTTTTCTTTTCTGGGTTATCGATAAAGGTCGAAGCAACAGCTATATGAACTATAATATTTTTTATTTTTCGTTTATTATTGACATATCCATTAAATATGCTAGTTCTACAATATCCCTTTTTATCAAGATAAAATTTTCTGTTGGTTTTATTTATCTTATGTCTAATATTTCCGAAAGTAGATACTTCATATCTATTATATACTTGATCGTGATATTTTAATGTTTTCCAAATTTCTTCCATGCACAATCTCCTTCAAAACACAATAGTAACTGTTTAGCTATCCTCTTATAATTAATTGTTAAAATAAAATTCAGCCATACATTGCTCTAAATAATTAGGTTTAGTTTTACTTTTAATTTTAAATAATTCATCTATTCGTTTATTTACCATTACGCCACTGCGCAAGAAATGGTAGGGGCACGAATGTCTCAGCCTAAATGAATTATTATGATGATTTTTAATAGCAGAAGGTGGATTTGAACCACCGATCTTCAGGGTATGAACCTGATGAGATAACCAAACTTCTCCATTCTGCAACAGGGATACCTAGACTTGAACTAGGCTCGAGACAGTCAAAGTGTCTTGTGATACCGCTACACCATATCCCTTTGGATGCATTTTTGTATAAAATACAATTCCTATAGCTGGATTCGAACCAGCGACTTTCATCTAATGTTATCCTTGCTGTGATGACCCTCTGCCAACTGAGGTATATAGGAAAACTGACACGACAGGAATCGAACCTGCAACACCAACGTCCGTAGCGTTGTGCTCTGTCCAATTGAGCTACATGTCAATAACGAATATGTATTTGCCTCTCATACGTACACACTGGCGAGACAATACATATTTCTAAAAAGCAACAGTGTGTAAGTATTGCTTTTCTAGGGCGAACTGAAGTGATGAACTCCATCAGAATATCAGAAGATGTATACATTCCAATATCCACTAGCCATCAGGGCATTCGCATATTTGTTAATCTGCGCATCGTATGCGTCTCAGATCTAATCGTCCCTGTTGAGGGAATCGAACCCACTCGTGACCGAAGCCATCTGATTTACAGTCAGATCCGCCTCCTTAGCGGGATAAACAGGGATATAAGCCCGTGAGGTCGAAAGACATCACAGGACAAACTAACGCTGCGACTCAGACTCGAACTGAGACACCGTATCACTACGGCTACTAGTAGTTTTCAAGACTACTGCCTTACCAAAATTAGGCTTATCGCAGCTGAAATGTGCATGAGAGGCTACGACCCTCTGTTACGTGCATTCCCACGTAAGCCTGATTAGCAATCAGGTGCATTAAACCAGCTCTGCCACATGCACATAATTTTTGTAGACCACTCTATAAAAAGACACACATTCTTTGTGCGATCAAAACACCTTGGATTAGAGTATCGCAAGTTTCTACACGAGATCCACCTTGTACTTCGGTACCACTCTTTCAACGATTTGTGTTTTCTTTTATCAGCTAATAGCCTAAATCCACCGATCTTGGTCGGATCACTTCATTTCTTGTTGGGCACGCAAGGTGCAATGTTTTATAATATGGTAAATTACTATACACTTTCATCTTCTTCATCATTATCTGAATTCAAAGACTCATATTTTTCTAATAATCTGTCAAGATATTCATCAGCAATTTCTTGCATTTTAGTGAAATAACCAACAACATCCATGATGAATTCTGGTGGGAATCCGTGATCTCTTGTGTAAATTGATTTTGATTGCTCAATGTCAATCGTATTTCCAATCTCTGTCAGAATCAGATGATATAAAGTTCTACGCTCAATATTCATAAGATCACACAATTCTCTTAGACGCTTTCTATTTTTTAGATACCAAGTATTTGTTGCTTTTGGCAACTCTATATCACTTGTTGGCTGAACAATAATAGAAGAAGTTGTATTCGGTTGAGTCGCCACTACTGTATATGTACCAGTCTTGCGAAGAGACGGTAAAACTTCAGATGTAACCCATTTCTTGAACTTTTTAGCGGATTCCAGTTTACTTCCAAAAATAAGAGAGTAAACGCCAGATTCGTTAACAACCTTCATCGTCTGTGTTCCGCCAAGGGTGCCCTGAATTGGGGCGTCCTTTTTATCTTCGTTATCAACATGGGAAGAAATAGCATTTCGTGCCTTAGAATATCCAAGACATTCTGCAATATCCTTGCCAACAAACCAAGGATCTCCATCAATTGTAAGAGTTCTCACATTACCAAATTCTTCGTTATTGAATGTTGTAATTGCTGTTGTATTCATAATTATTTTCTCCTTTAATATAATGTACAGATGACATTTCGCCACCTGCCAGAATAATAAATGGAGGCTCGGTATTTATCCGAGAAAATATCCATTAGTCGGTGTACACTACTTGATGTGTACATGAGTTACCGACAAATAATTTGCGTATGCACTAAAAGGCGTCCAACACATTTGAAATCAGAGTTATATTACTCCTGTAAATTCTATGGCAAATGTCTATACGCAAGCTCCAAACATACGAGCTTTATACCTCTGTGTTTTGCATGGCGTCCCATACTCACCAAAATATCTTCATTAATGCCCTATAGGCGATATTTCTTACGTGTGATAAAATTAGCTTTTTGTTACTTTACCACATATACTTTACGGTACTTTTTGCCGAATCTCTTGACCTGTGAGTGGGAAGAGAAGTACATGTCAATGTGTTTCCCTCTTACTCCGCCACCAACGTCCTGGGCTATATACCAGTGCCCATTAATTCTGACCTTAGTACCTAATTTAATTTTTCTCCTATCAACAGAAATAGTTCTGCCTTGTTTTGCTCTGCGACCTGAAGCAGTTCGGTTTCCCCAACCGCCAGAACATGACCGACAACCGCAGTATGCAGTAATCTTATATGTTCCCAAACATTTGACTTTCTTATTTTTTGCAGAAACAGTAGTAGAAGTAGTAAAACCACCGACTGTCAACAACATTGCTATAACTAATGTGATAATTGAAATTTTCTTTTTCATGATTGCTCCTTTGGTTGCTTTTCAGTTTCCTCTGGAGGTCTATTATATATTAATAGAACAGTTGCAAGTCTCGGATACCATCTCTGATTTTTGTTTTTGATTACATAGACCTCGGAACTCACGGTGTGAAATTTCTTTAGCTGCAAGCAGCGTGAGCATTTGTACAAAGTACAAATTGGTATTTTGAGAGTTTATCTGTTCTGATTAATCTTTCTTCCTATAGTTCCACTTAATGAAATCCTCGAACACCGCATAAACACTGGGCTTAAGAGGTGCTCGAAAATAAAAAGTCGACGATTTTTGCCTTTTTTTTACTAAAAATCTTTTTTAAATTCTATATTGTACAATAATACATCACATGTCTCATTATCAGATACTTGACATAATTTAATATTCGTAATGGTATTTGGGTTGTTTTTTTTATATAAATTGATTAAGTTCGAATAATAAAATAAAAATTCAAACAAATATTTTTTTGCCGTAGTCTTATCACGGTCAATATAACGTATTAAACAATATAAAGTATGTGGATTGATTTTGTATTTTAACAATGTTCGATATACGTTATTTTTTTCATTTACAAACAATGTGTGCTTTGCGCTGTATGAATAAGTATACTTATCTAATTCTATAATCTTTACTAATGTATCAAGTAAATTTTCTAAAATTTGTATAACGTTTTTTACTTGATCGTATTTAACAAGTTTTTTATTGAAATTTTTAGGTTTGAATAAATCAGATAATACCACCTTTTTTCTTTGCCGTCTTGCTGGACTAAAATCATCAATTGTTTCTTCGAGATAATCCATAGTGGTCTTGCATGTTTTATAAATTACGTTCTTTTTGTCCTCGTAGCCTTTTATTTGAGAAATTACACCAAGAAAATGAGCTTGTTGCTTTAATCCAGTTTCTTTATCTAATTTAATGTGCCTATTTTGAATACGCTTAATTTCGGCTTTGGAATCAATTTCAAATTCTTTTTTTGCTTTATCAATTTCAATACAAGACATAACATCCAACTGGCAAATATCAAAATACAGTCTTCGAAAAACAGTGTCAGTATCATATAATTCTTGAATACTTTTTTCACTATTGTTGGCTTTATCCCACAGCTGGCTATTTAATTGTTGTGATAGATTAATAATTTCTCCAATCAAATTATTACTTGTACGAATGTCAAGGTCTGCTTGATCTTCTGGTGTAAAATATCGTTTAGCTTTTCTTGCATGAACATTTGATGTTGGAACTTTGAATACAGAATAATTTTTTTTGGCTGCATTCAACAAAATCTGATCATCTGTGATCAACATTTGATCTGAATCAAAATCGCATCCGCTTAACCGTTCTAAAATATTATCGTTAATTGAATTTAAGCAAACAATTTCATCAGTTAGATTAAAATAGGTATCAATTTCATTAACACGAGTATTCTTTGCCACAAGAATATTGCCAATTGTGACATGTGGACTTCTACAACACAACAATTCCTGATCGTTTAAAAATCTAGTATTATATATTTCTCCTTTGTTTAAAGTCGAAATAGTTGGATTAAATTCACCAATAGAAGATTTCAACATTTCGATCGGATTTCCAAATAATACAGAATAATTACCATTGACGAGTACATGCCCCTTTTTTAAATTTTTACGGTATGCCTTTATCAACGATCTTTTGAAATTCAAAAATATTTCCGTACGTTCAAAATCTGGGCATATACTTAACATAGTATAAATAATGTCGTTCATATTTTTTGGATTTTCATCTTTCAATGCCTGACATTTAATATGATATTTAAAGACATCAATATCAGTGTTAAGTTTATTCATATAATCAAAAGATGGTTGTAAAAATTCTTCTACGTCATTTTTTGATAGTTGTAATGTATTTAATAATTGATAATGACACTGAACCATTTTCCCGTCAAAAAAATGCGTTTTTTTCTCATGTTTCACAACACCGAACATACTTGGCAAATTGTTTAGCCATTGCTCAATTGATCCAAATTTTAGATATTTGACGCTATTTGGAGTTGTGATCATTTTAATTTGAGATACATCAGTTGCAAGTGTAAAACCATTCAGTTGTGAAATATCCGTAATATCGTTATCTTCAAACCATTTTTGAATATTTGTATTAAAGCAACATGATTTAAAAAATTTATTTCTTAAAAGAAGCATTCCGTAACAGGAATATTTCTCCATAACAGATTTATCAATCAGACTCTGTCCATCCCAAATTGAGTTATGTATCTCAATAGTTTTTTCATTTGTATGAAGCCAACCGTCATCGCCAATCGTTGTCTCAATCACGGTATCATTAAAAACACTTTCATAATCATCAATGATTAAAATTGATTTTGGATCGATTTCAATAACATCAATGATGCTACTTGTCGGAAGGGCAATATATGCTTCAAGGGCTGCGAGATCAATTTCTTCTCCATCTTTTACTTCAAGTCCACACAGTCCCCATTTTTGCATATGTTTTGATAAATTCTTTTCAATAAATAAACACTTTCCAACACGGCTACTTCCTGACGATCTTTTAAATCTTACATAATTTCTACCATCACATTTAAATCCATCTTTATATAAAATATTTCTTAAAGTGGCTACGTCAACAATGGTTTTATTAGTAGATGTTTTTAGAATATACATAATTTTATGAACAAAAGTTTCTTCATCGACTTCTTCTTTATAACAAAATTGTGGAGGCAAATTATCACACATGAGCCTTTTATCTATCCATCGATCTGTCCTGACACCTATAACTTCTCCAGTTGAAGTATCTTTACAAATACAATTTTTGAATTCATTTTTAGATAATTCGTATCCAAATTTCATATATGTATCAACTTTGATTCTGTTAAATTCTTTTACGCTATAGTTAAATGTAACATTTATTACCATATTACTGTATTCTTTAGTATTGTCATGTTCATCGAAAAATGAAAAAACCTTTTTACCAATGCCAAAATTTTTTCCGTTACTGGCAACATAGTTTCTTAATTCAATTAAATCTAAGCTGAAGTCATATGTATTAATATATTTTCTTAAATTCGGTTTGAACCCATGATCCGTCTTTCTTAGAAGAGAGTACCCTTTCGCACTCTCTTCATTCTCAGAAATTTGATGATTTGAAATATACAAATCTTTTGCATCAATGCTTGGGATTTGTAATGGATTAGTATTAATATTTTTTGTCATTCATAACTCTCCTTTGTATTCTTTTCGATGAATCGGATTGGCATCTCATCAGATGTGTTAATTTTTTCGATTATACAATTTGACAGTTCATTTGCAATGTATTGCTTCCAATTGGTATTAGGTAAAGGTTGTTTCCATTGATATAAAAAAGTATTTGTAATTTTCAATAACCCATCTGGATTAAACAAATTACTAGAAATCAAAGGAATGTCTGCATGAAAAGTCATTTCATTGCTAATATTCTGAATCTGCGTATCAATTTCGTACCATGGTAAATATGGTTTCTGTGTTTTGATATCGTATATACAGTCATGAAGTACATTACGTTTTACTTCAACATGCAAGTAAATCATAAATGGCTCGACCACAATATTTGCTGTCCACAAATTGTTTGCCGATTTATTTAAATAATTTACAATTTCTTCCAAAATATTATATATATGGTTTTCCATTAGATATAAAAATCTATTTTTGAAAATTTCCCATGCCTCATGAATTGAATCTCTAAATTCTTTAATATCTACAATATGATTTTCTAAACGAATTTTACTTATAATAAATTTTTTGTATGTAAAAGAAATATTCACGCCTCTTGTTGAAAATTCATCAATGTTAAGTTTCAAGGAATGTGATTCGCAATTAAATTTATTTTCATATACACGGAGTGTCTCAACGATATTTTTTACCGAAACAAGCAATTCCTCGTCTTTACTTATGTCTTTTTTTAGTTTTGATAATGATTTCCAAACACCATATCTTTGATCAATATCATCAAGGCGTTGCAGTGCATATTCTATATGTTTTGTAATACGCACACGATCTGTACGAATGATTCTTGCGTCAATTAAGTCAGATGTAATTAACATATGGTCATTATTTTTATCAAAGAAAGATGTCTTTAATGATGCGGTAAAGTTCCAATTAGAAACTCGTATAGTACAAGGAAATTCGAATGTACACTTGATAAATTTACATTTATGATTTTTTAATGTTTGTAAAGTTTCAAAAACTTCGCCATAAAAAACTTTAATCTGAGATAAATATTCAATATCTCTTGAAGATAATTTAATCTTATCTCTTGACGGATTATCATTATCATAATTTTGAAATTTTAAAATTGTTGGGAAGTAGAATGAAGTATCATTTACTTTTATTAATATACTAAGAGATGTTATTAATTGATTTACTTCATTTTGAGTAATAACAACATTAACATCTTGAAACATCTCATCAATCTGATCGGTTATTTTATCTGCCAATTCAATATTTTTATCTTGATGCACAATTAAAATTGGTACATATCCTGTGTTTGCCATTCTACTCATCATCCTCACTTTCTTCAAAAATCATGTCTGTCATACGTTCCATTTCAGTTCTTGGTTTTCTGAAAGCGTCCTTATGTAAACTTTCTGCTTTGATCTGGCAATAAATATCTTCCGTAATCATTTCTCTGGTAGCAGCAGAACGACACATTCCTGCGCAAAACAGTACGGCACCGCCAATCAGAATCGTAGATAAAACTATCATTCTACTGCACCTCCACTGTATTTGATTTACCGCTTAGGTAATCGCCTGCACATTCAAGAAGCTTGTAGATAGCATCAGCGGATTCAATATGTATGTCAAGATCGCCAGCTGTTTCAAGCTCAACTACCTTAGCCATCAGAGCTGTTCTAAGAGAATATCTCTTTGCCGTGATCTGTAAATCATCTTCAAACTGATGCCAGATTGGGAAATCTCCTGTCTCTTTGGCAATTGAAAGCGTTACAGTAAATGTTTCGTCCTCTTTGCCTTTCTCATCATTATGTCGGGCAGTAGCTAAAATTTTATGTTTTCTGTGATTTATCGGAATTTCAATGGTTGTCCCAAGGCTTTTATAACTTCGCTGTGGACGATTCTTTTTCTTCATTGCCTTCTGTTCTGCATACTTTTCTTTATTAAATTTTCTGGATTTCATTAAAAGTCTCCTTATTTATGTATTTGTTTAGTTTAATTATTAATTTGTGTTTATTATGTATTTCAATAACTCATTCTTACTGTTCTGGTATAATATTCTTCTCAATCTTTCGCCAATCGTTGGGAAGAGATACATTAAAATAAATATCACGAGCACTCTTGCTTTCTTTGACCATTTTGCATATCAACGTGTGCTTGTGAAACCGCAGCAATTCTTTGACCTGATACCATTTAAAACAATAATCAGTGCCACCTGATCGAATATTGCTTAAGATATCGTTGATGAAAATACGATAATATTGGTCATGCGTTGGCTTATAGACTACGGCATCTGTTGTACTATCTCTTGCTCGAATACCATCATTTCTTTTTAATCTTTTCTTTGAAGAAGGAGTAGTGTGTAGTCTCTGTGCTGCAAGTTTTACTGCAAACTGTTCTTGCGTCATGTTCTCAAATGAGATACGATCAGAAGTAGCCAATAAGTCTTTGAGTTCTGTATTTAATTGTGTTGTCATGAAAATTTGTTAGATCCTTTCGTTATGTATATTATTGTTTAGTTAATTTTTAATTTGTGTTTACTTGATAACTCACAATGCTGCCAACAAAGCGATTAATCAAGGTTTTCTAAATCAGAAGAAGTATTAGTTGCTTTCCCGAATTCTCCGTAAGGTTTTAACTGTAATTTAATTTCTTCGATTTCTTTTTTATAATCGTAATTGGAATCCAAGCGATATTCTTGAGTTCCGTCATATTTATATTTATTTGTAAAAGCAATTCGACTATATACAACTCTATCAGTGCCAGGAAGAGTTTTGAATAATTGCTCATGATAGATAATCCCTGCCTCATCAAGAACCTTAACACATTTTTCAATAGTAGTTCGATGTAATCCAAGTTCCTTTCCGACATCATCATATGTTTTCACATATGTTTCTGGTCTTTTCTTTCTATTCTTTTTCGAATTAAAATCTTCTGAAACTCGCATGATAATATTGTATCTTAGATATGCTAACACGAGTAATACATTCCATATTCTGGTATTATATGGCATTGAATTCGTCTTATGTAATCGAAGCAAGTATAAGAACTCGAAGTTATAAATTATACCGTAATGTTTCTTTTGTAGGAATAAATTTTCTTCAGTGTCTTCATTCGGAACATTATATAATGTAAGCTGCTTGATTGGTGATGCAACTTTTTTAACATAGCCTTTGTCTTCAATTAATTTCATAAATTTTTTAACTTGTTCATTGATTCCTGATGAGTTGTAATTCTGTGAAAAGCTCATTTGGCGCACGAGTAAGTTTGTATTATAAAGAATCGGTGGTTTTTCTGGATTCCATTTTAACATCATATTGTTTGCTAACGCCATTTGAAATAATATTCTTTTTTCTCCAAACTCTGGATTGTAGATTAGAAAATGTGGAATAACATGAAAGTTCTGTCGTTTTCCTTCGGGTTTAATTTGTTTCATAAATAATTCTCCTTTGCCATTTTGGTTATTAACTTGTGTGTAGACAAAATCTCAGCATAAGTACAACAGGTGTTGATTTGATAGACACGTCTAAATAGCTAGACAGATAATTTTTAATCGCTCAACCGACAACATTAACTATAAGAGACGTGTTATCTATATAGGACATGTTACCTATACAAAACACGGGAATATAAATATTCCCTACCTATTTTTTGTTTCGGTCGCTGACGCTTACTCAACGAAAAAATTCCGTGTTCGCTGACGCTCATCTCTTTTCTCTTTTGATCTTTCATCTGTCTTTTTTTTATTTGTGTTATCTGTCTTGACAATTGTATTGATCATCTTTTAATTTCTCCTTTCTTTGTTTTCATCATGTAGATCATATATGATAATTGTTTTATATTTTCTTCTTGCAATGTCTGTAATCTTTTTCTGGTTATCTCATTGTAGTACAACCACATATATGATCTTGAAGATCTTGGATATAATATCTCAAAATGATCTTTCCAGTAATTATGAATCTTCATTGCAATTTCTTTTCTGGTATCTGCCAACATATATTCTTTAAAAGAATCTTTACACAGATTACCATAATTGATTATCTGGCATATCATATCTGGTGTGATATCTGGTGGCAAATTGAAAGAGAGTTTTGTCTCTTCATTGCAATTATGTATAAAATCATTTGTATTCTTCACGGTATATATCCTTTCTTTCTTCATTTTCTTTTTAAGCATATTGGTATTTTAACATACTTTTTGCACCTTGTCAACGGGTGCAATGAGGGAAACTAGTTATATTTTTATCTGGGTAGAATGTAATTTTCTTTAGACTGGATTCTGTACATTTAGAAGAGCTTTTTGTGGTGAATTTCAATTCTATAGGTAAATTGGTATTGTTGGTAGGGGAGAGGTGTAAAATTGATTTATGATCTCTCAGGTGCATTTTTTCATAGGAAATATCATTGTACTTTTTCATGTACAATATATACTTGTGCCGTCAATGATCTTTTCAATGTAAAGTGTACCCCTTATGTGATATTAGTGCGAGAGCCAGGTTATATGTGAAATTATTTAGGGTACTTTTGCAATGTTTAGACGAGAAATCGGATGCTAATTTCCATTTTATATGTTCTGGCGATAACTTGTTATGGTAAGATAGTAGAATTGAAATTTGCTCTCTCAGAGTACATTTTTTAATGGTATAATGAAGAGATATTTTTACCGTGGATCTAATATGGGTTGTGGCAAATGTCTGACTAGGGAATCTGCTGCATAATGGTTGGTGTTGATTATATGTGATTCTCAATGTTTAGAAGAGTATATCCGTCAAATATGGATTTTGTGGTATGTTATGGAGAGTTGTTAAGGTAGACAGGTAAAATGGATTTATGATTTGTAGAGTGTGATTTTTTATAGGGTTGAATGAGAGATAAATTTTTGCATAAAAATAATCCCTGCTTACAAGGTTAAATATCTGATTGATAGATTTCTTGTGTTCACTATCTGTCACAAATCTGGTTGATAGTTCAAGGGATTCCATCTTATTAAAATGTTTTGCCTTGCGAGGGATTGTTTTTATTGATACATGGAATACATTGAATGTTCTTGTTCAATGCCATATACACGATTATATCATATAAGATACTTTGTTGCAATGAAAGATTGTTAATTGTAAAAAAATATGTCCAGAGAAATTTCCCTGAGTATAAATTCTGATAATGCATTTGCAGATACGTTATCTGTGGGCGTCAACTTGAATACCTGAATATCTTTTGTTGTGTCTGTTTGGGCATAAATGCCTAGGGTTGCCTAATCCCTCAATGGAAGTATAACATGATCTGCTAAGAAATGGAAGTGGCATGTTTTGATTGTAAGGTGTTTACCTGCGGTAGCAATGTCGAGAAGGAACGCTGACGCTTATCCTGTCTCTCCTAAACTGCGTAATAAATTGCTTGTTTACTCGGGATCAGAGAGAAGAGGTAGTTGTTGTTTTCTTTAGTGTTTGTAAGTGGTTTCTTGTAATTTGTATATTTTTGTGCATGTCTTTGTTGAGAACCTTCGATATAGGGTGTCACCAATTTCGTAGGCAAAATGGTTAAAGGTGTAGTGATTATAAAGATAAAGTGACGATGATTTTGTGCGATTGATTGTGGAGATAAAATCGGTTTAGAGCACGATTGGTTGAATTCATGCATTTTTCTGGGAGTAATTTCGTGCAAAGGTTGAGAGGTAATTTGTGTAGAGATTTACTGGTATTTATGAGGGTACTGATTGTCAAAATCGTGCTTCGAGAAATGCTAAAAATCATGTTTCGAGAAATTGTGTAAAACTGTGTAAAATTTGATGTGAAAAATATAAGAAATTGCTTAGGTTTTTGAGGGTAAAACCTGCATGAAATGGTGCAAAACAAAAACGTGTCGTCGAGAGAATTGGGGAAAATAAAGGGGAAAATGGGGCTGATTTTTTGGAAAAGTGCGATTTTTGAAAGAAGGGGTTCTGAGAGCGTCGAAAAAAGAGTAGTAAAATAAACAATTCGCTCGACGACGCCTCCGAAGACATGTTTTCGATTAGCAGAAAGTGTTTATCTAGGAAAGTGTAGGAAATTGCTTGGGAAAGTTGGGATTTTGTTGCAAGGTCGAAAAAATTTTGTTGACACGGTGATTGAACACGTCTGTCTAAAATAGCAATAGTTTCCAATTTTGTAAATGTAAACCTACCCCCGCTTTTTGATCTGGTGGTATAAAAATTACATTGTTAAAATTGTAAAAATCTATTTGAAATACTATAATTTTATCAAATGAATTTTTGTAAATGATTGTAAATAATTTATAGGTAGATCAGGGTGCAGAGTGCAGATAATTCCCAACTATTTCCACGTAGTATTCAAAACTACATGATAGTGTATCAGATGCTGTATAATATAATATGGTTTACGACGTGTCGTAGTATTCCAAAATAGGACTACTACTTTGCGACTATTTACACAACAGCTGTTGTTTATCATACACTTGTCTATTATCCAACACTTTTACATAATGTGTTGGATAGTCTATCCACGCCATCAATACAAAATAAAACTTCACGCCACACCACGCCCACAAACCCACCTATAGCTTCACTCTATACCAACCAACCCACCCATAGCTTTTATCTATACCACTTGACAGCACAATAAAACCATGCTACACTACTAACCAAACAAGTGTTCGATGTTTGGCAGACTTCCAACACTTGCGATAACTACACAAATTAAAATACAAACTAAACAAATTAATATATAGCAATCATACAAGATCAAGCTATCATACATAAACAGATACATATACAAACCTAACACGATAGTATATATTATACTACCACGTTAAACTAGATCCAAACTACGACAACTATATAAGTGCATATAATAGTATAATATATGACTATACACCACATAAACTAAAGACATAACATATAGATATACTACATATACATAACACTATATAATAGTACACCTACGGCATAGACAAGTATCATACAGTGTACTATAGTACATATACCTATATATTATATTCATAATACTGTTTTATACGTGTTTCTTCTATACAATATAGATGATCTTTGCATAGTTACATTCTAAAGCATTTAAACGACTGTATAAGGGTTTATATGCATATAAAGATAGAGTACACGGTATTATTGATCTTTGCTGGTAGTGTCTGTATTATCGTTTTGCTTTGGGATAATGTCTAATACTATCTGACCATCAACTGCATTTACATAATTTAAAAGTGTATTTATAGTCATACTGTTTTTCCCTTTTAATGTACGACTTACACCGCTATCTTTTAAATTTAATGCTTTACAAATATCTACTTGTGTATGCTTAGTATTTTTCATATACATTTTAAATAGTGTTAAGATATCATCTTGTGTATTAATAATCATATATTTTTACTTCCTTTTCTATATAATAAGTAGCTAACAAAAATGTTAAGATTTTTCTTGACTTATCCTAACAAATATGTTAATATAATAACTGTGATAAGGATATCACATAAATAAATATTGTTTATATCTTAACACAAGATATAAAAGGTTTCAAGATAAAACAAAAAAGTTCTTGACAAAACCTAACAAATATGTTAAGATATAAACAAGTTAAGAGATAAGACCTTTAAGGGGTGGGATAACATCTGGCGATGAAACCCACACTTAAGATAATCAATTAACTTATTACCAGTAAAGAAGCTGGTTACAAAAATTAAATAAAAAAAGATGATAAAGGCGTTCAGCCTTAATCAAAAAAGGCTTTCTGCCCATATCATCTTTGGGATTTCGGTATCCCTGAACCTAGACAATTCTAGGATACCATATCTTTTCTAAAAAGTCAATTCAGACTTTTTAAATCCCTATTTAAAACGGTTAAACACAACCGAATAAAAGAAGAAAAGAATACTTCTATAAAAACTCATGGTAACGCCATAACCCATGTAAAAAAGATGATAGGGTAGAGTGTCGCCCGATGCAATAAGTGACATTAAGGTTATTTAGCTAATAACCCATTAGTTAGTATGTATGGCTAATGTCGGGAGACACAAGCAACGCAGAACACTATACATTACATTGAACGGTATAACTTAAGGGTGTTTTATAAACACTCTGAAAAATCTTTTTTGAATTAAAACATCAAAACCAAAAGATTGACAATGAATCAACCAGTTATAAAGCTGGTTAAGATATCATAATTCTTTTGTAGGTCGATGATGGGGTACAAATTAACGCCTTGCATGGTATGCACTCGAAAGACAAGCCACTGTCCATGACACTGTTATTTGTATCCATTCATGAACTTATACAAGAATAAGTTTTCAGACATAACTTTTTTGTTGTGTCTTTTTTATTTGTAACTATTTAAAATCCCGCTTTTATAGAAATGTAAGTCGGGTATTTCAAGAAAGAAGGTATTATCATGAACACGAACACAAATAAAGATGGTTTTACAGCATGGGTTACAAACTTAGGGAAATACAATGAAGGAGAAATCATTGATAAAGCTGTAAATTTCCCACTTGCTGATGAAGATGAAATCAAGAACATCTTAAAAGAAATCGGTATCAATGCAAAATATGAAGAATACTTTGTTGCTGATTATGATGCAGAGTTTGATACAACGGACTTAGGAGAATACACACCACTTTCAAGACTCCAGGAAATTGGAGAACGGTATTCAGAACTTTCAGATGAAGAAAGAACGGTATTTAATGAAATTAGTTCAGAAACATCAACTTTAGATGAAGCCTTTGACATTGTAGAAGATGGCAATTATATCATTTATTCAGATTGTGACAGCATGAAAGACGTTGCTTATCGTTATGTTGATGATACTGGACTACTCGAAAACATTTCAACGAGTGTATCAAATTATTTTGATTATGAAAAATACGGTCGTGAAATGGATATTCGTGGTTGGTATGTTGATTCTAAAGCATTTAACGGCTACATTTCAATTTTAAATTAAGGAGGTATATTATGAACTATTATGATTTAGATGGAATTCAGACAGAAATCAAAAAACAGATCGAAAGAACAAAGTGCTTAATTGAAAAATGGGAGAAAGTTACATATCCAACCAAAAAAGATGGTGCACCATTCAAAAATATGTCAAAGAATTTTGACGGAGCTACATATACGGCAAAAGATAATAGTGCAGAATTATCAATCTGTGGATGGTCTGAGTTCAGCGGTTATGAACACGACTCTATTTTTTGCCACGAAACAAAATACGAGAATAGGCAATATATACCTATTCTTTATGACGTAAATCAGATTAAAGAAAAGATCAATAATAGGATTGACGATTTAAAAGACAATCTTGTTTCATTAGAAAAACAGTTAGAAGTATCTAAAAAAGCATATACAGAATTCCAGGAAGTATATGAAAATATGAGAAATCAGCTAAAAAAATTAAGTGGTTGTGAAAATGAAAAGTATGAAAATACTTTGTTCCATGCAATCTATGGAACTATTGTTAAGCCATATTAGAGAAATAAAAGGAGTGTTTGAATTATGGAACAATATTTATATGCTGATGAATATGATGACAATGAGATTAAAATTCTAACGGTTGGACAACTGTTAGAATTTTTTAATAAATCGGATGATAAAAAGAACGGTTCAAGTTTAGATGATTATATTAAAGACAATATAAGAATGGATCTTATTGAACCGTTTTGTCCACATAAAGAAGCAGAAACGGTTGTTTGTGATTCACAGCCATTAGCAAAACAGTATATCTTGCAAGAAGCTGAGAAGGTTTTTAATGGTATGCCGTGGGTAGATACTCAAGAAGAACTGGATAATGTATATCATGAGAAAATCAAGAACTTATATGATACGGTTGATTTTTCAGAGTTTGTGGCGTATTTATAGATTGAATATTATAGACAAGTCAAAACACGACTTGTCTATTTTGTTGAACCTATAAAGCAATAAAGTCCCGTAAAGGGCAGAAAGAAGGATATTATGACAAAATATAGAGTGATTTTCGGTTACTTTAGCGAACTTGTAGAAGTTGAAGAACCTACAACGGATTATGATGCGATCTTAGATCTTGCGATCGATCAACTAGAATCTGATGGAAATATGGGTGTATTTGCTTCAGATGAAGATATAGAACGTGATGGGATCACTGATGATATGTACATTACTGGTGGAAATCACGGACTCAACTTATATCATGGTGGTAATTTTATGATAGAAAGAGTTGACGAGTAAAGAAAGAAGGAAGGAAGAACAATGGAAAAAACACAATTACATAAACCAACTATAACAGATATAGCCGTTGCGATTGTAGGAATTGCAATGGCTATTATTACATTTATCAAGATCCCGCAAGCTTTTATATTAGAAGCGTTGTTGGTAATGATTACCGCTGTCTATATGCTTGCTTGCGTTGGATTTTTTGATGATGATACAGATACAGAATAAGAAAGAAGGTAAATGATTATGAATTTTGAAAAATATAGAGAACTTGACACAATTAAATTACATGGGATTTCTGCTGACATATTTCAAGAGAATGAACATGGAGAACTTATTGATCCTTTACGTGGAAAAGATGCAGACTGGTTAACGGGAAAATCCACATTAGCAAAAGCGGAAAATTTCAATTTTGAACAATTCGTTCTTAATGAAATCAATCAGCATTTTATTAACAATTTAGAAGCAAAAGATATTTGTATTTGTGGTAGTTGCTTTTCTTTTTGGAAACAAGAAGATGATGATGGTTTAGAAGATGATAATGGAAAATATTTTGTATCCTATGCCGTTAGTATCACAATTAATGGAAAATACATAGATGAAGAAGATTTATACGAACTATTTCCGAATTTTGAATATTAAGAAAGAAGGTAAACACACAATGAGAACAAAACAGAACAAAACAATCAAGATCCTATTAGCTGTAACACTCATGTTTACGGCTTTTTTAATCTTTGGAAATACTGTACACGCAAAGACAAAAAGAAGCACGTACAGAACGATAAACGGCATTTATAACAGTGACGGCACAATTGATACGGCAGATGGCTATTGCTGGAAAGTACGCAAGGAATCATATGCCTATCCAGAGACTACCGTTGTAACTGTAAAATTCAATACTCACGGCACTAGAAACAAGCTCGATGATAGTATTGCAAAGATCACAGCAAAGAATAAAAATATCCAGCTTGTAAACGATTATATACGTAGAAATTACGATCTAAACGCCTATAAGGTAAAGTATATCAGCACTGGAAAACTAACGCCTAAAATGATCCGTGAACGTGCCACACGGCATACAATTTATGTGGAAATTATTAAAAGTGTTTCTGCTGGTGGTAAGCATGGAACATATGGAAAAAACTACTACATTGCGTATAACAAGCGTGTACGCAAGGGCAAACACGTAACAAGTTATTGCATATGGAATCCTTGCAATAGCTACTGTGATGATGTAGAAGCCGTGGCAGACAATGGAAAAATCAGATAGAAAGAAGGTGTGGAAATTATGAAAGATTATAGAACGATTATTGATAGTGATACAGTAGAAATGTTTTGCACGACTTTAAATAATTACTTAGAAGATAGTTTTGAAGGTTGTATGCTGGATAACTATTTCTTTGATATTGGAAATAGTAACATGAGATGGGGCAGAGTCAAACTAAGAAAGTACGTGATGATCTTAGAAAAGGGCTTGAATGAATGGTCTAGTGTCAACGAACTGTACATGACAGACAGCTATGAGAAATATAAAGAACTCTATGATGCTTATTATAAGGATCGTGAAGAGTATGAGAAAGAAGAATTAGAAACGGCATAGAATAGGAGTGTTGGAAGATGAAAGAAAGAGAATTAAAGACGGCACAGAAGTTCGGCATTTTAAATAAATGTCAAGCATTGGAAAAAGAACTCTTACAAATTGACAGAGTTGAAAAGATAGAATTTGATCTTGATGGATTTTATAGCAACATATATCAAGTTATTATCTTAGCAACATACGATATTTCAATTACTTTAGAAAATTATTTTAAAGCACGGAAAGAAGTTGTAAACAATGTTGTCAAGGTTGCTGGAAATTATGGATTGACAAGAACAGAAGATTCTATCGAGGACTATGGAACGTCATTTTATTTTGTGTTTCGTTGTTCTAAAGAATGGAAAAATAAAGAAAATTAAAAAGCAAAGGAGTGTATATCAAATGGAAATTTTAAAGATGACAAGAACAAACATGGTAGTGATTCAGACAGTAGAAAAGGAACAACAAAACACTTTTGATATTGGAAAAATCAAAGTCGCAGCCTTGCCACCGATCGCAAAGAAAGATCTTATCGCAGAACTTAAAAGCAAAGGCTTCTGCGATGGAATGATCCATACGGCTATGCAATGTAGGTTGGAAGATCTGAACGGCTACGTGAACGTGTGGAAGTATGTAGCGTATATCTTAGCGGTAGAATTGATGGAAAGATTATAAAAGGGAGCTGGAAATATGGAAACTTCTTTTAAATTTGTAGATAGTGTAGGCAATATTTATTGGTATAAATTTAATTCAGTTGACGAAGCTCGTCATTTTACATATGTTCATGGCTTATGTTTCTTAGGTAGTTAGCAATGGCATAGAAGGAAGGTGGAAATTATGATAACAAGAAATACATATCCCGATGGTAGAACGGAAATTTTCTGTAACACGCCTGATGAGTATAACGACTTATGCTGTGAGTACGATCTTGAAGATTGCGGTAACAGTGGAAAATACGTTGGATTTAGTTGGTCGCACGATGATAAGAACAATGTAGATGTCTATTATAAGTAGAAAGTAGGTGGAAAGAATGAGTCGCAGAACGACAATGACAGCATTAGCGTGCCACGTAGAACGAAAGTATAATACTTTATACTTCACAGAAAATCCTCCGAACGCTGGAATTGATGATAGCTTGCATGGATATAGATATTTCTTATTATATAAGAATACGTTCGGAATTTTTCGGAAATATAGAACGCAAGAAGAAGCAATTAACGGCATGACGGAAATTTTAAGAGAAGATCCAACTAATCTATTCAATTTCTCTATGTGTCGTGCATAGCTTATTACATAGCCAATTAAAGGCTTTTACTGTCTGTAATGAAGCAGACTACACCTTAACGGAAATACTGGACTATTGAAGCTAATAGTTACTTTAAATGAACGGAATGACTGTACTACTGATTGCTAGTAGTGACGTATTGGAACGGAAAAACGGTGGCGTATGGTAGATAAAAGAGTGCTTTTATCGGTGGGTTCGATTCCTATCCCGTCACTTTTCACGATGGAAATTATCGTGTATAATAAAGGAAAACTATTAATATTTAAAGTCCTGATAGGCAGAAAGAAGGAAATTATGTACGAGTTCAAAGAACTGATCTTGCCTGAACATTTTAGACACGCCTCATACGGTGGATTTTGTGTAAAACCTGGAATGTTTTATGGTGTAGAGAAAGAAACTGGGAAATTAGTGGCTACAACGGGCTGGAACGTAAACGGATTAACAAACATTTATATTCAACACGAGCCAAAGTCACAATGGAATAACGACTTGTGGGAAGATCTTTACGATGACTACGGAAAACCTTTAATCACGATTGAAGAGAACGATTTGCAACGGATTAGTGATAAGGTTAAAGATTTTCAGAAAATGGCAATGGATTTTGAAACGTGGGCAGACGAAAACGGATATGATGATGAAAGCTGGGATGAAGATCAAATAGAATCAGCATACGATAGTTATTATTTTATGGGATATCCTGAATTTGTGATCCAGCTTTTAAAAGAACATTGGGATTTAGAAAATTATGAAGAATAGGAAGGTGGAAATTATGAAATCATATAAAGAGTACGAAAGAGAGTTTATTGGAGATAGTGATATTGCGGCTTTAATTTTTGTAGGCACAACAAAAGACGGATTGAAGGCGAATATCTTAAATTTTGGCTGTGATGGAAGATATAATGCTTATATTGTGGATGAGAATGCAAAGATCGGAGATCACTATACCTTAGAGATGGAATTTGAAACATCATCAGGATTCAGGGCATGGCTCAAAATCTATGACGATGTAGGATTGATGGCAGATTATAAGGCAGACAAAATTAGAGTATATCGTGCTGGAGATTTTGGTTGCATTATTCAGCTTATCGGAAAGAAAGAATAACGGAAAATTTAATATAAGAACAAAGTAATCTAGGAAGATGCAGAAATGTATCTTCCTTTTTTAATGGAAAGATATGAGGTGGAAATTATGAACAAATATAGAGATTATTATAGTGCAATTGTAGAAACAGAAAACGGATTAGATATTGATGTTTTGGAATTAGTTGATTGTGAGTTAGAACGACAGAAATATGGAGAACAACCAATCGTCGGAATGATTGCAAGTGATATTATCAATGAATTCAAAGAACATCAATTTACATGGCGTGACATTGTAGAGGTTCATGGAAAATATTATGCAGAGGAGTTCCAGATTAGCGGTATCATGGATTGTTCTGACGCATATCAGATTGATGATTTTTTAGATGCTGTAGCTGAAAAATACAATGTTGATCTTAGAAAAGAACAAATTAAAACTTATGTGATGGATAATATTGACTTCAATCCTGAGGAAGTAGAATTCGAGGCAGAGGATTGTGGTTGCTATATTGATGGAAAACCTGAATGGTTTGATATAGAAGAATAGAGGTGGAAATTATGGTATGGAATCATATTAAATTTGAAGATGGATCTAATCCATATATTTGTAAAACTGATAAAGAGCTGGAAAGAATGAAACGGAAATATGACCTTGTGCAGCTTGACGGAAATTTTTGGTTAGCAAAAGATCATAAGGCAAAAGCAGACTTAGGTGGATTAATGTTTTAAAGATTAGGAGGAATGAATATGCAGACAGTAAAATTTGTAACAAAGGAAAATGATAAAGCAATATGTTGGTGTACGACAAATGATCTTGTCACATTCAGAGATTTTATGCAATACATTCTTGATAATACGAATAATCCACATGATTTTATGATTATTGATACCAAAAAAGATCTTGTCTATGACTTTTATAGAGTTGCAACGGAACAGTATGACATGAGAAAAAGAACTTTTGAAGAAAGAATGAATGGTGTTCAGACTGGAAAATGGAGTAAGTATACAAAAGAAGAATTAAAAGTTTTATAGAAAGTTTTATTACAGAACAGGAGTGAGAGATTATAAATACAGAAACAAAACAGGAAATTATCGGAATCGTTATGTGTCACGGAGAGAATGATTATGGATACTGGGAAGGATTTTCCTTGACAGAGGAAGAGGAAGAACAGATTTATGAGATCTTGATGCGACATGATGCAGAAGGATGCTCTATTAGAGGAACAAGAAACGACATTGCAAATGAGATTAGAGAATAGGAGAGTGATTGGTTATGGAAAATAATGAAGTAAAAAGAATCGCAAACATCTTATTTAATATGTCTTTAGGAATGGACTATGACACGTTTGTAGATGATTATAAAGAAGATATGGAAATGTTGACTGAAAGCATTGGAAAATTATCTAAGGCAGATGATCCACTGTATTATGTGTTACAGAATGTCGCAGGTAACAACGAAGAAATGGAAAATAAGTTTGTCAATGCAGATTGATCTATTAATTAATCAAATGTCAATTTTATTAAAATAATATTGTGTAAAAAGTGTGTAAAATATTATTGACAGTGTGTAGATATTGTGTATAATATAAGTAAGTAAAGGAGACAATACAATGAAGCAGAAAGATTTAATCAAGAAGCTTAAAGCAGGCGGATTTATCTTCGATAGGCATGGTAGTAACCATGATATCTACACTAAAGGAGATATATCAGAATCAGTTCCTAGACATAAAGAAGTTGATGAACGACTTGCTAGAGGTATTCTAAGAAGGAATGGGCTGTTATAAAACAGCCTGTCCTTGGAAAATCTTGTTTGCAATCATATATAAGAATAGAGGTGAAAATATGAAAGCAGTATATCCTGTACTATTTACAAAAACCAATGACGGAAAATATTTAATTGAGGCACCAGATTTAAATGTATTAACGGAAGGAAAAGATATGTCGGATGCTATTAAAATGGCACGAGACGCAATGGAATTAACTTGTGTTTCTATGGAAGATAGAGAGGTGGAAATTCCTAAACCAACAAATATTACAGATATCGATATTGCGAAAAGCACATTTTTTGATGAAGGAGAAACTATTATTTCATTGGTTGATATTGATTCAACAGAATATCGAAGAAAAATTGATACAAAATCTGTAAGAAGAAATGTTGCATTACCTAGTTGGTTAAATTATGAAGCAGAACATTCTGGAATTAATGTTTCTAAAGTGTTACAAGATGCACTTATTCAAGTATTGAATGTTACTGATAGACCAAATTATAATAAATAGTATATATAAAAACGATTAATTTATTGTCAATAGGCACTTTTAATAGTGCCTATTTTTTAGCAAAGGAGAGTAAAATTATGCCATTGGTTTTATTATTAATAATTATTTTTATGATTCCAGAAGAAACTTTGGAATATATGCTAGGAGCTGTTTTAGGATGTGGGTATGGAATTTTAATGATCATAGCATTTGTTGCTATTCTGTATGGGATTTATAAGTTCTTTTCCGATCTTTGGAACGGAAGATAGGATGGAAAATATTATTTGATAAAATACAAATTAATATAGGTAACTAAGGCACTTATGGAAAATTCCAAAGTGTCTTTTTTAATACAAATTTTTACATAAGAAAGGTGGAATTAATTATGAATCTAAACGAAATGGAAATTCCTTGCGATCCAATTTTGGATAAAGCAAAGAGAGATGAACTGGTGCAGAACACGGAGCTTTTAAAACAGGTTACAATCAAACCGATTCCGTGGCTTCCTGGACGAGATTATATTACTACAGAACAGGTGGCACGATTCTTTGATGGAGATGTTGAGGAAGTCAAACGATTGTGTACGAAGTATCGTAAAGAATTTTTGGAAGATGGAATGGAAGTTAAGACAGTGCAGGAGATCATTGACGGTCAGGACGCAGCAACGGAAAAACAGAAGGGAAGAATCATGGTAACGTATCCGAACGGATTGAATATCTCATTCGGTTACAAGGGTGCTAAGGTATTTACTCTTAAATGCTTGATCAGATTGTCTTTGCTGATGGAAACTTCAAAGCTTGCTGAGAGCGTAAGATATTATGTTTTCATTAATGATTATATTACGATAGAAGAGCAGAGAGAACAAGAACAGATAGAGGCAGGTGTGCAGCTTGTTGACACAACGGAAATTTTAGGCAGACGAATTGACTTATACAGAAGCATTGAAGATCCGTTATTCTTGGCTAAAGACGTGGCAGAATGGATTGATTATGCAAAGACTGGAAAAGGCTTTAGAGATATTAGCAATATGCTTAAGAGCATTGACAACGAGGAAAAATATAAGACTAAAATTTTGACCACGAATAATGTTCGTAGACAAAATTTAGGTCAATTAGACACCAATGGAAAAACTAAAACACCATTCTTATTCCTCACAGAAGATGGACTCTATGAAGTATGTATGCAGTCACGCAAACCGATTGCAAAGCAGATGAAGAAACAGATTAAAGAATATCTTAGAAACATTCGTAAGACAGGCGGTGCGGTTGACTTTGGAAAAGAGTCACAGTTCATTGAACACTACTTTCCGTCATTTTCTGAGGATGTCAAGCTTGCTATGGTAACCGATCTGCGAACACAAAACAAAGAACTCAAAGAAGAGAATCAGAAGTTACAGAATGATAATAAGCTATTAGCAGCGGAAATTTTAACATGGGATGATCGGAATAAGATGAACGCTGGTATTAGAAAATTGGCTGCGGTCACTGGAACGCAATTCTCTGTGATGTGGAACGAGCTGTATAAGAACTTGCAATATAAATACCAGATTGATGTTAAGAAACGTGGAAAGAAACCATTTCTACAGTGGATTCAAGAACATGAATGGGATAAGGTACTGAAAGTCTTTTGTGCAATGTGTGAAGCTAGAAACCTATCTCCAACAGATATGTTCCAACAGACAGCACCAGTGGAAAATCTCACGAATGAAGAAGAGGATGATGAAATATGGAATTAGAACAGGTTGTTCATTTCTTTGAACAGTTCTGCGGAATATCTTTTGTGTTATATGTGATTGTTTTCCTAGCTTGGTTATCGCTAAGAAAAATTAATCGTGAACATAATAAGGTATATTTAAGCAAATATATAGACGTATTAGAGGAAATATTAGAAGCTATTATGAAGCCTATGAAAGTAATTACGACATTATGGGTTATCGTAGCTTTCGGAATGCTTATTTATCAGCTGATTTAATTCCATATAATAATTTTGGCAAAGAACCGAGTGGAAGGTTCTTTTTATTTTACGGAAATATTTGACGAGAACCGATTTGGCAGGTCGGTTCTTTGTCAAATTTATTATACACAAACTAATGATTCACTAAGCATATAATTGTTAATGGAAAGGGTGTTGATTACATAGAGAGCTAATAGGAATAGAATAGGTTTCTATTAGGATTGGCACACTAATAGTTGGAATTAAATGTTGATTTTATTCCTATTGGTTTACGGAATATAACTATACAAAAATAATGAGTGTAGAGAAAAATAAGGAAATTTAGAAAGGAAGGTAAAGAATGAACCTACAGTTAGTTAAAACGGAAAAATTTAACGATATAGCGTGTGATTTTTATAGTGCTGAGGATGATATTTGGATGACAAGAAAGCAGATTGGAGAGGCACTGGAGTACGATAATCCGAAGGATGCAATTTATAGGATACACGAAAGACATAAAGATAGGTTGGATAAACATTCAGTGGTCGACAAATTGTCGACTACTGACGACAAAAAATATGACACTATACTTTATAATGAACGTGGCGTGATGGAAATTTGTAGATGGAGTAAACAGCCAAAGGCAAACACCTTTATGGACTGGGTATGGGATATTGTACAGGCTTATCGTCATGGAAAATTAAGAACAGGAACTCCTGTAACAACAGTAGAGCAGTTTCTTACAGAGCAGACAGAGCTTATGAAGCAGATGGAAAGAAACAATGAACGCCTGTATAAGATTACTATAGAAGGATTTAATCAGTTGGCAGATATCGTTAAAGAAATGAAAGCTGAACGTAAGGAATTTTATAAGCAGATCGCTAAACCTACGAAAGATATTCCAGTGATGGATAAAGAAGCTGTAATCGCAGAATATAAGATGAATGAATGGAAATCTAACGTCTATGGAATTATCGCAGATATTTTGAAAGAATCAGATGAACTAGGAACTACCACTAGAGATATTTTAAGAGAAGCTTATAATTATTTGACTAACACATATGGTATTGTGTGGGAACAGGATCGGAAAGAATATAAAGAGAAATATAACATCAGAGAAAGAGGCAATGTACCAACGATTGATCTTTGTTATGACAAATATCCTGATCTGCTAGTCAATTCACTGGAAAAACTTCTGCGACAGTTCCGTAAAGAGAACGCACAGCCTGATTGGGAAGAAATGAAAATCAAGATTACTAATTATGCTAATCATATTGGAAATAAATCTAAAGGCGGAACGTCTGTTTATCGGAAAATCTACACTAAGATGACAGAGAATGGTGTTAACTGGGATGAGTATGCTCATGGCATTCCTAAATCTCAGCTTATTAAAACTAATGCAACTTTATACAACAGATTTTATGAAGCTGCGGTGGAAATTATTTCAGAAGAATAGAGAGGTGTGGTATAATTATGAAAATTGACAATGTAGCAGAACTTAGAGAAAGTGATAAATTTTGTTCGTGTGTTGAATGTGGAAAGCATTTTGAGGACGATAGATGTATGAAAAGAATTTTATTTGAACATGAGTTAGGGTTTAATGTTGTAACGCATACAGTTTATTTGTGCTCAAAATGTTATGAAGATTTGTTCCAACTTATGTGCGACACAGATATTGATGAATCAATGGCTAAAACTGATGCAGTAATGAAACAAATATTTGACCAGAAGGAGTGATGGAAAAATGAATATATTAACATTAAAAGGGAACGGGAAATCCAAACTGTTAATGCAGTTGATGAATGAATGTGAATCAAAACGAGCTTTAATGATTATCTATAAAGGACAGAATGTTTCTAAAAGTTGGATTCCATATGGTTGTATTTGTGCAGAAACAGACGATATTAAATTTGTAGAAAGTAGTGTTGGACAGTATATTAAACACATGGAGACAGTTGTGTATGAACCTATTGATTATATTGTTATATACTCTAATGTAAAGACAGAAAATGGAATGAGAAGGGACGGAGTGTATACAAAATTAGAATCTGTATTGGATAATTTTTATGCGGGTATTGAAAAGTATAATGCTCCAACTTGCATTGTAGCTTGTAAAGAATAAAATGAAACTTTGATAGGTGTATATAGATGGGAGTGATGCCATGAATAACACAGGATGGATTAAACTCCATCGGAAAATTACAGATCACTGGTTATGGGAAGATAAACCATTTGCCAGAGGACAAGCAATGATTGACTTATTGATTCTCGCAAGATATAATGAGCAATCGAAATACATTGATGGAAATTTAGAAACAGTTGAGCGAGGATCGGTAGTTACTTCGATCAGAAGATTGTGTGATCGATGGGGATGGAGTAATTCAAAGGTTGTCAAATTTTTAAAGACACTGGAAAACGACAGTATCATACATGTAAAAAGCGACACTAAAAAGACAGTCATAACCATAGTAAATTACGGTGTTTATCAAGGATTTGTGGATGAAAAAGCTACACAGAAACGACACCAAAACGACACAGAAGCGACGCATAAAAAGAAAGTAAAGAATAATAATAAATATAATAATATAAAGCGATTCACACCGCCTGATTGCGAGCAAGTCTCCAGATATTGCAAACAAAGACACAATGGAATTGATCCAGAAGAGTTTGTGGATTATTACACAGCCAAAGACTGGATGATTGGCAATAGCAAAATGCAAGACTGGAAGGCAGCAGTACGAAACTGGGAACGTAATCAGGCTAAGAAGAACGCTAAACAAAAGTCCAAGGTAACAACCCTTGCACACTTGGAGTGTGAGCGTGACTATGATTTCGGTGCGTTGGAAAGACAGCTTTTTGAGAAGCAGATGACAGGATAGGTTTGACGAAAGGATGAAAAAATGTCAGAAAATATTTATATTCACTACGGCAGCGATAAGTTTGAGAAAGAGTTGTTTATGTCAATTGTGAACAGAAACATGATTAACAAACCATTTGGAGGTTTATGGGCATCGGATATAAAGGCGGATCAGCCGTGGGAGAAATGGTGTATTGATAATGATTTTAGAATTGATAAACTGGACAAAAACTTTAAATTTACATTGGATGATTCGGCAAATATTGTTGAATGGACAGAGAAAGCCGATTTAAAGCAGGTTCCAACTCAAGATCTATCGGGATATCTCCCAGAATATTTATTTGATACAATGGGCGTTGTGCCAGATTTTGAGAAGATGGTCGAAGATGGAGTTGATGCAATTAAGCTTAATTTATCAAAAGGTGATTATGAGTTATATTATGAGCTTTATGGTTGGGATTGTGATAGTATTCTGATCATGAATCCTGATATTATTAGACCATTGTAGAAATTGAATAACAGAATGAGATTGAGAAGCTTATGGGCTTCTTTTTGTTTTGCCTAAATTTAGAGAATAGGAGTGAGAATTATGGAATTAATCGAGGTAGAAATTAGACCAGAAGTACGTGAACAGTGTAATAACTAAGAGAGGAGAATTTATGAGAGTAAGGGAGCTTTTAAATGAAGTAAATGAACTTTATGGAGAATTTTTTGAGAAACAATTAAGAGATGAAATTGATCATAGTTTTAGAGATCCTGATACTATTTTAGCAGATCTTATAGATGATCAAGACTTTGAAGTAAGTGGAACAGCACTCGAATTATTTATGATGTATATAGAAGCAGAAAATGATCGAGAAACTTTCAATCACATGTTTAGTTTCTTTACAGGAAAGGAATTCGAAGATTATTTGAAAGAGTGTAAAGAAGTATTAGAGCATGAGATTGATCAAAACTAGGAGAGCGATCGAAATTAAATCAGAGATAAGAGAACAATGCAATAATTAGAGAGGAGAGATTATCATGGCAGCAACACAGTTTGAAGTTATTGAAACAGTAAACAATAATAACACAGAAGAATCCGAAACAAAGATCAAAAGACGTAAGGACGGAAATCCTAAATGGACTCGATCTAATAAACAAAAAGGCGTATCATCTTTAGTGTATCCGATTAAGAACAGAAAAAAATTTGCAGCCTTTAATGCATATTTTAGAGATCAGATTGATAAATCATATACAGAGTACAAACGATATGTAGCTGCCAGAAATAATCTTTTGGTTGCAGTTGGGAACAATACGGCATATCGTATCTCTGATATTGTTAGACTTAAATGGGGTGATTTATTGGGAGACAAGACTCGTAAGCAGGAAAAGAAAACAAAGAAATTCAGAACTGTATACTTTAACGATTTGGTAACTGAAGCAGTGGATATTTTCTTTGAAGCTGTTGCAGGAACTAAATATGATGTCAAGATTGATGGCGAAGTGCCAATGGATGATTATGTTTTTGGAACATGTAAGTCTGGATCAGGACACATGACTGAAGCAAATGCTTTGGATTTTGTTAAAAAAGGTGCTAAAGCAGTTGGAATTGAGGACAATATTGGTACGCATACACTACGAAAGAACTTTGTGTATTGGACACTTGTTGATCACAAAGATGATCAGAACGTATTGTATACACTTATGAGATTATTGAATCATAGCAGTCCTGCAATGACGTTTTTATATGCTACAATTACAGAAGAGGAAACTCATGTATTGTTCGATGATATTGCTCAGACATACAAGGATATTATCAGCGGAGCATTTAATGGACTGAGGGAAAATGTTATTAACGTGAGCTATGATAGAGTAATAGAGATTATCAAGTGTGCTTATGAGACAGGGAAAGATGATGCAGATAAAGATGATGGAGTGCATGAGGATAATATGCAAGCATTAAAAGAATTACTGGAAGGAGTTATTTTATGATATTTGTAACAGGAGATACGCATGGGGATTGGATGACTCGATTAAACAGTCATTCTTTTCCTGAAGGAGTAGAGTTAACTAAAGATGATTACGTGATCATCTGCGGAGATTTTGGGCTATGGCATGACACAAAAGAAGAACGATATAATCTGGAATGGTTAGATAACAAACCATTTACTACTTTGTTTGTATGTGGAAACCATGAGAATTATGATAGGCTGCACGAATATCCTGTAGAGAAATGGTGTGGAGGAAAGATTCATAAGATTTGTAGCTCTGTTTTTCATCTCATGCGAGGACAGGTATTTGATATCCAGGGAAAGAGATTCTTCACATTTGGTGGAGCTAGTTCTCACGATGTTCAGGATGGGATTTTAGAGCCAGACGATCCAAGAATTAGTAAGTGGTACAGAGATTATGACAAAATGTTTAGGATCAATCATACGTCATGGTGGAAAGAGGAGTTGCCTTCAGAAGAAGAAATGACAGAAGGTATGATGAATCTGAAGCAGAATGGATCGCAAGTGGATTATATAATTACACATAGTCCATATACATCTGCATTACGTCAAATGGATCAAGGATCAGGAGTGTATAAAACAGATATATTAACGGATTATTTGCAAGAGATCAAAGAATCTGTTGAATATAAAAAGTGGTTCTTTGGACATATGCATGTGAACCAGAACTTTCCAGGAGATAATGCGATTGCAATTTACGAACAAATTATTAGGATTTTATAGGAGAATTTTGTATGAAGATAAATACGATTAGACAAAATAAGGAAGAAAAGAAAGCAAACCAGAATCTTATGTGGATTTCAGCAGAGATTCCACCATTGAAACCAGATAATGCATCACGTTACATGAGGTATAAAACATATCCTGTTATCGTAGATTACCAATATAATGATGGATGTGTGGGCGAAGTGCTTGATTTTTGTGACTATGATTTTGAAGAAAAGAAATGGAAACTGGACAATCCTCATAAAGTTAGACAGTATTTCCCACTTCCAAGTAAGCACAAAGTAAAGTGTTCGAACAAAAAGAGAACATTTGTTCGAAAAATATCTTGATTTTGTTCTATGGTAGCATTATAATAAGAAATGTAGAGATTCTTTGTTCACAACAAAAATTAACTTTCTTTCTTGCACCTATTGACAGGGTGCAAAAAGTATGGTATATTTAATTCATGAAAATAAAAAATGCAACTGGGGAAAGTTGAGGGACGTAAAAATGAACGGATATACTAACAAAGAAAGAAAAGGAAACGATAACAGAAAAAGAAAAGAATATGTATATGGCAAATATCAAAATCCTCAAGTTTGGGGAATATATTTTGCAGATTTGCCGAAAATTGAAGGTAGTCATATCTTGCATGGGAAAAGACCAGTCATCGTATATTCTAATAATATTTGTAATAATACGAGCACAGAGATTAACGTGTATCCAATTACAAAAAAATTAAGGAACTGGATACCGACACATGTAACCATTGATCCAAATACCAGTAATGGATTAAAAATGGTATCGCAGGTGTATTTAGAGCAAGGAAGAACAATTCCAAAGAATAATCTTTTAGAGTATTGGGGAAGAATATCTGATCTATCTTTAATGTTAAAAATAGGACATGGCATTTTAATACAAAACGGCATGTTATCGTACATGAATGCAATGGCATCCTAGAAATGGAGAATATTATGAATAATAAAGAATTGATACAAAATTATATAGATTCTCACGTATCAGAATCACGTCGCCCAACATGGAATTGGTTATTAGATTCTGATATTGCGGACGACAATGAATCTGGGTTGACGTATGCACCAGGTACAATCCAAGAGGCTATATTATCAGATACTAGAGGTAAAAAAACCAAAAGTATGAATTCCATTAAAAAAAGATATGACCAGCTCGTTAAACTGTATACTTATGCATATGAACAAAATTATATTAAATATAATCCATTTGTTAATGATAAATTTATAAACTTGCAATTAGCAGTTGATATATATTTCTCAAATAGAGTTAATGTTAATTATGTTACACCAGATAAAATAAATGCGTTTATTTCGAATCTGATGTCGTGCAATGCATCAGCCGATACCAAATTGAATACTAGATTCCACATTGTGAGTTTATATAATGGGATAAATGGAAAGGAGTTAAGAAATCTAAAATTCTCAGATATTAATCAAAAGGATTTAACAATTTTTGGGAAACCAGTCTCCAAAGATTTTATCGAGACATTGAATGAATATAAATTGAAAATGGGAGATACGAATATATATGATGATTTTGTATTAATACCACGAAAAAAATGTAATAATATAGAAGAATATCAAGCAGAGCAAAAGAGGATATATAATAATGTGCAGTCTCAATTAGAATTAACTGGGAACACTTTATCTTATGAGAAATTGACAACCATTGATGTTATTAATTCTGGTTTTATACAATATTTAAAATCTAAAATGGATATCAAGGCAATTGCAGATTTATATTATATTAAATCAAAAGAAGGAATCGCACGATCTGTAACCGCACGTCAATTTAGTGATATTGCAATTGATTTTTATTATAATTATTATATATCATATAGATTAAAAAAGAAACAATTTAGTGATCGTCAAACTGTAATTGGTAAAACTATTGGTTATTTATATAAAGATGAGGACTATAAGAATTATCGTGTACATCAAATCATGACAGAATAAAGGAAGGTATATGTATGGACAATCAAATATTAAAAACATTGGTAGCGAATCAATCAAATCAAATGCATATTGATGTACTTGATTTACACTCATCAGAAATGTCATCGTGGTTTCTGAGTGAATATAAGATTCGAGCAGATGATAGAAAGATGAAGATCTATGGCAAAGATAAAGATCTTTCATATCATTGGATCGAATTTATTCAAGATGAGAATTTGTTCTCTCATATTAAGCAGGACGACATATTTGACATAATCAAATGCCTGCAATTTACATACAAAGAGAGATACAATGTTGGAATAAAAATACAGACAATAAAAAAGAAAGCAGAAGTCTTTGGCAAAACTTCTACTTTCACACAAACTAATAATTCTAACTAAACAAATAATAAATAACAAAAAGGATTTTTTGAATCTATCGTATTGGCAGTACGAAAGAAAATCGAATTAAGTATTTAGAATTGTTTAATAGATAAGGATATTATTATCCTTAAAATTATTATAACAATTCTAAACATGTTCGTCAACATGAAAATTTTTCCAAAAAAACTACAATTAAATACAGGGGTGATGTATGAAATACATAATTACGAATGAAGAGTTCTATGTGAAAAGAGATCATGCAAGAAATAAATACGTTCGTGATAATCGTAAGTCTGAAGCTACTCAATTTACATCCAAGCAAGCAAAGCACATTTTAGGTTTGAAGCATAAATATACGTGGATGAAAGACGGATTTTATGCCAGAGAAATTGAGCTAGGTAAAGTTGGAAAACCTATGGAATCTAGTGAAATAATGCGTAAAGGTAATGGAAATTGCTTTATGGACTGGGAATGTGATAATACATTGATCGACAACATAGAGACTGAGGAAAGAGCTATAGTAGGACTTCTAGCATATGACTCAGATCAATTAGGAGAAAAGAAGTTTGAATTAGAGCAGGCATTATCATATGCCGATTCTGCCAGAAGTGATATTCTTCATGCGATTGAGTTTAAAAAGATTGATGCTGCGAAACGTGCAGTGATTGTTGGGTATCTTAAAACCTTACAAGAATTGCACAGAAAAATCAAGAATTGTATTCGATACATAGAAGTGATGCAGAATTGCATGGATAATCAGAAAGATATATGTACTTTGAAGAAAGAATTAAAAGATGCAGAACATAAGTCGTATGTCGGCAGGACAAAGTATTATGAGCTGATCAAGAATATAATCGGGTAGAGTTTCTTCCTTATTATATATGATGACTCGCACAGGTATTTGTGCAAAATTAAAATATAAATATTATGTTAGAAAGGAGAAATATGGGCATTTACATACAAAAGTTTGGGAAATTAGGACAAAGATATTTTAAACCAGATGAAATAGAATATAGTCCACACTCAGGAGACTGCATTAAAGTATTAAATAAGCAAAATGGAAAAGAAAAAACATATGTAGTGATTAATGAAGATGTAGGTGATCTACGATTACATACAAGAGAGTTAATGCCAAGAGTTCATTATACAATCTGCGATGAAAAACATTTGGATAATATTTATATGTTTAGTGTTTCAGCTTTGCTTGATAAAGAAAGGTGGATATTGCGTATATATGATTCGTTTGGTATTGAAAGAAAACGAAATGGAATATATTCGTTTGTCGATACATTAGATTCAGATGTCATTATTACCATTTTGATAGGAAAATACAAGCGTGAAGATACATTTAATGTAAAAGTACCTTGTGAATTAAGAAATTAAAAAAGGAGAATCGTATGGAAGAAAATAAAACGGGCGTTTGGATACAAAACAGTATGAATGGCAAAATAATTAAATATAATCCACGAGATGATATGGCACCATTTAATGTAGGAGATGTTGTTGAAGTAGAGAATGACGATGTATATGCGATGTTTAAAATTGAAACAGTAGAATTCAAAGGAAATCTTCCAATAACCGAAACTTATATGATAAAGCCGCATGGAAAGGTTTCTAAAAAAACGCAATCTTGGCAATATGTTACATTTGATGATGCTGAGTCGATTGAAATGGATGTGTATAGAGATGGTAGAGTAAATATTATTGTTCCATATTGGTATGAAAAAGTGCGATATAGACTACAAAGTATAAAGTCGACAGAGGCAACCATTATAATCAGAAGAATCACAAGAAAAGAATCAATGAATGAAAATCTTGAGATTCATACAGGTACGATTTTAGCTGACGAAATAAAAATTGGAACATTAGCCCCACCACCACGCTCAGAAAGAAGAGTGTCTGCTATGCCCTACTATCAGCAAAAACCAATTACCGCAATGTCAGAAGCAGAAAAGAATTGGCTTGGTGGACTCTCAGCCCCAGGGGAATCAAGGATGATACATGACGACCATGGGTTGAGTCCTTATGCACCAACACATATTGTTTGGAATGGTGAAACGAGTGCGACTTTAACGTTTTCGTCAGAAAAATTGGATGAAATCATGAGTGAACTTACAGAAAACGAAGAGGAGAAAGATATGTATACAGAAAAATTAAAAGACAAAATCAAAAAAGTTATTTATGTAGACAAGGAAATGACGGTCAAAGAACCAGTGTTAGATGGTAATGGTAAGCCGCTCGAAGAAGATGGTAAACCAGTAACTAAGTATAAATTTTACAGAGGTATGGTTAAGGTGGTTTGGAACTGCGGTACTGAAACTGTTGCTTATACAAGCAGGTTCGACAGATTTAACAGAGAAGAAGGTTTCAAGACTTGTGTATTAAAATACCTGTTTGGTAACGCAGGTGCTCATGATGCAGTTGATTTTTGGACAAACAAATATGTGAAATATCCAAGCAGTTGTATTGAAGTGACAGAAAACTTATGTAAATTAGAAAAAATTCTTGAGAATGATAAGCAGAGAGAAGAGGAACGAAAAGGTTTGCCTTATGCAAAATTCTTAAGAAGAACGGTGGATCGTTTAGTACCTAACTTTTCAGATGACAAATTACATTATACACCAGAAGATGAAAAGATTGCTAATGAATTTAAGAAATTAGCAAAGAAATATTTTCCAGAACTTAAATGTAGGGAAATTTATATTAATGATAGAAAACAGGAAGACGTTTTCGTAGCAATTAAATAACAAAATGAAAAGGAGATAAATTATGTGCACACCAATGAATGAAAACTGGAGCAATTTTTTAAGCAAATTGTCAGGGCGTTTAAATAAGATGCTCGACTATGTAGAGAAAAACAATTCTACATTGTATGAAACCGATATTGATAAGGATGAACTTTGGGAAGTATATATGAGTAGTTTCCCTGAAGGAACTAACAAAATGTATCGCAAGCGAAGAGAATATGATTGTGGGCATTGCCGAAACTTCATTAAAACAATCGGTGGAGCTGTAACAATTGTTGACGGTAAGATTCATACGATCTGGGAGATCGACACTGATGATGTCGTATTTCAGCCAGTAGTTGATGCTTTACGAACATATGTGGAATCAAAACCGATTAAAGATATTTGGAGACATTTTACAAATACAGTTGGAGTAAAAAGTACAAATGAATATACAGAAGATAAGCAGATTATCAAATGGACTCATATGTATACACCGATTCCAGAGAGCTTACTAGAAAGAAAATCCGATATTCCTACAGCAAAAGCAAAAGTTAGAGATCGAAAGAACGTGTTCAAAAGATCGCTTGATGAAATCACAGAAGAAGCTGTTGATACGGTATTAGAACTGATCGCTTCAAATACTCTTTATAGAGGACAGGAATGGGAAAGAATCTTAAAGGACTTTAGAAAATATCAGCGAGAATACAATGGTTTATCCGATGAAGAGAAAGATACATACACATGGGCAAAAGCCATGACGATCGGAGATGTAATTGGTCGTATTAGAAACCATAGTATCGGTACATTACTTGTGAATATCAGCGAAGGTATGGATTTAGATAATGCAGTAAAAGCTTATGAAAATGTTGTAGCTCCTGCGAATTACAAACGACCAAAGGCAATCTTTACAAAGAAGATGCTTGAGGATGCAAAGAAAACTGTAACCGATTTAGGATATATGGATTCATTGCAGCGTAGATTTGCAAGACTTGACGATATTACAGTAAACAATATTCTGTTTTGCAATCGTGATGCAGCACCACGTATTCAAGGTGGTTTAGATATTTTTGATGAAATGAGTAAGGAAGTCGCTGTAAATCCTAAGAAATTCTCTAAAGTAGAAGAGATCAGTGCAGAGAAATTTGTATCAGATGTTCTTCCAACCGCAAAAGAATTAGAAGTTTTGTTTGAAAATCGACATAAGAAGAATATGGTTTCACTGATCGCACCTGTAAACAAAAATGCTAAGAATATGATGAAGTGGAACAATCCTTTCAGTTGGGCATACTCAGGGAATATGACAGATAGCGAAATGAAAGAAAGAGTTAAAAACGCAGGCGGAGCAGTCGATGGAGTCTTAAGATTTTCAATTCAGTGGAACGCAGGAAAAGATTGGAATAGGGATGATTTTGATGCACATTGTAAAACACCTTGTCAGCATATTTTTTTTAGCCATATGGTTGATTCTAAAACACAAGGCAGACTTGATGTTGATGTAATTAATCCAGTAAAGGGGAAACCTGCTGTAGAAAATATCACATGGGCAGATAAAACCCAGATGGTTGATGGAGATTATGAATTTTTCGTACGCAATTATTGCCATAACAACGGTACATCAGGATTTACAGCAGAGATTGAATTTGATGGTCAGATTTACGAATTTGAATATGATAAACCTTTAAGACAGGGACAGAACGTACCAGTGGCTACAGTTACATTAAAAGATGGAGTATTCACAATCAAAGAGAAACTTCCATCAACAACATCTTCAAGAGAAATCTGGGGTGTCAATACAAATCAGTTTGTGCCAGTAACAGTAATGTGTTATTCGCCTAACTATTGGGATGAACAGACAGGTATTGGACACAAACATTATTTGTTCATGTTAAACGGATGTGTAAATGAAGATACTCCAAATGGATTCTTCAATGAGTTCTTGAAACAGGAATTAGTACAGCACAAGAGAGTATTCGAGGCTTTAGGAAGTAAAATGCATGTCGCAGATGATCCAAATCAGTTATCAGGAATTGGTTTCAGTTCTACAAAACGAGATGATGTAATCGTCAAAGTTAAGGGTGCAACAGAAAGAGTTTTTAAAATTAAATTTTAATATAGAAAAAGGAGATTGAATTATGACAACAGAAAACTTATTCGAAATGGCAACTAGAAACAAAATGAGATTCCCATCCACAAAAGGTGAGTTATCTGTAGAAGATTTATGGGATTTATCTGATAAAGATTTAGACGTGGTTTACAAAAATCTGAAAGATCAGGAAGTTAAATCTTCAGAAGAAAGCCTGTTGGATGATGCAAATGTTGATTCAAAATTAACGGTTGCGATTGGTATTGTGAAGTATATCTTTACAACAAAACGTAATGAGAGACTTGCTGAGAAGGAACGTATTAATAAGAAACTGACACAGAGAAAATATATTGATGCTCTTTCCAAGAAACAGGATGAGGCTATTGAGAAGATGTCAGAAGCAGAATTACGTGCAATGATTGATTCGTTAGAAGATTAAGATGATACACCTTCCCGTCAAATTTGACGGGTTGGTGCTTAAAGAAAGGAGACTGGAATGATTTATAAATTAGAATTAGGCGACTGGTCGGAAGATGGGTATAAAATATCAGAAAGTTTTTTATTTGATTGTAACTATGATATTCATAAAATTCGACAAGCGTATAAAGACAGTTGTAAAAAGCTAGGAGTAGGTTTTAATTGTAATGAAGATTATACGGGGCTAGGTCTTGGTTGTAGAAGTGAGAGACTGATTTGGACAGAGTATCAAGAATCAGAAATTAGCGAAACAGCATTTGAAATTTTAAATAATTCTGGGTGTTTTAAAGAGGTTGATTTCTATAAAGAAGATGGCGTGTATTATATCGAAGAAAAGAAAGACTGTGCAAAACTTATTATGAATTTTATCGCATTGTCTATGCCTAAAGATTTTCGATATAAGCTTGTCAAAGAGCGAAAAGTTGAATCGATTAATAGTTGGAATCATGAACTGAGACAGCACTTTGGGTATGGATTATTTGATTAATAAAACAGTAATTTAAAGGAAAGAGAATTAGAAAATGGATAATAATAAAATTTTAGTTGTCATTGATATGCAGAATGACTTTATTGATGGGAGTTTAGGAACGAAAGAGGCACAAGAAATCGTACCTAAAGTAGTTGAGAAAATTCGTAATTTTGATGAAGATGGAGATTTGTATGTAACAAAAGACACACATGATGAAGATTATTTAGATACACAAGAGGGAATAAAACTACCAGTAAAACATTGTATTTTTCTTGAAGATGGATGGTATATCAATAAAGATATTTTGAAAGTTATTGAAGAAAGAGGATTTGACAGTGTAAGAAGGTATTTTAATAAACCTACATTTGGTTCATTTAGATTAGCAGATCATTTTAGGAGAGAATACAAATATGCTTCAGATCTTGAAATTACATTAGTTGGATTATGTACCGATATTTGTGTTATTTCAAATGCGATGTTAATTAAATCGGTATTACCAGAGGCAAAGATTACTGTAGATGCATCGTGCTGCGCAGGCGTAACACCAGAGAGTCACAAGAACGCACTCGAAGCAATGAAAATGTGTCAAATTGAAGTAATTAATGAATAAAGAGGTGATGAAAAATGATTAGTATTGGTGGAGTGGCGGTTATTCCTAAGTCTTTCCCAGACGGAACACAGAAAATTGATTTTTCGTTAGGTGTGATATCTCAAGAAATCATAGAAAACAAGACAGTGTATATCACATGGTTATATGAGTCAGATCAAGAGTTGTTTTCTTTGTTGTGTATTTCTAAAAATATTAAAGAACATTTTCCGTGGTTACAACAAGCATTAGTGATGCCGTATATACCAAATGCAAGATTTGACAGAGTAAAAGAGCCAGACGAATGCTTTACATTAAAATATTTTGCAGAAATTATTAATAGTCTGGGATTTGTACGAGTTATTGTAACTGATCCACATTCCGATGTATCTACTGCATTGATTGATCATGTAGAAGTAATCCGTGGAGCATCATATATCACACAAACTTGCTGCAAAGTCCTTAAAGCAGAGTCATCAAGAAATCTTGTAATTTATTTTCCAGATAGCGGATCACTCAAAAGATATTCTGAATTTGTATCAGATGATTATCCGATTGTCTATGGAATTAAAAATCGTGATTGGAAGACAGGAGAAATTCTTGGTATTGAGATTCATGGGGATACAGATAAATTAGATGAAAATACAGCAATTCTTATGATTGATGATATTTGTAGTAAAGGTGGTACATTCTATTATGGATCAAAAGAATTAAATAAATATGGTTGTAAAGATATGTATTTATATGTTACGCACTGCGAAAATACAATTCTTGATGGCGAATTATTAAAGGCGGATAGTTTGTTTAAAAAAGTATTTACAACACGTAGTATTTTTACAAAAGAACATGAGAAAGTTGAGGTGCTAGATTTATGAAACAGACAAATCCAATGTTATTAATTGATTTTTACAAAGCAGTTCATGCTGAAATGTTACCAAAAGGTATTACAAAATCTGTTTCTTATTTTACTCCACGTATGAGCAGAGTAAAACGATGGAATGAAGTAGCCATGTTTGGATTACAAGGATTCATTAAAGAGTATTTGGTCGATTATTTCAATGAGTATTTTTTCTTTGAATATAGAAACAAAGCAATTGGTACTTATAAGACAGTGATGGATGCAGCTCTTGGAGAAGGTACATATGGATTACAGAAAATCGAAGATTTATATGATCTTGGCTATCTTCCAATTGAGATTAAGGCTCTTCCTGAAGGAACTTTAGTACCAATGCATGTGCCGATGTTTAGTATTGAGAATACACATAAAGATTTTGCATGGTTACCACAGGCATTAGAAAGCTTAATTTCCGCAGAAATGTGGCATCCGATGATTGCCGCAACTGTTGGACATACATACAGACAGATTGTTAATAAGTTCTATGAAATGACTTGTGATGACGATATTCCAAAATCTAAAGCATTAGGGGCTTTCGATTTTCGTGGCGAAGAATGTTTACAGTCTGCGGTTAAAGCAGGGGCAGGATGGTGTTTATCATTCTTAAATACTGCAACAGTTCCAACAATTCCGTATTTAGAGAGAAATTATAACTGTGATTGCACAAAAGAACCAGTTGCTTTTGGTAGTCCGTCTACTGAGCATTCGGTTATGTGTAGTAATTATGCGATTGACGGAGATGAAGAGACTCTAATCAAAAGATTACTAACAGAGATTTACCCAAATACAAGTTTTTCTGCGGTATTGGACTCATATGATTATTGGAATGTCGTAGAAAATATTCTTCCAAAGCTTAAAAATGAGATTATGAATCACAACGGATGTCTTCTTATCAGAGGGGACTCAGGAGATTGTGTAGACGTAGTAACCAGAACGGTATTTAAGTTATGGGAAGAGTTTGGGGGAACAACAAACAGTAAAGGATATAAAGTTTTAGATCCTCATGTAAAAGCAATTTATGGAGATTCAATTACAGTGCAGAGATGTGAGCAGATTTATGACATCTTAGAGAAAAATGGATTCGCAGCAAGCAATGTTGTACTTGGTGTCGGATCATTCTCATTCCAGTGTATTGAAGAAGATGGAGTTTTGAAACCATTTACAAGAGATACATTTAGTAGCTGTATCAAAGCAACGTATTGCGAGATTGATGGCAAACCATATCCGATTTTTAAGAATCCAAAAGATGGGGGATTTAAGAAATCTCAGAGAGGTTTATGTCATGTCTATAAAGGATCAGACGGTAAATTGACATTTAAAGATGGATATACTTCAGAAAATCTTCCAATGAATAATCTGCTTGAGACGGTATTTAGAGACGGTAAATTAGTAAAAGAACAGTCATTGCAGGAAATCAGAAGAGTATTAAACGAAGGAGAATTTTAAGAGAGGAGATATAAAACATGAGTTTTAATGCAGCAGAAACCAAAGACAGATTAGTGCAGTGGATCAGAGGTTGGTTTGAAATTAATGGTAAAGGATGTAATGCCATTGTAGGAATTTCAGGAGGTAAAGATTCATCAGTTGTCGCTGCCTTATGTGTCGAAGCACTAGGTAAAGATCGAGTTATTGGTGTTATGATGCCACAGGGAGATCAGTCAGACATTGAATATTCAAGAATGTTATGTGATCACTTAAGAATTGACAACTATACGGTTAATATCTACGAGCCATGTTTAAGTATCAAGCATGAAGTATCAAGCGTATTAAATGGTAAATGGAGTAAGCAGAGTGCTACTAATTTACCTGCTCGTATCCGAATGGCAACATTATATGCGTTTGCACAGAGTATGAATGGAAGAGTAGCAAATACATGTAATTTATCTGAAGATTGGGTCGGATATGCAACAAGATATGGAGATTCGGCTGGAGATTTTAGTCCATTAAGTGATCTGACTGTGACAGAAGTTAAAGCAATTGGTAAAGTTCTGAGACTTCCAACAGAGTTAATCGAAAAAACTCCTACTGATGGGTTATGTGGCAAGACAGATGAAGATAATCTTGGATTTACATACGAAGTGTTGGATGAATATATCAGAACAGGTGAATGCAAGGATAAAGTAGTGAGACAGATCATTGATGAAATGCATGAGAAGAATGTATTTAAACTTGCTCCAATGCCTAAATTTATATCTGGCATGTGGATCGAGGCAGGAATGGAGTTGGATGATTAAATATGGAAGTTAAAGCAAAATGGACAGGTCGTGGTTTTGCACTCTGTATTGGAGAATGGAAGCTTTATGTTAATGGCAAAGATGTTACCGATAAGATTCCAGAAGACTTACGCACAGAACCTATGAATACATATAAAAGATATGAGCGATGGTATTTCAAGGGCTGGGTTGAAGAATGGGAATCATATTATGACGGACTGAAACAAGATGAGTGGATTGAGTCTAATAAATATTGGTTAGATGAAATTACAATAGATATTGATGTTCAGCGCCAGATCTTCAAAGCAATCAATGAGGAGGATTTTCGTACTAATTCTTGTGGCGGATGTATTTAATAACAAGATTATGACATCTATATATGGTGTTGTGATAAATAAATACAATCTATCTGTTAAACTCAAAAACAAAGAAAGTAGAGGAATTTTATAGATGTTGATGTTTTTATTTAGAGGATTATTATTGATTGGTACTGCCGTACTGATTGGAGTTGGATGCTATGATTTTCAGGAAGAAAAATTTAAGCCATCCAAAAAAATGTTATACGCTTTAATCCCATTCGTATTATGGGTACTTACATTATGTATCGTATATGTACCGTCTAATAATGTAGGAATTCGTTGGTCAGCATTCAGTGGAACTAGCAGCAAGACATTAAATGAAGGAATTACATTCAAGAGTCCAATTGATAAGGTATTTCTTATTCCAACTACTGTAGAAGAGAGATCAATTAAGAATGTAAATGTTCAGACAAAAGATGCACAGTTTGTAAAAGCTGAAGTAAATGTCAAGTTCCGTGTTAATCAGAAAGATGCCTTTAAGGTATACAAGAGATACACAACACTTGACAACTTAAAGCAGAATATTATTAGCAACTATGCCCAGAAGAGTATTGAAACAGTAGTTACTCAGTACAATGTGATTGATACTCTTGGGGCTAAGAAAAATGAGATTTATTCTTTAGCTACAAAAGATTTACAGAACATGCTTAAAGATGAAGGTGTCGAGCTTGTGCAGCTGACTATTAAAGATATGAACGCAGGAGACGAAATTGAGAAAGCGATCGCTGACGAAGCAGTTGCCAAGAAACGCGTAGAAACAGCAGAACAGAATCGTCTTAAAGCAAAGAAAGATGCTGAAACTAAGGTAGTTAATGCTAAAGCAGAGGCTGATGCAAATAAAATCTTAGAGAAACAGCTGACAAACAAGATCTTGATTCAGCAGTGGATTGAAAAATGGAATGGTGAAGTTCCAAAAGTATCTGGTGATAACAAGTCTATGATCAATATTCAGGATTTGATGAAATAATTTAAAAAATTACATATTAGCAGATAGCATTTGTATTAAAACTGGCATTTTATGACACTATAAACCACGACATATAGTGGTTATCAAATTATTAAACAACTATATATAGTTGTATGAAGTGCCAGTCATGGAAACATAGTTCAGTTGGTAGAGCAGGCAATACATAAACATTCATTTTTCTACCTCCATATAAGTATTTTTATATTATTTACATTTTAATTTTTCATCACATATAAATTGCCGACACAGGTTCGATTCCTGTTGTTTCCACTAAAAAAGACCTTAACCTAAATGGTCAAAGTCTTTTTGATTAATCGTTTGGTATGACTTCGATAACATCTTCAACTTTGCAATCAAGATATAAGCAAATTTTGTCAATGTTTTCGAGACTAATATATTGATTCTTTGCCATCTTGGCAATCGTGCCAGGACCCATATTTAATGCGGTTCGCAAATCAGATTTTCTCATACTCTTTTTTGCTAAAGTAACGAAAAGCGGTTTATAACTTATCATATGATATACCTCCATGTTTATATTGTAGCATATTATATACTAGATGTAAAATAAAATGTTCAAGAAGTTGAAGGTTTTGTATTGACATTATGTACAAGAAGTAGTATATTATATTCAACAAATAAAAGATAATCTTCAAGAAATGAAAGTTAAGGAGTGAAAGGATGTTAAATAAAATTTACAGATATTATCAACCAAACGATAAAGATACAAAAGACAATCATTCAGATTGTGTGATTAGAGCATTAACAAAAATTCTTAATAAAGAATGGTTAGCAACATTTGATGGTTTATTGCCATATGCAAGAGATATGCAGTGTATGCCATCAGAACGAAGATGTTATGAGGAATATTTATTTGATAACGGATTTGCTTATCAAGGCATAAGCAACAGAAAAGGATCTAAACGACCAACAGTTGAAAGTTTTGCAAAAGATCATAAGCAAGGCAATTACTTGGTAAATGTTGCGAATCATGTAGTTGCAATTTCAGACGGTTGTTATTACGACACATGGGATTCTGGAGATTGCTGCTTGTATGGATATTACTATAAAGAAAAAGGAGCGAAATAAATGAGAAAGAAAATTTTAGCAACAGTATTAGGAGTAACGATTTGCTTAGGATCAATGACAGGATGTGCAGGATTCAAAAGAGAAATCGTTGATATGAAAAGCGATTGGAATGGCGGTATGAAAAGAGTCATTACAGTATATACAGCAGATGGTAAAAAGATTGCTGAATATAAAGGGAAAATTGACATTGATACAAATGACGGTGGGTATGTCAAGTTTGACTACAAAGGAAAGAGATACATTTACTATAACTGTTTTGTAGAAAGTATCGCAGAAATTGATTAGAGAGGAGAGACAAATGAATTTAGAAAAAACAATTGACATTTCGAAATTATCTGAAGCACAACAGAATTTATTTAAATCATTATTTGAGCAGTTTTGTGAAAGGTCAGAACCGAAAGAAGAAAAGAAATCAGAACCTAAAATTTGGAAACCCGAATACGGAGACTGGTATTGGTTTATCGGTACTGATGGACAAATTAATAATTGTGAATGGGTAAATGATCGCATAGACTGGGGAAGATATTCTATGGGAAATTGCTTCAGAACTAGAGAAGAAGTAGAGTTTGCAAGAGAAAAACAGAAAATTAAGACCGAGCTTCAGAGATTTGCTGATGAGCACAATGATCTTGAAAAATTAGAGTGGGATGGCATAAATCCACATTATACTATTAGATATGATATTGGAGATGAAGCTTTAGTAAGATCATCAAATCATGTAGTAAAAAATATCAATGATATTTATTTCACTTCCGAAGATATTGTTAAAAATGCCGTTGATTATATTGGAGCAGAACGTATCTTAAAATATCTATTTGATGTCGATTGTGAGGTGGATGAATAATGTTGTTGCTGATATTTACGGTCATTATAATTGCCTCAATACTTTATTATCGTCATGCAAAATATAAAAATAATTCATCATCAGATCTTGATGTACTTTGTGTTGTATTGATATTAGTTAATTTTATACCACTTGCAGTTTTAGGGCTCCTCTTAAGTAACTTGTATGAAAATCAAGGCGTGGATCAGAAAATTAAAATGTACGAAACACAAAATCAGCAGCTTGAAAGAAAAATTGATGTGGCTGTTAAGAGTTACATGAACCATGAAAAGGATACATATAAAGAATTTAAAGCTGGCGATGGGATGGCATTGATCACTACATATCCTGAATTAAGAAGCAATGAATTAGTTAAAGAACAGATGAATACATACCAAAGCAATAATCGTAAGATTGCAAAACTAAAAGAAAAAGAAATTGATTGTAATGTTACTAAGTGGTGGGTTTATTTTGGAGGAGAATGATTATGAAAGTTTTATATAAAGGTAATCCATACAAAGTGTATGGAGTTTGCACAGACAAATGTGATTCTAGCAGTTATACAGCCTTTTTGATTTATCTTGATGAAACATTTAGATGGTCATGGGTTAATGTTCGTGATTGTACGCCATATAAGAAGAAAAAACATAAGAAGAAAGGGTGTAAACAATATTAGATACGCACTTAGAGATGTTTCGCTATTTGCACTTAGTGATGATACAACTGATGAAGAAAAAATAATATTTACAATCCAAGGGAGCAAGGCTGATATGAATTACAATCTAACATTTCCTGTCGTAGTTCTAAAAGATGAGAATGACTCAGTTCCATATATGGCATATATCCCATATTTTGACGTAATGACGCAGGGATATGATGAAGAAGAATTGCAGATGATGGTCAAAGATTTGTTGAATCTCTGCTTAGAAGATAAGGAATCTTACAAAATTCCTGCATGGGCATATAGTTATTTCAATGAAGACGATGTTAAGGAACGAGGCAGAAAATATTTTGAAGAGCTTGATGATGGAGACGATACATATTTTCAAAAGAATTTTTACACAGTATGGTGGTTCGATTTCAGGCGATAGTAGTAGATAAAAAGGAGTGTTGATATGCAGATTTTAAATCTTTCCAAAGAAGATAGTGAGGCGATCATTAGATTGGATGCAACAGAGTTAACAACATTATGTAACGCATTATATTATTGCAGACAAGAAATGGTCAAAAACGAAACATATCATAAGATTTATGGGGATTTGACGATGGCACGAAACATTGCATCGTATGGACACATAGATGATTTTGCATTTAATGTAGTCGAAAAACAAAGAAGGTATCTCAGAAAAATAGAAAGAGATCGAAGAAAAGGAGAAAGATAAAATGGACGTTTTGTTTTACATAATTTGGGTATTGGCGTTTATGGTAATCGTAGCAATTGGAATTGGAGTACCATATATGACCTATTACAATTACAAAAGAATTAAGGCAATGGATAAGAAACTTACGGGTATGTGCACAGGTCTTGGTATTATGTTAAGACCAGAAGAAGGTGATGAAGAATGAAAGATATGAGAAATAATCCCATTGAAAATGGAAATCTGTGTTTTAGATCAAGAATGGTAAATGGAGAAACATTGATGGGATATGCATTAGTTATCTCAAACAAGTTGTTTTGGAAAGACGGATGGAATAACTATATTTCTAGTCATGACAAACTTAATTCTAAGCAATTAATTGTCATCGAACACCTAAATGATGATGAAAAGAAAATGAGAAAAAAGTGGTTAGAGTTCATGGCAACAACAAAATCAAAAAAGATTAAAGATGCAGACCGAGTAATTGTGAAAGACTTATTGAGTGAAATATGAGGTGTAAGGTATTAAATGAGAAGATTAATTTGGTATATCAGGTCTTGTTTCTGTAAACATGATTGGGAACAGATATTTAATTCAGATATATATTGGAGTGAGAAATCAACTAAGCCTTATAAGTGTGAAAAGGTTTATCGGTGTAAGAAATGTGGCTGTGAAAAAAGATATACGACTGAGGGTGAAATCTGAGTTTGATGTAAAGTGAGGTGATTAAGATGGGACCCAATATTAATTTTGCAATTGCATATGCGATAGGATGTCTTATTGTTGAAGTTATTGTGATTCTAAGATATGAAAAAAAGATAGATAAATTAAGGGAATCGAATAGAAGACTGATTCTTGATAATATATCGTACAGAGCTGTTTTAAGCGTAACGCCAAACACTATATATAATAAGGAAGAAACTCGTTCAGATGTTAAGGACGCAGTGAAGTATGCAATGAAGAAAAGTCATCCAGATAATGGTGGTAGTGCAGAGGATTTTCGAAAATTTAGAGAGTTATATGAAGAAATGGAAGATAAAACTCATGAGTAAACAAGAATCATTGAAGTTTTTGCAAGGTTTGATTGACGAAGTAGAAAATTGGACAAAAGAAGATATTGAGCGAAGTCGGAAATTGATGGAGAAAATGGAAAAAGAAGAACCAAAAGAAGTTGAAAATAGTGATGGATATTGGGAATTTATAATGCCAGATGGTAAAGGAGTGAAGTAGATATGGCTAAGAAACAAGACGATAATACAATGACAATTGCAAGGAAGATTACGTTAATTCCTGTTGCAAGCGAGCGAAAAGAGTGGAAGAAAAGAATTGATGCTTTTTTAGAAAAAGATTTTCCAATGCAAATTGAAATAAAAAAGAAGCAGATTAAGAACACAAGCAAGCCTGAAAGAGTAGACGGGTATAAACAACAGCTTGCAGAATTAGAAAAGCAATATGAAGAGTTTAAAGAAAATGGAATTAAAGAATACACTCATAAAATGGCAAGTGATTATACATACGATATTGTAAGAAGGGCAATGGAGAGTGAAGCAAGACGAAAGAACTATATTCTATCTTATATATATACAAAAATGATACAAGACGAAGTGGCAAATTTACCGACTCTTACAGAAAAGAATAAATGGGTGAGTGCCAATGTAAAAGAGTGTTACCGTAAAGCAGGTAATAAGAATGGTAGTATCTTTACAAATGTTGACATTGATAATCCATTAGCAGGATATGGATCTGATTTCGGTCAAGCATTTACAAGAAAAATTAAAAAATTAATCAAAGACGGCATACTGGAAGGAAATGTTTCTGTGCCGAATTATAAATTAGATTCTCCTTTTGCTTTAAGCAATCAAAATTTTGGTATTTTTACAGATTGTGAAAATATAACAGAATTAAAAAAGAATATTGGTAAGCCTACATATCCAGTATATGTGTGTTTAGGCAAGCATGGTCTTCCAACGATTGCTAAATTCAAGATTAATTTTGGACATAAACAAAATAAGAATAAGGCAGAATTAATTTCAACAATTATTAAGATTCTTACAGGAGAGTATTCGGTTGGCGGAAGCACATTCGGTATTGATGACGATAAAATAGAAATGAATTTAAGTATAACAATGCAGAAACAAAAAATGGATTTAGATGAAAATACTGTTGTTGGCGTTGACTTGGGACTTGCTGTTCCTGCTGTATGTGCTTTAAATAATAACGAATACGACAAACAATATATCGGAAGTGGGAATGATCTTGTTACAAGAAGAACAAAATTTCAAAATGAATATACGCAGTTACAAAAAGCTTTAAAATTAGCAAAAGGTGGACATGGAAGAAAAAGAAAATTATTAGCTTTAGAAAGGCTAAAAGAAAAAGAAAAGAATTTTGTTGATACATATTGCCATCGAGTTAGTAAAAAAGTTGTTGATTATGCAATCAAACATAGAGCAAAATATATCAACATAGAAAATTTAAAAGGGTATGATTCAAGTGAATTTGTTTTAAGAAATTGGAGTTTTTATAAGCTACAGCAATATATTACATATAAAGCGGAACAATGTGGAATTGAAGTTAGAAAAATCAATCCGTCATTTACATCTCAAGTGTGTAGTTTTTGTGGGCATTGGGAAGAAGGACAAAGGAAAGATCAGGCGACATTTAAATGCAAGAATCCTAATTGTAAAAGTCACAAATTATATACTGTAAACGCAGATTATAATGCGGCTAGAAACATCGCAATGTCAACACAGTTTACAGACGATAAATTTAAATGTTCAAAAAAAACGATTCAAGATGCGGCAGATTATTATGGAATCGTCTTAGAAGATGATAAAAATAATGATAATAAAAAAGCTGCTTAAATATTTGGTGTGTTTTGGAGGGAGTGCCGAACTCCCTCAACCATAAATAAAATGGTTACGCCAAAAGTGAGGAGAAGTCACTCACTAAAATTTGTGTAATTGAGCAGGACGTAAAGTTTTGTATTGTATACATAATTAAGATTCCGATGTTTGAGAGTCATATTAAATTACACAGATACAAAAAACTAAGTTCCCTTGTGTGTTGTGTTTAATTGTTTGAGAGCCATATTAAATTATACAAATAAAATACATGGCATGTTTTGGGAAATTTTATTCCAATTAAAATTTCTGGTCACGGAATTGTGGCTATGCCAAAAGTGAGATCGTAAGATACTCACTAAAATCTATGTAAATTAGGTAACAAAATTGGACAAAATAATTTGAGGTTTGATATCTATTTGGTTTTACATAGGTACAAAACATCTTTGATGTTTGTTGTGTTTGATATCTATTTGATTTATGTCATAAACTCAATAAAATAAAAAATTAAAATACTTGGTGTGTTTTGGGAATATAAAAATATTCTACTCAGATAATATTGAGTACGCCAAAAGTGAGGTTCATTACGACACTCACTAAAATCTATGTTATTTTGTCGGATTTATGTTATTTGTGGGTTTGGCAACTATAAAAAATAACATAGGTACAAAACACGTAGCAATTGATACATAGCATATTTATAGTTTGACAACTATTAAAAACAACAAAACCTAGAGGTATTGAAGCAAAAAATGAAATCAAGACAACAACGCAAACAGGAAATAAAACGATTCTTTGATCGGTTGAGTCCAGAAGAATTGGACAAGCTATTAGAAAGAAATGGAATTAATGATAAAGAGTCTAATGAGGCTCTTTCATATAGAACTATAAAAGAAGAAATTGAGAAAGGAGAGATATAACGATGAATAAAATGTTACAGATTGCGATAATTGATACAAGTACAATGTTGGGTATACCTGCATATACAGTAGATTGGTCGGTTTTATCAGAAGCCGAATGTCGCAACATTCTTAAAGCAATGAATTTTCATCAACCAACAGAGGAGGAAGTGAGTGATGCAATTAATATTCTTCTTGCACACCTCTATTATAAAAGACAATCAGGTACATATGCTGATGTAGGTATAATGAACGATAAAGCAAGTCAGAAAGAAATGACAATTTCAGAAATTGAAAAAGAACTTGGTCATAAAGTAAAAATAGTGAAGGAGAAAGAAGAATGAAAGTATTTTTAGGTGGTACAACTTCTGGATGGAAATGGAGAAATAAATTCCAGAAAATGCTTGAATGCAATTATTATAATCCAATCACTCATGGTTGGAGTGAAAAAGACAGGCAAAAAGAAGTCTATGAAAGAGAAACAGCAGATTATGTCGTGTATGGTATTACAAAAGGAATTAGAGGAGTATATTCTATAGCAGAATTGGTAGATGATGTAAATAAACGTCCAGAAAAAACAATCTTCTTAAATTTATATAACGGAGACACAATCGCACATGATCTTAAAGCCGTTGAGAATCTATGTAAAGATAATGGAATAGCTAAAGTTTTTAGTGGTAAAAATGCTATACAAGAGTGTGCAAAATTTATTAATAATAAATTAAAGGAGGAAAAATAATGAAATGTTTTTACCATGTTGATCAAGACGGGATTGTGTCTGGTTTTTACGTCAGAAAAGCTTGCGAACAGCGAGGTTTAGCATTTGAACCAGAGGACTTCCGAAAAATTAATTACGGCATGAAATTCCCGTTTCATGACATTGAGCAGGATGAATTTGTGTTTATTGTAGACTACAGTATTGAGCCAGAAGAGATGTGGCAGTTGCTCAGTATTACAAAGAATGTATTTTGGATCGACCATCATCAGTCTACGATTGAAGCGTATAAAGATTTCAAGTGTGATGTAAAAGGAATCAGAATTACTGGAGCGGGTATTTCAGGAGCGAATTTGACATGGTTATATTTTAAATATATGTGTGATGAAAATTGGGAGCAAATTGAGAGGACGGATGAGAAAAATGTAAAAAGATTACTCAATATATATAAATATAAAGCAGATTATCCAAAACTGGCAGAATATACAGCCATGTGGGATACATTTTATTTTGGTGAAACGTCAAAACAATTCGTAAAAGCATTTCACTATGCATTTGAATCGTATGATTTTGATGCGTTAAGTCCATTGCTAAACACGTTAAATAAAGATCAAGGAATTTATGAAGCAGCAAAAATTATTGGTGATATGATAGCAGATGGCTTATCAATTATTGAGTATTTAGCAGCAAATGCAGAACAATATCTTAGAGCATATGGTTTTGAAACCATATTTGAGGGACATAAAGTCTATGCAATCAACCGAGCATTAATCAATTCTGATTTCTTTGAATCTATTGATGCTTCTAAATATGATATGTTCATTGGTTTTTCGTTCAATGGAAGTATGTGGGAATATCAGTTGCGATCCGCAGAACAGGATAAAGTAAATGTGTATGAGCTTGCTGTGAAATATGGTGGCGGTGGTCATCCAAATGCAGCTGGGTTCAGAAGTGATAAGTATGTGTTAGGAGTGTGATGTATGGATAAAGGTATAACTATAGAATTTTATAGGGATTATGAATTTGATATTGTGCGAGGTATTTGTCTTGGAGATGAATCAACAAAAATTGACTTTCCTATAAATGATGAAACTTTAAACACAATGGCTTCAGATTTTCAATATAATGAACAAACTATACGGTTAGATTATGGTTATAAATATAGAAGAAAAAATTATGTAAAAATCGACGAAATGCAAGTCACATCAACAAATATATTGTCATGTAACGGAATTATATTAAAAGATGGCATTAAGTTTTTTATTGGTGAAGCATTAATGGATGTTTCTAGTGGAAGAGAAATATATAAATTATATGACAAAAATGTATATAAAGATAAAACTTATTATAATCAAACAAAAGAAATGGTATTTGAATGGGCAAAGAAAGATATATATAAAGTTGTAATGATGATGGACAAGATTGCAGGAGAGGCAATTAATCGAGCGATGACCGAATACACTAATCACGGATCTTTGTATCGTATGTTTTTTTCACCTAATATTCCTGAGCCACAATATAGTTATTCTATGCATGATTTATACTTGATGACTGATTCTAATATAATGGAGGGTGACATTCGTAGGCGTATATGCTGCAAGGTACCTAATTTTGATAGGAGGGTGAGGAAATGGGATTATAGTGCAGATCGTTATGAACATTACTTAGTGTTGGATTACAGTAAGGAAGTACAAAAATTCATTAAAGAACAGGAGGCAAAGAGATGTGAAGAAGCTAAATGATGAACAGCGAAGGCTGATTGAAGATAATTACTCTTTGATTTGGCATTTACATGAAAAATATTTTACAAAGTTTACAGATTTTGATACATATATGGATCTTGGTCGTATGGCAATTTGTAAAGCAGCATTAAAATGGGACGAGTCTAAAGGAACTTTTGGTACATATCTCTTCTGGGTATTACGTTCAGAAGTGAATCAATATTATACAAAATGGCACAGACTAACAGAAAAAATGAATAGGAATGCTGAATCGTTAGATACGCCATTGGCAGGATATGAGCTAGAAGATGATATTACAATCGGAACAACACTGATGAGTAAAGATAATGTGGAGGATGAGGTGCTTACAAAGGTACATTTTCAAAATGAGTTTGATAAATTGGCACCGAGAAATAAAAAGATTATCACGTTAAAGCAGAAAGGTTTAACACAAAGACAAATTGCAAGTCAGCTTGGAATCACTCATCAGTGGGTTAGTCAAAATATTGTACAGTTTAAGAAAGCATTATGTGGATAAAAGAGGTGAGACCATGACAATTGAAGAAGTAAAGGATTACATAAACTCGTCTACAGAGTATGACTTTTTGCGAGATTATCCGCACAAAATCGCTTTTCTCACGTTAGGTGGAAGTTATGCCTACGGAACAAACACAGAGGATTCTGACATTGATTTACGTGGTGTTTTTCTTAGTGATAAAAGAGAGATTTTGTTGAATAATAATCAGAACAATCTTGAGAAGACCGATGATCATAAAGACATTGATACCGTGTTACATTCGCATATTAAGATGATTAATATGCTTGCCAAGGGCAATCCTACATTTTTAGAGTTGCTATACTTTGCACAAGACCGCTATTTGTATGTATCCGATATTGGTATGGAGTTGATCAAAAATAGAGATATGTTCTTATCTAAGAGAGTTTATCATGCATATAAAGGATATATATGTGATTGCCTGACTCGAACGAGTTTTAAGTATTATAAAAATAAAGATTCAGAGAAAGAAAAGCAAAAGGCGGAACGATACGCTAATAAATCAATGATGCATGCAGTTCGATTATTGTTGCAGGGCATTGAATTATTACATAACGGAACAATGTTTGGATCTATGGATGACATAGGAAAAGATCTTGTAAAGATCAAAGAAGGATACAATAGTACGCATAAAACATATAGATTTGGCAAACACAATGAGCATACAGAATATTTCCCAAATCAGTCATACGATGTTTTTATTGAAGGATTACTTTATCAATTTGATTATGATTATATGAATACTGATTTGCCAGATGAACCAGACTGGGATCGTATCAATAACTTCTTGATGACAACAAATGAACGAATTGTGAGAGGAATGGTGTAAAAATGTATGTAAAGATTGGAGACGAAATTGCTTTTCATCCTGGCGAATGCTTAGAAGAATTTGTTGAATCTTGCAGGATAACTCCTTATCAGCTTGCGAGTAAAATCGGCATGGATGTTGATTATGTGCAGGGGCTGATTAACGGATCACAAAGTGTTACAAAAGAATTTGCGAAAACAATAGCAGACCATTATGGGTTTGCTGATGATGGACAGTTCTGGTTAAATTTGCAAGAAACATTTGATAAGAAAGTAGGTGGCAGAGATGTTTAAATTAATAAAACGCCCACGTTCTGATAACGATAAATATACTAAATATGATGTTGTGCTTGATAAAGAATATACTGTAGAAGAATTTATTGATGCGATTGCAGATGGAAGAAATGGAACGCATGGTCAAATTACAATAAAAAATGATAAACAAGCCATTGAATCACTTGTCTATAATATCGAGAGTATTGATTATAGACATTGTGTACTTCAAAATGCTGAAGAAAAAATTAAACAAGTATGGGCAGATGGTGGCTGGTTAAAAATCAATTATACTATTTTACTTGAAAACAAAAAGGAAACACAAAAAGGTGCGCTCAGATTCATCGTTAAGAAACCGAATGGAGAAGAATCAGTAGTTGTTATTTTTAAGAATAAAGCCGATGGCACATATTCATTTGTTAATTTGACAAAAGAGTATATTTGTTCGTGTAAATTTAAGACAATTGAGGAAGCGATTCAGGATATGAATGATCGACTAAGAAAAGGATTGATTGAGTCCTATGTTGCGAAAGGAGAAATGAAATAATGGATATACATATTGGTGATTTTTGGCAGAATAAATTCAATCCAAAAGCAATTTATCGTGTGGCTCATTTTTCGTTTAGAATGGGTGGGTTTCAAAGCGGTAAAGATATGTTACTGATTTGTGAAGAATTTCGTTATACAAAGATAGGTGAGAATCCTGCCTCTGTCAAAGAAGATTCCAGATTCTTTTCACATATTACAGTGGATAATTTTAAAAAGATGAATCAATGTATTCTAAGTGCTGAGAGGATTATGAAAGATACTCAGGCATTTAAAACAGATAAAGATATTTTGGATTATTTAACAAAGAAAGTGGAGGAGAAATTAAATGCAAAATAATGTATTTCAGATTTATCTTGCAGGCGGTATGCAGGATTTATCATTTGAAGAGCAGAATACTTGGAGAGAAAGAATTTGCAATCAAATTATTGCTATGCGTAGAATACTTAATGTTAATATGAAAGAAGTCAACATTATTAACCCCGTTGATTATTACAATTTTCAAACAGAGTTACATGATACAGAAAAAGAAGTAATGAGATTTGATACAAATTTTGTTCGAAATAGTGATCTGGTTGTGGTAAATGCAAATGATCCGAAGAGCATTGGTACATCTATGGAGATTGCAATTGCATATGAACGTCATATTCCTGTACTGATTTTGAATACAGAAAAGAAAAGATTGCATGCTTGGTGGGTGCAAATGTCTGACAAGATATTTGACGATGAGAAAAAATTATGTACATATATATATGACTTTTATCTCAGGATGAATCATAGTAGTATTCGAGCATGGGTGTAAATGCAATGATATAAAATAGGAATTTGATGTTAAAAATAACCACAATATATAGTATGTCTATAAATATTATATACTATATATTGTGGTAGAAAAGGAGTTGAAACACTATTACAGCAGAAAAACAAGGCAAGTTTATTATTTTCCATCTGGATGATGGTAAAACTTGCAAATATGATTTATCAAATGGTGATTGTTATGGCAAAAGTGGTAAGAAAGTGAAAGCTTTAAATAATATTATGTCTGGACATTCAGCTGATGAATTGGATAAATTGTTTGTGTCCGATCCACATTATGCAGAGTTTCTAAAATATGTAAATTGGCGAAGAAATTGTGAAATGGGAAGAACTACATGTGGCTTCATTGATTATAATTTGGGAACTTTGTTTGAATATGCAAGTCAATATTCAGTATGTGAGCAGTTCTTCGCTATAGGGTTTACGCACAAACAAATTGCAGAAGATTTCAGATATTCAATTAATGAAGTACCAAAATGGTTAAGAAATTATTGTATTGGTGTGAAGAATAGACGATTGTTAAGTAATGATTTTGTTGATTTTTATAAGATGTATCCAGATTATGTACAAACGATTTTACAGGCAGAGTATATGACATTAACTAAAGAATATTTAATAAATTTCTTCGAGGATAATCATAGATATCGTTTTACGAAAATTTTGGAGGCTTTAAATCAGGATTATGGCTATAATCTTGCAGATGTGTTTGTTTATATAGATAGAATAATTACATTTGAAGCTGCTACCAATAGTATAAATTGGTTGCTCGGAGAATTGCGTGATTATGCTCGTATGATGGACGCAATCAGTCATAAATTTGATAGATATCCAAGACATTTCAAAACAACAATGGATATTGTCACAAGAAATTACAAAAGATTGCAAAAAGAATTTTCGGAAGAAGTCTTTAAGAACCGTATTAATAAAGAATATGAATTTACATATAAAGGACTGAGATTCTTTTATCCGAATTGTACTCAAGATATTAAAGACGAAGCGGTACAGCAGAATAATTGTGTGGCAAGTTACATAGATCGAGTCATTGATGGCGAATGCCACATTATGTTCTTAAGAAGAGTAAAAGAACCAAACAAATCGTTAGTGACGATTGAAATACAAAATGGACGAATCGTACAAGCGCTGCAAAGATTCAACGATCCTCTAACTGCTGATCAGCAAGAAGCGGTCGATGCATGGAATGAACATTTTAGTAAGAAAGGTAAGGTGGCAGCATGATTAATATTAATGAATTAACTACAGATCATAAGATTAAATTAAAGAAGCTAATGGGATGCTTCGATAATCTTGGCGAGGTATGCGAGATTGTTAAGATTGATACAGATGAAAATGTTATCAATTTTAGATTTGGTGCGAATGGAGTACATCTTGGCGTGATGTCAGGAGATGAATTAGAGAAATATTTTGATGTTATTGAACCTGCTGTTGCACCAGATGATTATGAGTGGCATCCGTATGGGTTTATTGACGGACACAGGGTTAAATATCGGGCGGCTGTCAATGGAGGAATTCATATGAGCATTGGTTATAATAGATCAATTATTTCAGTTTCATACAACCATCCAGAAATTGGATATCGCACAATTCAAAATGGACAGCAGGGTAAATTTTATGAAAATGATTTAAAGGTTGCATTTTTCAAATTACAGAAATCACATTATGATCAATTATATAAAGATGTTCGCTATGAAGTTGAATCTGAGTATTTTGCTAAGAGAGACGAATGTGGGATTGAGCTAGGAGAGTGACGTAGATGAAAGAATTAAAAATCGGAAATTATTTCTGGGGAATTCAACGAGGAAGTGATGAGACTGATAGGACAATTGTTAATGGCAAGATTATATCTATTAACAAGATAAGAAATCACGAAGGAAAACTTGTAAAGTATATTGAATTAGATAATGGGCTTACTTCTAGTTCTTCAGTAAATATTGATGATATTTATGAGAGTGGAGATGAAGCAATGAACGCTTATCATGAAGAAAGCCGCCATATGATTGATAAATATAAATCGACCATTAATACCATAGGTGATCTTATTATATTTATGTTTAATAATGGTGTGGGATATGGTAAGTATTACGAAGATTATGAAGTTTATCAAACAGTTATAGAGAAAACAACAGAGTTATTAGGAGTTGAATTAAAGAGAAAACTTCCGTGTAATTATTGCCATAAAACATCTCTGTATAAAACATGTGAAAAGCCAGTCATAAAAGAGGCGCTAGGAGTAGAGTATACTTATCTTGAAAAATACGGTGTTTGTGAGAATTGTGGATGTGAAATTTGTGTCCCAGAATATTATGAAGAAAATGTTAAAAGGATGCGTCAGGCATATAGAGATGCAGAGAGTAAAAAGAAAGGAGACAAACAGAATGAAGAAAGAAAATAAGCTACATACGTCTGAAGAAATTTTAAACGCATTACATGTAATTCAGGGTACATGTGAGTATTATCTTGTAAACGGATATGAAAATTGTAGAAAATGTCCTCTATGTACAATAGTAGAAGATTCTCCGACGTGTACAATTGCAGATTTAGAGCCTGATAATTGGAGTATTGCAGATGATCCAGATACTACGTGGCGAGCATTTGGAAAGTAGGAGATGAAGGTTTATGAGTGAGAAAAATTATGGAGAGTATACGGAAGAAACAGTGGCTGTTGCACTAAAAACAATTCAAGATATTTGTACTCTTAGTAAAGATGATTTTGGTTGTAGCATTAAATGCCCATTTTTAGAGCTACAGGATGGAGGAGCGAGACAAATATGTCCTATCATCCATAATTGTCCTGCTGACTGGAGATTAAACAAATTCCCACCTAAGCAATGGGAGCCTTTTTACAATGGATAATTACATAAACACAAGTAAATAAAGGAGTAAATGTCGTTGAAATTAAATGACGAACAGAGAAAATTGGTAGAACAAAATCATAATTTGATTTACTCTGCTATGACAAAATGCGGTATCCGCAGACAAGATTTTGATGACTATTATGGATTCGCTGCCATTGGGTTGTGTAAGGCAGCAATTGATTATGATGAATCCAAAGCTAAATCATTCTCTACATATGCATATAAATGTATGCAAAAAGAAATTATAGCATATACTCGATGGAGATTTGCAGATAAAAGAGATGAACGACTTACCTTATCGTACAATCAGTTAATGAATGATTTAGATGAAGACGAAAAAGAATATTCTTTTTTGTTAGCTGATAAAAAAAATAATGAAAAAAAATTAATTTTCTTTTTGTGTTTTGATGAGCAAATGCGAATACTAAATAATAAGGACAGATTAATTATTAATTTAAAGGCAAAAGGGTATACAAACGAAGAAATAGGAAATACCATTGGTGTTACATATCAAGCAATTCAATATCAATTGAAAAAAATTAAAAATAAATTAATTTTCGATATTTTTTCAAAAATAAATAAAAAGTGTTGACATATTGTTTTTTATAGTTTAAACTAGTAAAAGCTGTGTAAAAGCAGCGCGTATTGACGTGCAAAATTGCTAGAACGCCATTCTCGGTTGTCATGGCTAGTCACCGTGAATGAATCTAGGGAAGTTGCACTGAACGCATGTCTATGCTGGATTTTAGACTAAGGAGGTAAT